CATTTGCATTAGCTTGTGTGTGAATAACGGTAGTAATCCTTTATCAATTAGTTTCTGTAGAGCCTTTCTGTGACAGTAATGGAATTTATTTAATAATTCAACATGCTCTTTTACTAATGATAAGAATTTGGTTTTATCTCCGTTAGATAATAACGCCATTCTAACTAGATTTAAAGTCACTACCTTCGTAGAGCCCACGTTTAATTCAGAACCTCCAATAGAATTAAAAATCTTATCTCTGTTTAGTTCTTTTGTATTATTAACCATTCTACAGCAACTTGCAACGGAAGTAACCTCTGGAACTGTCATGATATTGATATCATTGAACCCAAACTTCCAATTATGCTCAACAACATTGTCAAATGTTTCTTCGTCTACATAATTACCATCCTCATACAATAGTGTTGCCGAAATTACGGGGAATGTGTGCCATTTTTCTTTTCTTAATTCCCCAATATAATTCATAAAGTCTTTTTGAAAATCTAAAATTCCATCCATGTGAGTTACGATATCAGTTCCGTCTGGGTACTTTTCTTCCATAAAGAACTTAGCGATGTGAGCATAGTCTAGAATAGATACATTTGTATATGCACTTTGAATTCCTCCTTTTAAATAAGGTTGATTCAAATTAAATATAAACTCTTGAAACTTTTGGTCTCTATATTTCTCAGACTCTTCTTTGGTCATATTTTTTGTGTCATTGATATAGAAATAATACGCATATACAAAGTAGTCAGGCAGTCCAACGGCTCCTGCTTGCATATTCGTAGCATAACTAATGAACTCTAAAATGTGATGATTAAATGTATCCCAGTGTTTCGGTGCTTTTGCCTTCATTTCACCTATGAAAAATAGTCCTTTTTCAACAATTGGCTTGATTGAATATGCAAAGCAATAAGGCATAAAACTTGTACTGTGTGAATCATGTTCATACAATGCACCAGATACGCAAGCTTCTAAATATGCGTCAGCAACATCTTTGCCGAATTCCTCTTTCATTTCAATATAAATTTTGTTTTTAGAAAGAAGCTTCGTGTGTGATTTCGTGGATTCATTAATCATGGTATTTATATTTTTACTACTAACATTCGCATTATCGTCGATACTTGCATCTGCAACCGTAGCTGTCCTCATAAAGTTTTTAAAAAACATACAGGTGTCCAATTGGTGCGGAGCGAGTCCTTCAATTGTAAGCATTTCAGTTCCATACTTATCATGTAATTCCTCTAATTTGTTTTTGAATTGTCTGTCTAATGTCATTGGAAAGTTATACTTCATTAAATCTATCTCCTTTTATTTGTCCAAATTAATATTGTCTACAATACTGTGATTCTTAAAATCATAAATAATTTGATTGGTACTAGACGGTAATTGATTCTCAACATGTAGTTCTTTTACATATTCTCCTAATACACCATAATCGATACTGCCATATACTTCATGACTTATTCTATCTAGTCTTTTCCAGCTATAAACTATAATTATACTGTCAACATAAATACTTTTTATTTTGTTTGATAAATAACATAGTTTATCAATGTTGTGCTTTGCTGTAGGCTCTCCTCCAACAAAAGACACCCTTATTTGTTTGTGGAATTTTTTAAAGTTTTCAATTTCAGCCATTAATTCTTTTTCAATGGCATATTTATCACTCGTTACTTTTGGAATATCTAATAGCTCTCTATTATGGCAACCACTACACGGAATTGGCTTGTCACATCCGTAAAGATATACTTCTAATGAAGGTTTTCCAAGCCCACTTTTAGTAGAATACTGTATACTATATCCCATTTCTCACCTCCTTTAATCAATAAACATAGCAGACTGCTCTCTCCAACAGCCTACTAATACATCATACCATAAATATCAACGTTTGTCAATACCTATTTCAATTATTTTTCAACTAACATAAAATATTTTCCGTTCCCACCTTTATCCATAAATAAAGATTCTCCCTTATTGTCGATAATCTCATACACAGGTGGCACATCTCTAATATCACTATCCCCATTCATCAGTTCAACTTCGGCATCTTTTCTGCCATCGTATTGACTAACTACCTCATACTCTTTACCTGCTTTTACATGTGCTCTACCAAACTTATATTCTGCATCTTTAGTCATTTCTAAATATAGTTTTTTCATAATACCTCCTATAGTTCAATAATCTTACCAAAGTAATCTCTGTTGAGGATGTCGATTCTAAGTGGTACTACAATTACATTTTCAACTTTATTGTTGACGTGAGTAATCATAATTACCTCGTATAGATTCTTTCCAATAGACACAGCACTATCTTCCAATCGTGCATTGGTCAGATATTTACCATGCTTGTCTCTCACGGTTCTTAATAATTCCTTACCCAATAATTCGTCTTCTTCTGTAGGACAATAAAATACATATCTCATACTTTCCCTCCTTAATTCTTAGACTTTATTAAATCACTCGTAAGTGTTTTCAATATCTGTTTCAACTCATATTTCTTAGTCTTTATATTTTCTCCATTTAAATAACTCAGCATTTTAATTTCATACTCAATACACTCTATCCACTGTTTAATCTCTCGTTGTTTGAATTGATGTTTAATCTCTTCATATTCTTCCATAACGTCAAATACAGTTTCTAATGGTCTATTGAGTGCATATTTAAATGCATAAGTTAACATTAAAACTTGTCTATTCACATATTTCCTCCTTACTTTTTAATAAAACTTTCAATTGGATATCTATTAACTCTAACTCCTTTTGGAATAGAATCCAATATAATTCTACTCTCTTCTTTTGTGTGAGCTTTGACTTCGACTTTTAGAATACTATTAACATCACCAGTATAGTTCTCTCCAGTAATTACGTCTAGATTTTTAAGTTTTAATTTATCTGAAATCATTTTACTCATAGTTCTATCTTGTGCTATTAATTCATATTTCCATAACTCTTCCACATTCGATTTCTTGATATTCTTTCTGTATACATTGTAAGCAACAACTAACGCCGATAGAATTGCTGTAGCAAATAACGTATAGATATCTGCATCTTTTCCCAACTTAATCATGAATAGAAACATTACGCCTTGTAGGAAGGAAAATACGAATGTCTTCTTGTAGTCCAAATCATGAAGACTCAGGCTTTTGTTGGAACTCACCCAACTATCAATACACTTTAAAAATATTAACTCTATATTACTCCACCTCCTTGATACAATCGAACAATTTCATACATTCAATACAGCTTAAAACACTGCATACTTTATTTGTAAGTGGATGTAAATCAAACATTGGACAAATAGTTGAATCCTCACCAGTTAAGTCATTGTGATTTAAAATTGTACCAATTCTAATTTCTTTATCTTTCTCTAATCCATCATCATATCCACAATGACCGATTATTTCATACTTAATGTATTCCATATTTCCTCCTATCGAACATTGAACTTTGGAATTTCTTCAAAGGAAATTTTATCTTTTAAATTATTCCCGCATTCACTACAGTATTTGTCTTCACAATCAACTGTTTGGTCACATTTTTCACATTTACATCTACTTACTGTTATTATTTTAATCATTTAGTTCCTCCTTTAATATTGTGATGAAATAGTGTTTTTATTTGGTTTAATTAGAAATCAAAACTAACACCAACCAAATCATCAAATAAATCATTATAAAATTCCAACTAAACGCAAATGCTCCTGCACTGCACATTAGTAAATATAGTACCAATATCCAAATCATACTCCACCTCCCAATGAAACTCACAATTCATGTGTTTTCTACTCATAGTCATTCAATAATCTACAATATTCATCTGCCAATTCTTTTTGTCTAACGTCTAAATGTTCATATTTTATTCTAAACGAGACTTCCCATTCACAATTTAATACTGTAAATGGGTAGAACTGAATATTCATAAACTTTGAAAGTTCTCTTCTATTCTTCTTTAAGAATTTTTTCATCTTAGATTGCTTTCTAAAAAACATTTTATCACCTCTCTATAATACTATACCACAAGACATAGTATATGTCAAGTGTTAATTTTATTTATTTATAAACTTATTTATGCAATCATTACAATATAATCCAAGTTTTTCACTTGTTTCATAATATTCACTACAGTGGTTGCACTGGACAACAGATAATACTTTAAATTTATCTACGTCATACGTCGTAGATATTCCAAATACATAATCGATTACAGCAGTAAAAATATCACCTCTACTTAAGTCTTCCATATTAGATTCAAACTCTTTAACAATTTCATCTTCATATTTTAGGTAGTCCAAATAATCTTTATTTGTTTTCATATTACCTCCTCACCTTCTTAAATGGATACCCTCCACCATCTTCGTCTAAGCAGTAGATAATCCTATAATTATCAGTATCATCTTTGTGTCTCTCATATTCACCCATGGTTATTAATTCCCAATCGTCTTCTCTGCTTTTAATAATCCTCGGCTTGTATTGTTCACATTCACCATCTTTGCATTTTCCTACTATTGGGTATCCATCAGCACAATGTCCAATATACCAAGCACATATACGCCTAATTTTGCAATTCTCGTTCATGCAAGTATATTTATCCGGCATTCCTTTCATTTCTTTCACTCCTTCTTGACATTTGGTGTCTCTCATAAAGTCTAACCATAACTTCAAACTCACTTTTATTATACATCAATTTTTCCAATTTGTCAAGAGATAATTTATTTAATTTCAAAATTAATTCTGCGTCTTTAGCCTCCACATAAAAACTTTCAAGAGACTTTGCATTGTATATTTTTTCTGCGCACATTTTAAATAGTGCAAGTTTTTCATGTGAAGACATATCTACCTCCTATCTATATATTTGATAATTATTATAGCCTCCGTAGCATTATCGCACCGACAATTTCATTACTTCTACTAACTCTTACTGGTGCTAGTTTGCCATGTCTACTGTCAGGCAATGTAATGTGCAATCCGTTCTTTTCTATGATGTCGTACAGATATTTATAAGTATAATACACACCATCTGTAACTAAATCGAAACTCTCCTTTTCTAACTCTAATATTGACGTATCGATATGTTTAAATTTTTGAGTATTCTGACAATTCACAACAGAAGAAGTCAATAAAATCACTCTTTCATCATAATCACTTTGGCTATATTGCTTGATTGTAGCCTTTAGGTTTTTCGTCTTAACCTTGTCTAAAAAAAGGATTAACCCATTATAGCAATAGATGAATTTATCTGTCTTCTCATGTCTAAATTTTGGGTCACTCCATTTATTATTCTTAAATTCTACCATATTATTTCTCCTTTACATAATATATTTTATTTACAACAAAAAGCAACAAAAAGGCGAGTCACTTTTCGACTCACCTAATACTAACATACTTTTATTTAGTTGTCAATAGTATTTTTATAATCTTTTAACATAAATTGAATACTTTTTCTTCCTCTAAACTCATTTACATCTAATGTGACAATCATATCGATTCTATTTCCAATTGTCAACTCTTCTGTCATCTCTGAATTAAACATTATTGCATCAAATTCTTTTACACCTTGTAATACTTTTAGCTTAACATGGTTACTATCTTTTCCAATAGTTCTAGAGTCTAATATTTTCATATCATTTATTCTAAACATTGGTCTTGCATTTCCAACTCCATGAGGTTCCAGCCATGCAAGTTCTTTCATTAAGTTAAAATCAATCACATCTTCATCAATCACACATTCATATTTAAGCTTTGGTATCATATCTTCTTCTGTCAATACTGAATCTGTATATAGATTAATTTGCTTTCTAAATTCATCTACATTTTCTAATTTAATAGCCATTCCACAAGCTTGTTCATGCCCACCAAAACTAGATGTTAATTCTCTAATACTATCAACTGCTTTGTGCAAATCAAACCCATCTATACTACGACCTGAACCTTTACACATTCCATCTTCTACATCTAGAAGGATTGTCGGCTTATAGTACTTGTCACAAATCTTTGAAGTAGCAATACCTAATATTCCAGTATGCCATCCCTCACTAGCGACTATTAGAAATTTATCATCTTCATATGATGGGTCTGATTCTATAATCTCAATAGCTTCTGCGACAATTCTGCGTTCAATTTCTTGACGTTCTTCGTTTAGCTCTTTCAACTGCTTACTGATAAATGTAGACTCATTCAAATCATCACTCATTAATAATTCTACTGCCAAATCTGCTTGACCTATCCTTCCAGTCGCATTGAGTTGTGGAGCTAATTTAAATCCTATGTCTCCGGATGTGATTTTTTTATCTTGTAACCCAGATTCATTAACTAAACTTCTTAATCCAATCATGTTGGATTTATTCATATTCTTTAGTCCATGATACGCAATCGTTCTATTCTCATCATAGATTGGGGCGATATCGGCTATGCTTCCGAGTGAAACTATTTCTAAGAAATCAATGAAGTCATCGTGATCTGGCAAGTCTGGAATTAATGCACAGGCTAGTTTAAATGCAACTCCGACTCCTGCAAGCATGCCAAATGGATATCCACAATCTTCTTGTTGAGGGTCGATTACAGCAACTGCATCAGGAATCAAACTGGAAGGTAGATGATGGTCTGTCAGAATGACATCTATTCCAAGTGACTTTGCATACTCAACTTCTTCAACTCCACTTATTCCACAATCGACAGTAATAATCAATGTTGAGCCAGATTCTTTGATTTTGTCGATAGCTTTGTTGTTAAGTCCATACCCTTCTTCTAATCTGTTTGGTAAGTAGAAATTTACTGGGTGTTTTAATTTATTAAATGTTTTTAATAGTATAGTAGTGCTGGTCTCGCCATCGACTCAGACATCGTAGTCGCCATACACGACTACACTTTCTCCTTTCTGAATTGCTTTTTTAATTCTAGCGACTGCACGTTTCATACCTTTCATTAAATAAGGATTATATAACTTACTTATGTCAGGTCTGAGATATTGTCGAGCATCTTCTTTATTATAAATCTTTCTATTTACTAACGATGTCGCCATAGGGAAAGAATGAGTAGTTTCATTCGCCAGTTGAACAATTTTCATCAAGTCATAATCTTTTTGTATCCATGTTTTTTTATTCATTATACTCTCCTTTATTTTTTCTAGCATAATCCCCAAAATATTTCGCTTCGGCATTCAATCTTGCAGATATTGCGTCTTATATTAATTCGTACCTACCTAGATTAATTTTCTTCTTGTTTACAGTGATATATGATTCCCATTTTTCTCTGTCATTTGCCCATGAAACGCCAGTTGTTCCACTAGTATTATTTTTCTTTTTTTTAAAATTCAATCCATTTTGCCTAGGTGTACATATTCTTAAATTTTTATAAGTGTTTATTAAAGTATTTCCGTCGATGTGGTCAACATAAGCCCATCTGTCAGTCACTCCCATTATAAATCTGTGAAAATAAAGCTTGTTTCCATCCACACTTGCATATACATAGCCATCAGCATAACACCATTTATGCTTTGAAATTTTTTCCAAGCATTTTACATCGCACACGCAATGAATAGGATTCGAATTACTCTCTATTTCTATAAAAAGTTTATCTCCTCGTATACATGTTTTATTCATATAAACTCCCTTTCAGCACCTCTTTTAAATAGTATTCGAAATAGGTATAAATAAACACTGGCATTGCTTCTGCTGACATATGTTTAAATACAACCCCATACCTATGCTCAAAAGTCTGTACCGAACTTATAAACGCCCTTCTACCATATTTAGACCTGTAATTTCCCATAAATAGATTATCCCACTTATCTTCAACACATATTACCATTTTACCTTTGAACGTAGCCAATTCTTCTTCAAATCTAGTTCTATGTTTTACCATATTTTGAGACAATTCATCAAGTGAATTCTTTCTTTCTACCACCACTTTTTTATCAAAGAATAATTTCTCATGTATTCCCAATTCTGGAATAGGTTTCACATAAAAGCTATAATCTCCATTGTCAAGCTTCATTCTTTCGTATTTAACTCTGTTTTTATAGTCCATCCATTTCGTTATAGTGTCAGCTTTTTCTCTGGAATCAACTAATATTATCATATTTTTCACAATTAAATCTATTTCTTCTTTTGTAAATTTTCTATATTCTAACATAAACCATCTCCTATTCTATTTTAGTGTAATTTAACGCCCACCATTCGGTTTCTGGCAAATCAATCCAACCGTCATCAGTTTTCTTTCTTTTATGTTCTTTTGAAAACTTATTGATATAAATCATATCCCCATTTTTGAATGGTGCATCTTGAAAATAAGTAATTTCTTTTTTTGCATAAAACTTAGATTTAGGTTTGTTTTTTATCTTTAAATCTACTGTACCACCATTATTCAAACAATACCCTACAAATCTAGGGGAATACTTTGTATCTAGCCTTGTAACTAATGTATATCTTTTGTCCATGGATGGGTCTGTAAAATTAATATAACCCAGATGCTTACTTTGCACATCTATCTTGTCCTTTATTGACAGGTCAACGTCTTCTAGTGTGTTTTCAATCTCTTCTATAACTGACACAAAATCCACACCACTGTATTGCTTTTCTGTTTCTTTTGCTGAGTGTTTGGCAACTAACTCTTCTGGGAAAATCATCGAATCTTTTTTCATTGTTTTTTTAGAATATTGTTTTTTAAAATAAAACATATCCGCTATGTCTAGTAGCTTTTTAGCCATTCCAAAGTCGCTAAAAAAATCAAGTTTAATTAATATTTTTACTTGCGATTGGTTAACTGATGTTTTTGCAGTTATATCATGCAATAGTCTTGTAAGTGATTCGTACGTGTTGTCTCTTAGCTCAAATAGTTCTTCCCCATTTTTTACACCAATATCTTTTATAGAAGCCATACCTTTGTAGATTGTATTTTCTTCTAAATCAAAAGTATACCTGGATGTAGATTTGCCAAACTTAATACTTTGAATCTTAATGTCAGTATGCTCTTTTATAAAGTCGGTTATATTCTGTGTTTTTTCAAATTTTCCATCGTTTACATTTAACTGATTACAAAGATATTGAAGTGGATAGTAACATCTATAGTAAGCATTTTTAAAACCAAGCAAAGTGTATGGTGTCGAATGGTTAATTGAGAATCCGTAATCGCTGGAATCGATTATTATTTGTACAAATTTGTCAATCGCAAGTATCGATTCTTCCTCAGTTGCTCCGTAATCTTCGATGAAATGTTTCATAAATTTCTCTCTTATTTCAGGAACAAATGCATCTGTTCCACCTTTTTTCGCAATCCCTCTTCTAACACTATCGCTCTGAGAGCCTGTATAATGACAGAACTTCTCCAAAAATAGCATTATCTGCTCTTGGAAGATGCAGTAGTTATTCATATTTGAGAAGAACTCATTTATGGCACTGTGCCCATTGTCGTTCGGTATGCCTTGTAGAAAATCTTCTCTAAAACTTGAACAAGATGGTCTTATTACTCCGTTTAATGCAAGCATGATAAAAAATCTATTTACACTTGGGTTGTTTTTTACAAAGTCCTCGAAATTTTCCAATGCTCTTCTTAATGAAAACCATCCGCTTTTTTCAAACTGAAATATACCAAGCCCGGACTTTAACATCTCGTTCCACACATTGATGTCGTCTAAATCCAAATCATCATTATGGAGTGCAACACCAGTATCTTTTTCAGTATCACCAACTATTTGTATGTTGTCTACTGAAAGTAAATCCATTTTTACAAAATTTACAGAGTCAATAGCCTTCATATCATTTTGAGAAATCACCCATTTAGAATCTTTATTTCTAAAAGTTCCTATTTCTTCATTTATTTCACCATCATATGTCACAAACCCACATGCATGAGTTGAAGTGCCTGTAATAATACCAACTGCCTTATATGTTAGCTCTATCCATTCCGGATATTTTTCTCTCCACTTCTCTTCGTTATGAAATGTAGAAATGACTGTAGTTGTTTCGTCTTCATTTTCTATTTTCTTTTCTTCTATCTCTTTTGCTACTAGGTTTTCTGTTTCTAGGTCATATCCAAGACCTTTTGCCACAAGCCTACAAGCACCTCTGAGTGCTAATTTAGAAAAGGTTACAATTGCCGAACATTGTAAGCCTTCACGATTGTATAGATAATCTTTTACCAACGGTCTTTTTGCACCTGCCATGTCAATATCCACATCGGCGAGTGATATTCTCTCAGGATTCATAAATCTAAAGAATAATGTTCCATATTTTATAGGGTCAACGTCTGTTATATCTAACACCCATAAACTTTGTGAGCCATTACATGAACCTCTTGGTGAGGTTGCTATGTTGTTATCTCTACAAAATTTAACCATGTCATCGAGCAATACAAAATAATCACAATTGCCCAGCTTTACATAGGTATCATATTCAAATTTTATTGCGTCTAGATATTTTTTTCGCTTCTCTGGTTCAAAATCATTTATCCTTTTATCTTCTATGCCTTTTAATATTCTATTCCACAATTCTTTTTCTGGGTCATTTGAAATCTTTGGGTATTTATGAGAAAAATCTAGTTCCCAATTGTCGCACATATCAGATAATACACAAGTGTTATTGATTGCCTCAAAAATCTCACCATCAGACAGTATACCTTGTTGTTGAAATTCTTCGAAAAGTTCATCGTATGTTCGCATGTGTAATTCAAAATCTTCTTCTCCTGCTTCACCAGTATCTTTTTTTCCTGCTTGTAAAACAGCTCTCAATCTGTTATCTTCTTTATTTAAAACATGTGTATCTGTTCCTGCGATAATTCTGATACCAGTTTTTTTAGAAAAAGAAATTAATAGTTCGTTATATGTTTTTTGGTCTTCTGAACGTACATGTGGTTGCACTTCAAGAAAACATCTGTCTTTGTTTTCTACGAGCCATTCTGTGTACTTGTCGCACTCATGTTTCCCATGTAACTTCCATAATGGTGATGCCAAACATGCAGTAGATACTAATATATTTTTTGAAGTAGCACACAACTGTTCAAAAGAAATCCTAGGTCTGTAGTAATATTGTATTCCGGGATACCATTTCTCGCCCTTACCAATAAAAGATTTAGAAGATAGTTTATTTAATTCTCTCACGCCCTCGATGTTTTTTGCATATAAAGATATATGAAAGTTTTGCCTCTCTTGTTTTTCTAAGTCAAACGACATATAAAATTCACAACCATGTATATATTTTATTCCTAATTTATCTGCTACTTGTTTCTTTTTAATCCACTGAAAAACATTTCCATGCTCTGTAAAAGCGATTGAATCTAAATTCATCTCCTTGGCTTTTTTTAAATAGTCTTCGAAATTAACAGTCGAATCAAAATACGTGTCGTTTGATAATGTTGTGTGTACGTGAATTGGAACTTGTCTTTTTGTCATTTAACCCCTCCTTCTCTCTTTATACAAATGATTCCACACCTCAATCCCTTGGTCTATCGGAGCATCTTTTTTACTTAACAACCCATCAGAGTCCAATAAATAACTAACATTAGTGATATGATTTAACTTATCACACTCTTTCTTTAGTTCTGATTCATTCACATCCTCATCAAATGCCAGTACTACATCGACTCTCAGTTCCTTAATTTTTGGTAGTAAGTGTGGATTTACACCCTTCTTGCCTACCGCAATTACATTCTTAACATCATTCGAAAACAGTTTCATGACAGATTTCTCTCCCTCAACTAATATCACTTCACCTTTTTCTCTGATATATTCTTCTGTCAAGTGAAATCCATACATAATATCGTTCCTGCCAATTTTAGGCATATATAGGTACTTCATCAACCCTAATTGTTTCCAATTCTTATTCGACACCCTGCCCTTAAATGAACGTAGTCCAATTTCATCATATAAAGGAAAACACCATCTACCATTGCTTTTATTTACACATACTTCAAATAATCTTTGTGTGTCTTCATTTATTCCTTCATCTAGCCAATCTTGAACTATAGCTGATTCGTATTTATCATATTCTTCTAATGAAAGATACTCTGGACTGAACTCACTTGTGTCTTCTTTTATTTTGAAGTTTCTAATAGTCTGAAGGATATTGCTTTTATTTCTGTTGATTGGCTTATACTCATATGTCATACCAGTTTTAAAACATAAATACTTTTCAACTTCTTTTAAGTTCTTGCCTGACACGAACATTATAAGAGTGAATATATCCCTAATGTCGTAGTCGTCAAATGAACTTCTAGTATATATTTCTGCATTTAACCATTGATTTAACTTTATAGAGACGCTTGATGGATTGTCACCATTTGGAAGACAGGCTCTTATTTCTTTCTTGCTCCACATTTTAATTTCATGAAATCCAAGCTCCTCTAAGATGTCAACTATAATCAAAGGGTCATCTCTTAATATGTCTTTTATAGCATTTTTCATTTAATCACCTCTATTTTAGTATAACAAAAGTAAAATACAATGTCAAGTATAAACTAATCTTTTTTAAAATTTTCTGGCATTTGTGCTTCGTGCTGTCTTGCCTCATGGACACGTAGATTCATTTTTGGAGGGTCTTGTTCTACATAGAAATCTAAATAGTCTCCCTCTTGTGTTTTTCCACCATTTCTATTAAAATTAACTTCTAGTGCATGATTTCCACACTCTACCCCGTCCGCTTGTATTTCCTCAAAAGTCTTTTCTCTCCAAACCATTCCTGCGGTGGCGTATCTAGCAATGATATCCGAGTTAGCTATTTCATCCGACCTATTTAATTGTACTGCCGACAATACTGGGATTCCATACCTTCCTGCTATGCCGTTCTTTAAATAGTCTGTGAAATTTCCCAAGTAAGAGCTTAACTCACTCGCACTTGCATTTTTCTTATTAAGGTCTTTAATATAGTCGAATATAAAGAAGTCTATATTTCCTAATTTGTGCTTTGTTAATTCAAATCTTTGTTGTATAGAATATTCATCCCATGCATGGCTATATTCTCTGTGAAACGGTGCATTCTTTAAAAAGTGAATTGCGTCTTGATATTTTTGTGCGTTATGTTCTCCAATCTTTCCAGCCTTGATGTCATCTATTGGGATTCCAGAAACAATACTTAAAAGTCTTAGGGTAACAAGTTCGTCATCTAATTCTGTGTCAAAAAGAACTGTTTTTAGCCCCATTTGGGCTTTTTCTACTTGCTCTTCTGCCAAAAGCAAACTCTTCCCTTTCTTGTATCTTGCCATAATAAGATATAAATCTCCTGAAACATATGAGATGTATTGTTTAAGTTTATCCCATTTTACAGGAATTCCATAAGTTCCATCTGCATTCCTTCTACTTTCAATAGTTTCTAGTATTTGGTCTACCTTTTCTCCGTATAGTTTGAATTCATTATTTCCTACATAAGCATTTCCGATTTCTGATAAGTCAGTAATAATATCACTATTCAACTGATTTAAAGGTTTGCTCAAATCTAAACATTGTTGCTCATAGCCTCTAACGGATTCATATAATTTTCTTCTAAAACCTAATGAACTAACTGTCTTTGCTAAGTCTTTGTATTCTTCAACATTCGTTCTTGCTGTATATCCAGCATCTTGAATTAGTTTTCTAATGTGCTCATCCCCACCAGAATCACTCAGTCTGGCTTGTGTACTTTTTGTAGACGCAATCATTTGAGATAAATTGAACATATCTATCTCTTTGACTCCTTTTTTTGATAGTTCAGAGATAGCCCAATAAATAGCTTGATTTCCAGTATCATAGAAATGCCTTGGTTGTAAAAATTCTGAATGCGATATCATTGATGGATTCTTAATTAGAGTGGTGATTACACCAGCTTCCGCTCTCTTGTCTTGTACATCTTCTAGTTTTTTTGTCATATTACACCTTCTTTCTAATCAAATAAATCTCCCCATAATTTAACTTCCTTTTTGAATGGTTTGATTTCAACCTTGTCTTTTTCTACAATCTCTACTTTGTCCCAATCTATTTTAGTCCTACTTGCAACGTATTTTCTATATTCTTCTTCATTCTTTTTATAACCAAGGGTGAAACTTAGCCCATATAAACTATTTAAATTTACACTAGGCAATCCTAGACACCATAGTACATATCCACTGTCAAAACCTTCTTTATCTATAAATTTGCTAATGGCCCCATTAACTGCTGTCGCGGGTTCTTTACTTTTAAATCTTTCATAATACTTTTCTCTTATTGCTTTTTTATCCAGCTTAATTTGGTAGCATTGTTGATGATAATAACTACCATCTTTGATAGCTTCAGACTTCATTACTTTACCACCATGTTTACAATATTTATATGCACATTTTAATTCTCTATCCTTAACCATTTAATCACCTCTCAATACAAAACTAGAGGGGACGAATCCCCTCATAAAAATTAAATGTGTCTAGTACGGGATGTCGTCCTCAGCCTCAACTTCATTTCCACCGTATCCATCCTCAAACTCGAAGTCAAACACAGTTACATTAATCCATAACTTATTCGCCTCTTTATCGAATGTGTTTTCTACGTATCCATTTGTAATTTTAATCTTATCGTTTCTTTGTAATGTTTTTGCCATGTCTACGCAGTTTCCAACAAATCTAATGTTCCAAGATGAATTTTTATACCCAGTTGATTCTCTATCATCTTTTCTTCCAGTGCTAGTTTTCGCATCTACATATTTGCCCTTGTCTGCTGATTCCCAAATAGTGACGAATTTTGATTCTCTATTTCCGATTGATAATGACATAATATAATCTCCTTTTGCCCTTTGGCTTGTTTTTTTATTTTATCATCTGTTGTTTTTTTATTTCTTTGGTTCTTCCTTGCTTTCTTCTACTTTCTTGATTTCTGAAATTTCTTTCTTAACTTTTTTAGCCAACTCTAAATCTGTAATCTTGTTATGATTTTTTACATCATTTAATTTCATAACTTCACTTACCGCCTCTTTGTTGATTTTAACTTTTTCATTTACTAATTTAGTAATATCTGCAATCGCTAACTGTAAAGGAGTCTTCTTTGGCGGAGTCTTCTTTCCAGTTGCTGGTGGTTTGTTTCCATTTCCTAACCCACTTGCGTTTTCTCCATCGTCATCTGGCTCTGAGGCAATACCACCAATAGCTGAAGCAGAATATCTTTTTAAGTATGTTATAGTCGAACCTACACCTTGTACATCATTTTTAGTTGGTCTTGCTGAAATTGATTCATAAACAAAATAAGCACCGTCCTTATGTGTTAAAATATTATTGATTGCAACATCTCCACCGTTTAATGTCGGGAATTGAATCAATGCTAAACCATTCTTACTTAATGCTGGTTTAATACAATCAAACACTTCATTTAGAGGTGCATAGTTAGCACCATGAACACCTTTCTTAATTGTTTTTGGAGTCTCAACTTCTCCGCTATACTTTGCGTAACTAGTAAATAATGCTTTAATTTGTTCGCTTGTTCCATGTAGTGTTGTTTTCTTGAATGACAATTCATGAACGTCTTTATTTAATTCAGTTAATTCCATCTTTTCCATTGCGTTTTTAAACGCTTCATTTAAAACCTCTGACAATTCTTGTACTTGCAAGATGTTTGGTGTATTATTTTCCATCTCTCTCTCCTTTTAATTTAAATACTTTTGTCTACTCGATGTTGTCTTATAATTTTTCAAGCTTTTCAATTAATTCATACTTAATCACATGTCCAATATTCATTTCGTCTGTCAATGTGAATTCTTTTTTAGTTGGTTTGCTCATGATACCAGTGTAAAGCATTCCACCACTGTTCAAGATAATAGCTTTTAAATTCTCTCCTTCTCTGTAAAGAACATTGTCTAATTCAACAGCCTTTCCTTTTTCTTCTGGATTCAATAATTCTTCACCTTCATTGTCTAAATAAATCTTTACTACTTGTTCTGCCTCCATATTTACCTCCATTTATATTTGTTTTAACTTACCACTCTATCTTAACACACTTTGAAGTGTTTGTCAAGCATTATTTTAATTATTTTTCAACTAAAATCTTGTCAATCGTTTCTTCGTCGTATCCCAAATCCAATAACCAAGTTCTAATTAATTCTCTAACTTCTACTGCATCAGTATCAGTCAAGAATTTAACCTCTCTGACTGGTAAAGTTTCATCGAATAATGATTTTGCCGAAAATGTAATTTCCTCTGCATAGTTGTCAAATTTGTTTTCTGTTGTCTCTTGATTTAGTTCTTCACATTTTGTTGTCATAATCTCTCTCCTCTATGTTTTATTTTAATTAATCTACTCTTATATACTAGCATATCTAATCGATATTGTCAATAGTTTTTATGATATTTATTTAATTAATTTTCAGAACCACTTGAAATGGTAATCATTTAGTATTTATGTTAATCCACTTATGAATCTTGTTAAGTCTTCTTTTACTAAAGAAAGATTTACTAGAATACCATTCTTCCATTTCGCTCGTATGTTTGCTACTATTGCATATTTTACAGCTTGGGACACAATTATCAATTCCGTTTGAACCATTATGGTCAACGTGCTCTTTATGAAGAACTTGATTGTATTTATCCTTATGTTCTTCTTCGCTCATTCCACAATATGCACAGGAGTTGCCAAAGAATTCTAAGCACTCTTTCCACTTATTTATTGTAAATGTGTGCTTCTTCTCTCTCCTATCCTCTCTATACTTCTTTATCTTATCTTTGTTATTTCTTTGCCAGTCTACATACTTACCATTTGCTCTTCTTTTTCTTTCGCTATTTTTTATATTTTGTCTTCTATTGTGTGCATTTTCTTTGTAATATTTCTTACACAATTCATTGTGTCTTTCATTATTATCCTTTAGCCACTTGGAAGACTTCTTAATATCACACTCTTTGCATGTGGGATGATAGTAAACATAGTCGCCTTTTGTTTTAGAATTCTTTTTTGAACTATAGTATTCTGACAAAGGTTTATTTTCCCCACACTTTGTGCACGCTTTGCACTCTATATAAATCACATCCTTTTAATATCTATATTCTATATCACACACTACATTCTTGATTTCTTATAATCTTCAATTAATTCATCTTTAGATACATTTAAAACCTCTAAAGCAAAATTGAGCAACTTTTCGTCTTCCACTGATTCTCCTCTACAGAAGACACACGATGACTCTAATTCCCACTTCCCATTTTTATGCATCGGAATTTCACCTTCATACTCTTCATCGTATCTGATAAACCCATTATCATTTGCACACTCTTGGGAACAATAGTGCTTACCACACTCACACATCTCATATCCGTCCCAGTAATCACCGAATGCTTCTCCGCAATGGTCACAGCTATAATAATCTATTCCCATATTAATTCTCCTTTATGTTTTTAACAGCTTCTTCAATGGCTTCGGTCAGTCCACACCCACCATTATAGTACATCACATGAAATTCAATTTTACCATCAAATCTTCTGTTTGCTTCGTAAAATTCAAAGTCACAATCCATTTCTTCTTTTTCAATTTTATAAAGTTGGTTTTCTATAATAGTGTGGCTGTTCCATAATTCCTCATGAATCATTTCATAGGCATTATCATAATCTTTTGGGTCGAATTCGTATGAGTTGTTTCTATTCTCAACACATGTTCTGACACACAACTCATAAAATGATTCTCCTTTCAACCTTGGTACTTTAGAAAGTACACCTTTATATCTTACTGTTTCGCTCATGAAACCTCCTATAAATCTTTTGGAGAACTCAATATATCTACTTTCAACTCTCCGTCTTCTTCTGAAATCATAACTTCAAATTCAATTTCATATCCTAAATATTTCAATTTATTCGCAGACTCTTCTGAAAATCCTAGCTCTATAGCTTCGTCTACCAATTCATAATTTTCATCTTTTTCTCTGTTAAAATAAATTTTCTTTTTAAACATAGGCTTTCCCATAATTACTCCTCTCAAAACTCTATATAAAAGATTCATCACATATATTTAAAGAGCTCTTGTGACTTCTCTTTGTGTCATCTGTAACATATACGATAACTCCATGTCATCATCTGCATCCCATTCAATTTGAACTTCTACAGAACCATCTTTATAGTTTAATCCTCCAAGTAAAAATGCATCTGTATCAATCGTTTCCGTCTTATTCTCTTCTAAATTTTCAATTGTAATTTTAAATCTCTTCATAATTATTCTCCTCTACCAATGAAATCAAAGTTTTATCTACTTTTTAATCTTTCCTCTACTAGTTGAGCCTTTTGCTATGTCAACTCCAACAATAGCCGAACCATTTGTAAATTTAAGTTCATTTTTAGTTGCCATTCCATTAAACTCATCCATACACTCATCGCTACAGATTCTAGCATGTGAGAAATCAACTATATCAGTCATTTTACCACAAATTAGACAAGGCTTTTCATCTTCGGCTATCAATAAGTACTTTTTCTGTTCTTCTGGAATTGCATCTTCAATAATTCCATTATTTCTTCTCAATCCTCTTTTCATGATTACTCCTTTCTAAATAAAACAATTCTTTCATGTGGTTTATTCTTCGGTGTCTTTCAACAATTCTTCCGCATTTTTAACCATGTATTTACTCAGTTGATTATATCCATTATTGATTTGCTCTTCACCAAAACCTCTAAATCTAGTTAAGGCTGGTTTAATCTCATCAGTTTCTGGATTCCAAGTTAATGCCATACCTAATAAATGCAGTTGCTGATTAACAAAGAACAAAGCTCCAGATTCTCTGAACTCTTTGCCTGTGATTTCTTTTACATATTCGTCTTTTCCAAATTCTCTATTCATAATTACTCTCCTTTTAATTTGTCTTGAAATAACTATTTTATCGTGTTTTATTCTTTAATCTCAAATAAGCTATCATCACGTTTAGCTTTTGGTTTATCCCACACATGTCTATTTCTTTCGATTCTTTCTTGTGCCTCCTCATGTTCTCTTAACATATGTTCAACTCCATGTTCTTCATAAATAACAGCACAATCCTCGCAAACATCTAAATCTTCCCCATCCACTTCAACCGCTTCTCCACATTCGATACACATATATTTAGAACAACCGCACTCTAATTGCTCTTCATCTTCTAGAAATTCATGTCCGCAACAATTACAATATGTTGGGTCAATTTCAAAATCTAAATTCCAACTCATACCAACCCTCCTATAGACTATCTCTAATCTCTCTAATAAATCCTTCAATCTGACAATATTCACACGGATTGATTTCAATTTCTACATTTACATAGCCTTCACTTCCACAAGCTTCACAGCTTTGCCAATTGTCGCCATTTAGTTGAAGAGTCCCATTTTGATACTTGCAATCTTTATACGGACATCTCCACTTACAATAATCCTCAAACTCTTTTAATAATTTCTCTTCCATTTTATCACCTCATACATCTAATTGATTCTAAATCTGGTATAAATTCTTTTAAAAATTTATCTAAATCACGCTTAACTGTATAAAACATACTCACTTTATCCATGTCTTCATAATCTCCGAAGTTGAAAATTGGAATATTATAATCTTTCGCAATTCTTAATGCTTGAGATGTTCCGCCTTTCATTTTACCATTCTTTGTATAGCATAAAATAAAATCACATGGAGTCTCTAAGTCTAATCCCAATACTTGATGACTATTTCTTGCTTGCAACTTTCTAGCTCCTTGCTTTAAATTATGCCAATACGGATGATACTTTTCTGCAATCTCAAATGCTTTTGGATTAGATACGATTAATTTCGAACCGTTATTCTCAAATCCATACCAAGGCAAGTATATTTCTTTGTCTCCACAATGTGTGTCACATCCTTTTTCAAATAATGAATCACTACCTTTTGCACCACCACTTCTTAGCACTGAATTGCATCTTGATAGTAATTTCGCATATGATGCCATCAATACTCCAACATATTCTGGAACCTCTCTACTTCCAATTCCTGCATAATAAATTTTATTCAATCTTGCCTCCTAACTCACCATGAAATACACGTTTCATCACAATTTTCGTCCTCTACAAGTATTGCAAATGCTACATTCTTATTTTTCGACATCTTCTCTTTTGTATCCCAATAACGAAAGCATATCAATACCAAACTCACTGTCAATTTTATCAATCCATTCTAGAGTCAATTCGTCACTATATCTTTGAGGTCTATTCTTTTTAATCTTGATTGCGTCTTCAATAATTTCTCTGCATGTCATCCAATACACTTGGTCGCATTCACAACAATGAAAGAACTGTAGTCCGAGCTTAGTTTCAATAGATAATCTAACTCCATGTGCTAATTCCATCTTGTCATAGTTTTTTAGATAAAATTCTTGGACAGTGTTTCCAAATTTTCTACCCATCGCTTTCCAATCACAAATCATTTGATTTACATATTTATTGGGCATTTCTAGATTCCTCTCACTCCAATAATCCCAGTGATGTTTATTTCTATCTTTGTGGTGTTGCCAAGCCTTATTGAATCTCTGAGTATCGACCTTTGAATTTTCTCCATTAAAATCATAATTTGCAAATCCTATAAATTCCGTCAAACAAAATTTACTTAAGTCATGAGTGAATGCATGGACAAGTAGTCCTGCTTTGCAACATTCAATAAATACATTTTTCTTGTGCTCTAATACGTATTTTAAATAAACCCAATATTTTTTCATGACCACTACTCCTCCTCAACTTTCATTCCGCCATTTACCAACAACTCTAGTTTACCATAGCATTCTTCATTTGTCAACCCTTTATAATTATTTTTGCCTAAATAAAATCCACCCTCATAAAAATATATTTGTAGATTATATGAAACCAAATCCGTTGCGATTGATACATACCTAGTAACTCTATCTTCATCATCGTTTAATTGATAATCTAGCTTATAAGTTCCTTGATACTTATGTCTGTATCCGAAATTCTTAAGTAGATTAATCATATCTTTCCACATTTTTATCCTCCTTTCACCACGAAACTTGCGCTTCATTTAGTCTCACTCTACACTTCGTAGTCATTACCAAAGTCTGACTTATCATCTCCAAACAACAACCAATTCGCTAATTCACATAAAATGTCGTCAAATTCAGCATCATCAAAGTTCCATGCAATGTCGTTGATTTCATCCTGTGCTAATTGTATTTGATTATCTAGTACTTCCCAGTTGTTGTCACCAAACGCACTGTACTCTGGCAATCTATCTCTTTCCTGCTGTAGTGCTTTCACTAACTTTTCAATTCTTTCTTTTGTTGGTTTCATATTGACCTCCTATCATTCACTTGAAATATCGATTTCATTGTGTTATTATTCTCTATTTTTACTTCTTTCACTTGAAAACCCATCTGGATATCTAAGCTTTAATTTTTCAATATTTTCTTCAGTTATCTCATCCATGGAAAGACTTAGTGCATCGCACAATAAAGCAATATACCACATCACATCTCCAAGCTCTTTCTTGATTTTATCTACTTCTAAATCGTGGTCGTGAAATGCTACTTTCTTGATTAAATCTGCAACTTCTCCAGCTTCACCAGCAATTCCCAGTCCTCCACAGATAATTTGTTCTGCATCAGATAGACCACCTTTAGTTCTCATTGCCAAGACTTGATATTCTTTTAATTCCATATACCCTCCCTAACTATACACTAGTTCATAAAACGTTTGAATTTCTCTTATGATATCTTCAGTACTCGTGCACTCAACATATTTAAAACTATCGTCGCACTCATTCCATTCTTTACCAGACCCTCTATCTGCATAGCATAACTTCAACAATGCATTAGACATCTTGAGATTCTTTACACAATCGTCAATGAAACAATCTCCATGCATATTAACATGTTTTTTAGCATCAGATAAGAATTTGACCTCTCCATCTTTCTTTGGAAACGTTGGGTTTAAATACATATCAAAATAAGGCAAGTTATCTTCTATGAATTTTTCTTTATTTCTCATATTTCTTCTACTACCATTAGACACCATAATTAAATTAAACCTATCATCTTTAGATAGCTTCTCTAACATTTCTTCAAAACCATCGTTTACGAGTGTATAGTCCCAAAAATCTAAACTAGAAAATGCTTTTTCTACATCATTCGCCGTCCACTCAGTGAACACGTCCTGAAAATCCCATCGTGTTACTGTATTCGGGTCTACATATATACCTGTATCTAATTCATATAGAGTACATATGGTTTGAATCGAGTCAACCAAAACACTGTCACAATCAAAGTAAACGTTAACCTTATCCATCATATTCCTCCAATTCTAATAATCTAAGTAAATCAATTGTTTTATTTTTCAGAGAATCAAGAGTAGAATCGTTACCGATTATATAATCAAATCTGAAATTATCTAAATCAGTTTCTGAAACATGTTGCAATCTCTCTTTGTTTTTCAAATCTGTGAAATCGGGTCTAACTACTCTGATTGTAATTAATTCATCAATATTCCCATTGCCAAGCAACTCTTTATAATAGTCATAATTTTGCTTCTCTCTTAAACTCTCAACTACCACTAAGTTGTCTTTTGAATTGTCAATGAATGGTAAATTATCTCTTTCCCAAACTCTTCTGCTCATATGATATGGATATAATTTAGTTCCTAATCTATAAACTTCTCCAGCAAACTCTCTAAATTCATCGGTATCGTTACCGTCCCAGAAGAAATCATCTTTTGCAATTTGCCTAATGTATGTTGATAGACTACTTTGAATCTTGTTTAAATTTTGATTTGAATGCTCAATGATGAAGTCGGCAACTGCGCCTTTCCCATTATGACTTTTGCCACCAATCATTATAACTATTCTTTTTCCTCTCATTCACATCACCTCAATAATATATTATCATACTTTCTTTTATTTGTCAATACCAATTCTTAAATTATTTAGTTCATTATAATATTTTGTAACTTTTTTAGTATGAGCACTAGTTAAGTTGCCTTTTGGGCTACCTACATTATAAACGTAAATTGCATTAATATCAGTTAATTTATACCTGTTTTCAATCCACCTTAATTGAGCCAAACTCATAGAAACATTGTCTTCAATGTCCATAATATTGTATGAGTCTAGACCTGCTAATTTTGCTTGCCAATCATGGTATCGTTCATTTAATTGAGCAACCCCATAATCTCTAGTTCCATTGTTGTTCATTGCTCCAACGATATTTTTGTAGTTTGACTCCTGTCTAAGCATAGCTAGATACCATTGAAAATCGAATCCAAATTCACTGCATTTGTTTTGAATCATGATTTGCTCATGAACTGTCAAAGGAACATCATACAACACATATTTTGACATGTTTTTATATTCATTTAATTCTTCTAAAACTTTGTTTAGCTCATCTTCTAACTCAATCAATTCTGTCTCTTGAATAACCAATTTTCTTTTCAATTCTTGGTTCTGCTCGACTATCTTATCATTCTGCCTAGTCTCACTCGCTCCTGCTACAACTGTAAACAAGAGCACAACTACTAATACATAATTTAAAATTTTACTTCTATTCATTGTAATCCTCCTATCTACCTAATTTTCCAATCGCATTATTTCTACTCTTTCTACTTGAATGAGCATAGTTCTCCATTACTGTAGAAACCTTATCTCCCAATAAATCTGCTACAACTTTTGGATTTTCTCCATTATCCAACAATTCAGTAGCAAATGAATGTCTTAGACTATGATACACATGTCCCGTTTCTTGATTCCAAACAAGACCAACTTTCTCATATCTTTTCTTTAGGTAGTCTCTTACACCATTTTCTTTCATACTAAATAATTTACCTTCAGTAATATTTTCCTCTTCAATATACTGCTTCAAACATGATTCAAGTCTTTCTGTCATTGGAACAACTCTAGTTTTGTCTCTCTTACTTTTACGAACTGTGAATTCATGAGTATAGAAATTAATATCTGATAATTCTAGTGCTAATGGCTCTGAAATTCTTAAGCCCGAATCGCACCCGAATAGTACAATTGCTTTATATTTGGTGTTGCACAATTCAATAATCTCATCAATCTGCTCAATTGGAATTGTCTCATAATGCTTTTCTTCCTTCTTTGGTCTAGGAAGTTCTTTTGAAATATTTTTACAGATTTCCTTTTTCTCTAACCAAGTAAACAAAGTTTGAATAGCACTAATTTTTCTATTTACCGTAGATGCTTTTCTTCCCAATTCATTCATACTTTCAATCCACTTCTCTAGGTCGTCCCTGACCACTGAAATGACATCCTTATCTGTAAATTGAAGTAGCTGTCTAATATCAGTCATATATCCCTTAACTGTAGTGTCTGGATTCTTAACTTGCTTTCTCATATATTGTTCAAATTCATTTAAATACATTGTCATTTGTCTCACTCCTTTATCTTGATTTAAGTATAGCATGTGAAGTGAGACCTGTCAACAATTATTTTGAAATTATCCAATGATATCATAAGTTTTTATAAACTTGTCAATCTTGCAAGGATACAATTCTCCATCTACTCCTTTTATTAATACGTCTGCAAATGTCATTTTATGAAATCCTTCTAGCGTGATGATGTAAAACATATTCTTTCTGTAGTTCAATCTAACATCACAATTCTCATTATATAATCCAATCACATCTTGTAAATTAGTGCACCCAAACGACTTTTGTGGTAAATCTCCAACCCATGACTCAATCTGATTGAACTTTAAACTTTTCATTAAGTCGGTGTATTCAAAATAATCTCTTTCGACTGGCTTGTTTTTACATTTCCCCATAATTTCACTCCTTGAATTCAACATCATTTAATATTGAGATACTTTTATTGTTTTCATCTACATACTTTTCAAATCCACATTTACAATTTATGTGTATAATTTCATGAAGAAGATTTACTTTCAATTTTGTATCTTTCCAACTAGAGCCACAATCGGGACACTTTTTATATTTTCTCACTACTTGATTAAATTTTCTATAATCCATAATTACCTCCTAACTCCTGATGAAATATGTCTTTCATCCACTTTTTCAAACTCTACAAGTGTTGCAAATGCTATATTCTTGATTTACGAATAATGATTGAAAACCATAAATTTAATCTGGACATCTTCACTCATTAATCTGAGTTTAATTAACTCTGTTTCTACTTCTGTAATCAGTGATTTCATATCAACCAAATCCATTTCTGCACTTTCAAATGCTTCATAGTCTCCAAATTTTTCTAATGTCTTACCAAAATATAAATAATTTCCACACATACCATCATATACAGCGTCAAATTTTACGTCTTTGTGTCCTTCCACATAAGGAATTAATTCTTCTGCGTATACATCACTGTATTCACTAAACACATTCTTCATAACTTCTGCATAAACTCCAATATAGGTTTTAATATTAACTGACATGCAATATCTCCTTTTATTTTAATTCCCAAGTTTTACACTTATCATATCTTTTAAAAACAAGCAATACTCCTCTATCAAATGGCTTCATGTATTTCAATTTATGCTTACTTCTATTTGATAATAAACAAGCTGTCTCCAATGCACTTTTATATCTAGAATATATAATCACATAGATATAATTATTTTTGTTTAAATTAAAATACAATTTAGATGCATCAAATTCATAATCCTCTCTTCTTAATAATCCGTTTATTTTTTCTGGGTCATAATATTCAACTCCTTCAAAATGATTGTTTTCAAAATAATTAAAATTCTCCCCATCTTCTCTTAGTGCGAGTCTGTTTACTATACTATTATTGTCTATCACATTATCTCTCCTTTCTAATTGTCATAAAACAAGCATTTCGAGTGGTCTTAATACCACACTTCTTCATTTTTATCTATCTTTGCTAACTTCAATATATCTTGTAGGTCGCACGCTTTGATTACTACATCTACATCTTCGTTTAGAGTCATGATTGACCATTCTTCGCCTTTTAAATATAACCATGTTTCGTCGAAATTTAAATCGTTTTGAGCATTCTCAACGATACTAAACCTACTACATAACCTATTGATGGTTTGTTGTTGTAGTTTAATCGTGTGTGCTAATGCCGTACATTTATTACATTCTGCCATGATTTCTCCTTTCTGATTTTCCTCATGAATCTAACTTAAGTTCCCCTTAAATTCATTCACAATATCTTCCATTGGTTTGTTCTCTAATCTCAACATTTTAATATCTCTATTGCAGTTCCCAATGTAGAGATGATTATTAAAAATCATAGATTCTATTTCAAAATTTTCAAACTTTGTTTCTTGTTCATAATAAGATTCATATTTTTTAATCTCTTTCTCTAATTCAGATACTTTATTCTTTAGCTTCTGTATTTTTCTATTGTTTACATCTAAATCATTTTGAACTACTAGCACTTCATTAAAATCCATAATAAACCCCCTCTTCTAACTCACCATGAAATCTCAGTTTCATCTACTTTATACTACGTCACAATCGAATCCCTCATAACTCATCATTTGAAAAATAAAACTATTTCCATGTTCATTAAAAGTGTGGACTGGTTTGGAATCATTATTCACCACAAATATATCCAAGTATCCAATTATAACTTCATACTTTTCTGGATTAAGTTTTGCTAATTTATACCACTTTTCATCTTCTTTGTTAAACATAGTTTATCATCCTCATCTCTTTGAAACTTTTATTTCATCTATTTAATTTCAATTACTCTATTGTCTTTTGTATTGATAATATAAAAGGGTCTCTGCACTCCACACGCATATTTTTCAGCTGACTCTAGTGCAATCTTAATTCTTTCCGATGGAAGTAAATTGTCCTCCGTATTTTCTAATGCACTTAAGGCACCAATGGCATGACACTCTCCACTTCCGCAAGCATCAAAATGCTCCATATTTTCTACTACCTGAAAGTCGTCTTCGATTTTCCATAGTTTGTCTTTTATTGCAATTAAAAAAGTTCCACCCTTTAGCTCACCATCATTATACTTCTTATAGAAGCCGTTATTTGAATACAGGTCAATTAATTTAGGAACAAACTTATTTACCATATATTTATGATTAATCTCTGTATCTTTAAGTAAATCAATTTCTGGAAATAAAGATTCAGAGTACATTAGAAGCTGACCCATTCTGTATGATGAAGTGAACCCGATTGCGATTTCATCTTTTTCATTAAATTTAAATAGTTTCTTGTCATTTCTTACTGCCTTGCTGAATCCATTACTTCCCAAGCTATCAGCACCCAACCATGTTACTCCATTTTCTGTATATCCTACGATACAAGTCATATAATTCCTCCTATTTTGTCTTAGTTTTATTTTACTATATCATACTACTTAATATTTGTCAACTTAAATTCCAAATGAAATCAACATTTCATCACCTGCTTAATGTATCAATCATATTTCTCAACATCTCATCTGTTCTTTTCTTACTGTATAGATACCCATCCATGTATATTATATCCATTAAAGGCTCAATTATTCCTACGCAGACAATCTTATTTGTGTCTACATCATCACTCTGCTGTTTGTCTAAAATAATTTCTCTAAGTGTAATTTTATCTTGCATCTTTTCTATTGCATAAAAATAAGTTGGCAACTCGTTCATAAATACCTCCTTTTATCCTACATGAAATCGAACTTTCATTTGCTATTTGCTAAATAAAGCAACGCAACATAAGATACAATAGTCTCTTGTTTCTAAAGTTTCTACTACTTCTTCTTTGGTAAGCCCATTATTATCAAATGTAAGTCCATTAGGCTCTGGCGTTACTAGTTGAATCGATTCATCTTCTTTAATTATTTCGCCACAATGGTCACAGTATATTGTTTCTATTCTCATAACTCTCTCCTCTCATTTGAATGAAATTGACCTTTTATGTTGTTTACTTCTTTAAAAACTCATACCAATCACAACCGTCAGCTCTAATATTTGTTGAAACATTGTCATTCAGCAATGCACTCGTGCAATTATCGTAATCGTCCGCATCATGTCTAAATCCATTAATTTTAATATCGTGACCTTGTTCAAACTTCTGCAACATCTGAATCAAAGTACAATTAATCCACTCTTCTTTCTTCTCTTCGATAATTTCAAATGTTGCATTCAGTACGTCCAACTGACTATAACTCAAATCGAAAATGCTATTATTTGGAATTTCTTCAGAGTACAGCAATGGCAAATATTCGTCGTCATAAAGTCCATCTTCTTGGACGATTACCAAATCATCATTTTTGTTTAGCACGACCAATTCCCTCTTATTGCTAATTAAAACTTCTGCTAAAGTATACTTAGGTCTCTCATCTCTTAAAACTCTAATTACATCATAAATATTCATTGGTCTTTCTGTCTTCATTTTGTCCTCCTGTTTTTCTTTTCTAATATCCATCATTTCTTTTATGCTTTCTTTTAATCCATCCATTGAAGGTGGCATTTCTTCATTATCTGTGCAAATAAAATCTTTAAAAGGGGCATCGCTAACTTGTCTGCTTGCCAACTCATCGTCCCTATAAATATATAAATTTTTATCATCTGTTCTTACTTCATATGAATCACATGTAAATACCAAATTTCCTTTTTTAATATTTTTGCATGAAATTTCTCTTTCATGTGGCTTTGACAATTGTTTTATATATTCATCAAGTTTCTTTTCAGTCTTATATCCAACTGTGATTTTATGCTTAGACAGTAGCTCTTTTATCTCCATGAAGTCGTCAATGTATAATTCCTCCATAACACGACCATTATATCTAAATTTTTCTGGGTCATCGCTGTTACTGAATGTTATTTTTCTTTTAGTGTTTTTATCTGTTATAGTTAAAACTGGTTCTCCAATTTTAAATTTAGTCTTTTCACTCGCTTTTGCGAAATCATCTTTTCCAATCAAACTAGACACTTTGATTTTCTCTTTTTGAGTATTTTCTTCCTTTTGATTATGAAGGAATCCTTTTGGTTCAAAAACCATTTCCCCATTTAGGGATAAATCTGGTCTAGGGTTATAGTCTTTTAATAAATCTTTAAAATAACATTGCACACATTCACCGAAAGGTGTAGCCATTTGATTTCCACATTCACATTTAAACATAAATATCCTCCTATTTTAAATCATTTTCATCAATTAATATTTCAATTTCAAATGGATTATTCTCGTTTAATTGATTCAAATATCCACCAAAAGTCTCCATCATTTCCCATGCTTGAATTGTGTAATATCCTTCTTCATCAAGCTTCAAATTAAATTCTCCTATATCATAACCCATCGTGTATTTACAGTCGTATCTCATTTCTTCGTGTTCTCGTTTTAATACATCAATCCCAAATTCTGTTAATTTAATTTTTACATTGCTGTTGATGTTAAATCTATTCATTTAAACCTCCTTTATTATAAACCAAATAAAATAATCATTTCAACTACATTTCAAATCTCAGAATCCTTCTCTTGTCATCATTGTTTCTTCTGATACATTTCTCATGAAGTCTATTATCCTCATTTATAAATCCAACTCGTTCTCTCATTTTCTTCACATCTTCTTCATAAATTCCACAGAAAAACTCATCTCTAGTCATCTTTTTACAGAATAACTCTAAGTCAATTTGTGAGTATACTGGTTTTTCGCTTCTAATATCTAAGTAATAATAAGCACTGAATGAATTAGACCCTGACGACTTAATCACCTCTAAATCATATCTACCATGCTCGGTTAGATTTCTCTTATATAGTGTCAATGTAGACTCATAGTCTAATGTGCTCTCGTGCAATAAATAACTTTCGTTGTCGTAAGTAAAGTAAATTGCCCAAGTTTTAACTTTTGTAATTTTTAATAATTTGATATCTTTAATCTCTAACATTTACATCTATCCTTTCATATTTAACTTTTTCAATTCTTCTATAATTTTATCGTTCTGTCTATGTATTTCTGATATTCCAAATACCCATCTGATGATAAATATACATCCAAAAACTACAAATATTGGAGATAAAATCATAACAATTTTATCCAATAGTCCAGATACTAAAAACTCTTGCCAATAATTAAATAATAATATATTCATTCTCAACACCTCCTAAATATATACTATCATAAAGTAAAAGAGATGTCAAGAAAAATCTCAACATCTCGACTTTTTATTTTTTCCCAAATATTCTTAATAGGGTTAAGAATAAGTTCATTATATCTAAATATAGTTCTACTGCAACATCAACTGCGTTGTCCAGTGTTTTAGTTATCACACTTGCTCTATACATGTCATATCCAATGTACAAAGAGAATAATCCTGCTGAAAAATAATCGATTAAAATCATCTCTCTCAAGAATGGTATAAATAGCCCTAAAATTCTAACAACAACTAACCCAGATAACGCAATAAATAAAGCTCCTCCAATTGATTCGTAGAACTTTGGAAAAATAAATCCACTTACTCCCATTACTGTGGTTATTAAAAATGTAAGCGTCATAGCATTGTGAATTATCGTTGGGCTATATATAGAACCAATATTTGATAATAGTAGTCCGAAAGCTCCACTAATCATACCTAGTCCCAACAAGCTCACTGGTGCATAGTCACTTTTTACCGACACAATTACTCCCAATATAGAAACTCCAAACAACCCTAGAACTCCAATTAGATTTAAATCGTTTGCATAGTTCGGAAACAAACTAATCATCAGTGCAGTAAAAGCTAATGAGAGTGCAGTGAACAATCCAATAGAGCCATAAAATCCTCTCGGGCTCAATGTGTCTTTTCCTCCTCTTTTGTCAAATATCCCCGTTGTAATCTTATCATTCTTTTTAGCCATAATTTCTCTCCTCTTTTCTTTTATTATTAAGCTCAATATTATAATAACATACCAAGCCTAATCTGTCAATGCTATTTTGAAAATAAATTAAATTATTTTACCACTCTTTTCCACGAGCTTCTGTCAACTCTCTTTCTTTCTTCCATGATTTGTTGACTTCGTAACAACAAAATGAAATCAATCCAATCACCACAAATAAGAATAATCCTGTCATATTATCACCTCCTAATCACTCCAAATGAAATGCATATTTTATCACTATTCTTCTAATTCAATCTCGCATCTATCACATCTTATTCCAACCTCTCCGTCGTATCCGGTAGGATAAAATTCAATAGTATTATTTTCTTCAGAGTCTTTAAATTCTAAAAAACCACTTCCAAGACTTACTGTGACGATATTCCCACAATTGTTGCATTTTATTTCAAACGTTTTATTCATTATAAACTTCTCCTCTATTATTTTACCACGAACCTACAATTTCGTTCTAATTAATAAACAAAGTCAATCCTAAAATCTTTTGCTGAAACCGTATGACTAAATAAACCTAATCCTTTGGTTGATTGCTTTAATTCTACAGTCCACTTACCACCATACGTATAATCTCCTAGCTTACCATAGCTACCTATAAATTCTTCTGGAACACTATTGCTACCTGTAATAACTACGTACGTCGGTGCGTACATTTTTGCGTCTGAACATTCTTCACATTCGTATTCCTGAAATACTTCCCCTGAAACAACTGGGCAATCTTTATCTCCATACTTGCACCCGTGAATTGCACAACAGTGAGATTTGTGTACTCCATAGTTTTCTTTATCCATTCAACTTACCTCCTTATTTACAGTCTAGTAATTTCTATTAATTCCATCATTACCAGTTGGTATTTTAATGTCAAAACTCTCTCTTATAAAACTTCTTCCTACGGGACTATTTAACCACCCAATAATAGTATCAGCTACTATTTCCGCACATTCTGGATTCTTGTTTACAATGCTTGTCCACTCATCGCTATATGGATTATCCTCATAATATCTAAAAATAACTGAGTCCATAATCGATTGTTTGTATTCGTTTAGCCAAGTTTGTACTACTTTACTTTCTTTTCTATTTTCTCTATATTGAGACATATCTTTGTTCATGTTTAGACTCTCCTTTCACCTCGAAATACTTATTTCATCACTTTTAATTGTTTTCAATATCTTTCTTAATTAGTCTTTCGCACCAATCTCTTGCACCTCTCCTAGTTGAGAACTCTTTTATGTCACAATCATTATTTAAATTCACCTCTGCTTCAAACTCGCTACCATACTTTCTTATAGAAGCACTTCTATCTTCTTTATATGCCTGTTCTAAAATAACCTCACCATTCATTGTCGATTCAACACATTCCCAAGGTAAATATCTACCTTCTATTCCTTTTAAATATTGTTTAACACTCATACTTTCTCCTCTCTACATATCAAATGAAACCGTTGTTTCATGTCTTTTAAATCCCTTGACTATTTTCCAACATATGTTGCCTAAATTCATCTATCTTGTCTGCAAATTCAAGAGCTTTACTTTCTTCAAGTTGAAACTTGTATCCTTTACCATTGTAATCATGCCAAATAAAGAAATCATAATAACTCTCATATTCTTTCTCGTCACCCTCGTACCAGTTGGATATTGATTCAAAAGATTCTCTAGTGAACTTTTTAATCATCCAACAAGTTCCATTTCCGCTTGGACGACATCTTTCTACAACATCTTCTGCTAATGAGTCCATGTTTCTAATATGGTGTGCCACCACATCAATACAACTGCATTCGTCGAATGTTTCTCTATACATGGTTTCGCAATATTCTTTTTCACCACATTCTTTATCTTCTTTATGTAATTTTAAAATAGAAAATGCAAAATAAGTCTTATATACTTCATTCCAATTTTTTGGTGACCCATTATCAAAACCATGCACGCTTGAATTCTTAGGATAGAATCTAAAAGTTAGTCTATCATCTTTAAAGTCTCTCATTACAAAATCTATTTTTCTTTTCTTTTTCATGTTTCCTCCTTTAACTTACGATGAAACGCTCATTTTATCACTTCTATATCTTCAATTCATATCTATTAGATTTATCAATTTCAAATTCGTATGGATAAATTTCTTGTAAATATGGTTTACTTTTTAGTTCGATTATCCTTTTGCAAAACTCAACCTCATCAGAAAATAGTTCGGTTTCGCTTCTGTCTTTAAATAATAATATATTTGCAGTGCCTCCGACTGCGTAGACATTATAATCTATTCCGTATAATTTCATTTAATACCCTCCTAATTAACTTCAACGATATTTCCTTCTGGTAAAAGTTCTCCACCAGTTTCCAGCGCATAATCAAGCTGTTTGCTTAAAACTGTATTCCATCTAACCTGACCTAAAAACAGAGCTAATATACTTTCAACTTCTTCATAGGTCACCACACCAGTCTGTAATTTTGATTTAATAGCCATTACTTGCTCTGTTACTTTCAATTCATAATCACTCATTTTACCTCCCTTATGAAATTCAGATTTTATCTGTTTATTCTTTCTCTAAATTATACTCAATCAATTTAACTCCATATTGCAAGTTTCTCTTACCAAACTTTACTTCTAAATAATTCAAATCACTTGAATTCTTGCAATAGTTCATCATTTTTGACACAAGTTCTTCGTAGGTTCTGTACTTTCCATTCATATGATAATGTCTGTGCAACATTGTTAGTACTGTATGGATTAGCCTCTCTTCATAATATTCATAAGACCCATATATATTGTTTCCGTTCATTCTATATGCTGTCATCTGTATATCTCTAACTACTTCATATACATTTGAACCAGAGGCTTCACATATTGGAAATAGTCTTGTAACATATTTATCCATAATTACTCCTCCTTAATCAAATCTCTAATATCCTTACTTAAATCCCTAACCGCTTTAGTGCTTCCTTCCAGCTCTCTCAGCTCTGTATTGATTAATTTTAAAGAGTCGCTGAAAATATTTCCAATTTCAGACATTTCATTTCCAGCTTCGCCGAGTCTGGCTACACTGATTTTAATGTTAATGCTTAGATTATTTAATTGTTTAACCTGCTTCTCGATTAGCTTCAGTTTATCAAATGATGACGTACTACCTTCAAATAATTGTATACTAATATTGTTTAATTCATTCTTCATTTAACTCCCTCCCTTTGAATACATCATATCATAACAAAAGCACAAAGTCAATACCTTGTGCTAAAGTTTTTTATTTAATTAATCTTAATTTATTTGTATTACAGTATAAAACAAAGTCGTCTGCATGCATTTTCTTTTGTAAATCTTCGAAGGTGTAATATAATATTTCATTAACTTCAGCTTCAATCATCTCTACAGATAAGCTTCCTAAACTTCTTATGATTGTGTCTCCTATATTGTATGGAAAACGTTCATTTCTTGTATGAAATTTCATTCTTGCTTCTTGTTCATCTTCGGCAAAAATCCACTCATTCCAAAAATAATCATAATCATTCTTTTTAGACAATAAAAACTTTGTCTTTCCACTCACTTTATAATACGCTTCATATACTTTCATAATATAACCTCCTATTATTTAAAACTCGATAAAACAATCTTTTCATGCAGTTTATGCTTTGAAATTATAAATTGGCTTAATAATCTCAATAATTTCTACTGTGTCCCGAACATTGTCAATTATCTCTTGCATAGGCTTGTAAGCCATTGGAGATTCATCTATTGTAGATTCATTGACTGAAGTCGAATAAACATCCTTCATTGATTTCTCAAATTCTTCTAGATTGACTAGCTCTTTTGCTTGACCTCTGCTCATAATTCTACCTGCTCCATGCGGTGCTGACATATTCCAATCAACATTTCCTTTCCCTAAAGCAATAATACATCCATCTCTCATATTCATGGGAATAATAACCTTTTCTCCTAGTTTAGCTGAAATAGCACCTTTTCTTAACACCATCTCACCTGTATTAATATAATTATGGATTGTCTCGAATTGGTCTACAATATTCAAATCGAATTTTCGAATAATTCTCTCAGCCATCTTCTTTCTATTTAAACTTGCGTACTCTTGAACAATTTTCATATCATGAATATAATCTTTAAAGTTATCTCCTTCAACATATGATAACGCCTTCTTAACTTTTGGAACGTCTCGTTTGATAACACTGATTGCATATTCAATTTCTTTACTTCTATTCTTAGACTTTAAAAATTCAATTGTTTCTTTAATCTTTTCTTTTTGGTAATTCGAACTCTGGAATGCTTTCTCTTGATAATGGTCGGCAACTTGCTTTCCTAAATATCTACTTCCACTATGGATGACCAAATATTTATCTCCATTCTCAGCGATATCGATTTCTATAAAGTGATTCCCTCCACCTAGACTACCAATTGATTTCTTTGCTCTACTTAGATTAATACTTTTAAAACATCTTAAGTTATATAGTTTTTCAAATTCGTCTTCTCTTGTGTTAACATCTTGCCCATAGGGAATATTTTTTCTAATATAATTATCTAAATCTTCTAAGTTTAAATCCACTTGTCCTAGATTCACAACGTACATCCCACAACCAATATCAACTCCCACTAAATTTGGAACAACTTTATCTTCAATATTCATAGTAGTGCCAATAACACATCCTGCTCCAGCATGGAAGTCTGGCATGATTTTAATATTCAAGTCTTTAGTCCACTCTTCATTTAACAACTCAATTATTTGAGAGCTCGCCTTGTCGTTATAACTATTTGAAAAAACAGTAGCCTCTCCATATTTCCCTCTTAATTCATACATATTTAAATCCTCCTTATATATTCATTATACACTAATCAGAATAAAAGTCAAGCATTATTTTATACTTGACTTAAATATTTTTGTTTTTGTTACTATGTTTCTAAAACATATTTCTGGCAATTCCATCTCCAGCTTCAAACATCTCTTTGAATTTGTCGCTATTTCTAAATTGTTCTTGATTTATATTGTCTAGCGTTGCCAACTCTTCCTTTGATTTTTCAATGCCTAATTCTTCACATAAAATTGCATATACTTCCATATTCGGAGCATATCCATGTTGTTTAAACAACTTTTTAGAATCGCATTTGTTAAAGTATTCTTCTAATGCAAACGCAACGGCTGAAGACCTACTGATTCCAGCATGACAGTGAACAATTAATCCACATTCGAAGTCTGTGATTAAGTCTACAAAAGTTTTAATTTTATATGCTATTTCTTTAGTGAAAAATTTTAAATTTCGTTTGTTTATATAATCTTCTGGAATATTGTCTGTAGTTTCAATATCACTAAATACTAGCCTCTTTGTAGCTATTGACGTTTGAAACAATGGCTTTATTTCATCGAAATCAGTTATTGATACACATGCCCATTCTTTTTCGTGGCTGTATGAAAAGAAGTCTTCTGCATTATCCTTACTCATTATTCTTATATCCATATTTTCTCCTATCCAAATGAAAGCTTGATTTCATCGGTTTACTTTTTATCTTGGATATAAACATCTTTTGCTCTTATTCCAAATCTATATGGGTTAATATAAAAAGAGTATTTTATATTACTAAAGAAGTGTTTTGTAAATCCAATTATCGTGTAAACCCACACTATTGGATTGTATATATTTTCTAAAACTCTTATATCATAAACTTCATCATAGTTCTCATAGATACTATCAACCAAATCCTCATTTTCCAATTTCTGAACTTCTATGTTTACAATTTTAAGGTTGTTTAATCTTCTTAACCAATCTTTATTAGACAAATAACTTTTCTTTATATTATTCATATTTTCCTCCTATTCTACATTTTTAATAATCTAGTAATTTCAATACTTACGGCGATTACAAAACCTCATGAAATTTCGATTTCAAATGGTTTATAAAAAATCAATAATTGATTCCCAAATTTCTTCCGCTACTTCTTTTTTAGTTACATCATAATCATCCAAATAATTTTTAAAATCTGGCAGTCTGTTGATGAGTCTATCTACGACAATATCACATAGATTTTCATCATCGGTTCCGACTATTTCAAAATTAAACATGCTTTGTGGTAAAATTTTACCATATAATTCTCTAGACGTAATTCTAACATTTCCTCTCTTGTCTATAATTCCTTGACTTCCTGCCGGAAGAACTACCTTATCTTCTCCCAACATTGATACTAATTCTACATCTTTGTCAAATGTTATTGTCTGGCACACTTTTACTTTTAATTTTTCTTCCATATTTATCTCTCCTTTTTATATAAGTCCTTGAAATGACGGTTTTATTTACTTTAATAGTCCATATATCTATATTCACCTGATGCAACCTCATAATCAATGTCTTTTGTTTTTAAAATATCACACATAATTTTGGTCAAACCAGTCATACTTCTAAACTCTGGTATTTCATAATATCCATGACAACCATTATAAAAATCTCCACTATTTCCCTCCATAATAGAAACTCCATTAAGTGTTAGCATATGCATATCACAAGAGTTGTCATGCAGTTTTTTAATCAAATTAACACTCCATTCGGGTATCTTTTTAGTTTTTGTTTCTGATAGTTTAATTTCAATATAATTCATATACAACCTCCTCTTGTTCTAAATGAAATTGCTGTTTCATGGTCTGTCAAAATATCCATCTACATCAAAATATTCACTGCCTTGCCACATTACCGTATATAGTCCAGCACCACACTTTAGTCTCACTCCTTGTATTCCATTTGATAACACTTGAATTGATTCAACTTTATAAGCGAACCCTTTCTTAAACACTTTACAGACATCATTCAATTGAAAGTTTTTTATACATAGTACCTTTTTCATCTAAGCCCTCCCGAATATAACATTCTCCAATAAATCCTGCAACCCTCTCACATCATGCTCATCAAAATTTACATTGATATCGCTCTTAACTCTTTTAATTTCTTCAATTAATCCTTGTCTAATATTTAAACTCATATTTTATCTCCTATAATTAAATTCTAGTCCATCTAACAGCGTGGTCGTTGCCTTACGCAATCACTGTCGCCCATATAGGTCTCAGGGTTACTGGTTTATGGACTGCCTACTGGAAACCCTTTTTCGGCTAATATTATCTATAAATATCTATAGTAGTCCAACTCTCTCCATATTGACCATTGTAATATCTTTGTTTAATTTTATAACTTGACAGCCAAATTAGTTCATAATTAATTCTTTTGGGAATCCAAGCAAACTTCTTGACTTCTCTGATAGTACCGTCTTTAATTTTCTTATATTTTTTAATTCTCATATTATCACCTCAATTACATGTTAACACACTTATTATTATTTGTCAACTATAAATTTCTGAATAAATTGTGCATTTCATCGTCTTATTGATTTTTTATTCCATAAAATATATTTTGGATTCCTGTCTTCATAATTTGCAATTATCCACTCAAGAATATCGTAGTTTCCTCTACTATAGTCAGATGCAAGAACACCTGTTTTCTCTAGGTATTTCTTTTGTTTTCTAGCTAGCCTAGTTAAATTTCTAACCGTGGGTTTTCTATATTTTCTTCTTCTCATATTATCTCCTTTCCAAATGAAATACATCTTTCATCGTTTCTTACAATCAACCCATATATAACCATTTTGAGAATCTACTTTTGTCACAATGTAATCATCGAAATCTCCGTACGGTATATTTTTTCCAATCATATCTTTCCAAGCTTTTAATGCAACTTCCTCTGGTATAAAATCTCCATTTCTCTGAAGTCCAATCGGAACAGAAAAACAAATTGAATCTGAGTTTGGTATGGCTAAATCTACCCCTATTACATATTCATTGTTATTTGAAATCATATTACTCCTCCATCACAGTCGAAATGCATTTATCAAATCCATCGCTATTATAAAACTCATCAATTTTATCGTCTAATTCTCTTACCTGCTGTTTTAATTCTGATTGTTTCTTAATACTGTCCGTCTTATTATGTTTTTCCCATAAATCTTTTCTGTTGTTCTTTAACGAAAAATATCTATCACTCAAATCAACAATATCTACAATCTCAACTTCAATTTTTTCTTGACAAAATGGACAGTAATCAATTTTGCTATACAGGTAATCTATGTCTGTATCACTCTCATAATAATCATAATCAACAGTTGTTTCTACGAGTTTTACAGAATATCCAACTTTGCCCAATAACTCGCAGCATGCTTTATTCAAATCAACGGAATCATGATTTAATATGCTGTCACAACATTTTTCAAATCCTACTACTTTATACGATTTCTCTCCATCAAACCTAATTTCCTGTGCTTGTATTTTCATATTTTATACTCCTTAATCTTCAAATGAAAGTCTTATTTCATGTTGACTTATAATTCTCTTAATTGCCTTTCTATTTCTAACTTTTGATTTTCCAATTTCTTTCTGCACTCTTCTTTTATTGATTTTTCAAGTTCTAAGTTGTCCATCTTCCATTTGTCCATCAATTGTTTTGAGCGTTCGATTTGATTTGTGTCTGAGAATCTTGAAAAATAGAACGTGTCGTTGTTTCTAATTCTTTTGATAATTATGCTTGGAATATAGACTTCACAATGGTCTTCAACCATTTTAAATTCCATCTCATAAAGACATCCATTGTCTGTCTCGTCGTAGTAGTCGTAAAACTCCATATATTCATACCCATCACTATTTAAAAGCTGACTTTCTTTTGCAAATCTAATATAAATACGAAACATGTCTGTCTCATATATATTACATTCTTCATCTTCATGGCGTGAGTCTATTCCTAAGTCTATCTCAAACCTTTCACCAAGTTCAATCATTTCATCTTTTATCTCTGATTTAACGTCGTCAAAACACACTTTCATTTGAGCCATATGCATTGATGTTTGTGTAGTGTTATTTCCGTTCGGTATAAAGCACTTGTCTAACATTTTTAAAAACTTACTCATAATTCGCCTCCTAATCTAATTTAGATGAAAGAACAATTTCATCATATTCCGAATAATCTATATGCTCTTTCTTCTCCCAAAGACGTATGGCTATCTTCAATTTTAGCATTTAAAATCCTATCATCACTATCAAAACACTCCTTACAGCAAGTTTGGCCTCCATATGGATGACCTTGTATCCTATGGTAAGTATTTTTACGCTTGCAAAATGAGCATGTAACCATATTTGTCAACTTTTTAATTTTTACCAACTTCATATTGTACCTCCTAATCAGTCCCTAAATAATATTGACTCCATCTTCTCTGTAGTTCACAACCTTCAATCTCTCTAAATTCACCATCATTACTTGCAAATGCAATTATGTTGTAGTCTGCTTTATAAACAGTTCCACCTTCTACGTTCTGAACTTTGTCGTTTTCAAATTCTTTTAGAAAATCCATATAATCTCTACTCATGATTATCTCCTCTCATTTTTATACCACTCAGTTAATTTCTCCAACTCATTCTCGTTTACAGAATCACCTTCTCTGACTTTGTTCTGTAGCTTCAATAATACTACTGTATATTCTAATACATTACCATCCAACTCTAGACACCTCCATTTTAATGTCGCTGTGTCCATTGTGCCTCATCTCAGTAGCATATTTAACTTCACTATATGTTAAACCTGCTTCGCTTTGATAATGTTCGTCTGGGTGGAAATAAATATATCCACTAGCAAACAGTACCAATAATATAATTCCTATAATAACTGCTTTCATATTAATCATCTTCAAACCCCTCCTGTTTAATTCTATTTACTTCTTCTGGTTCTATGCCTAGAAAACCTGCAACATATACTTCTGGATATTCGTCTATAGTTTTGTCGTTATAATCTCTCCATTTAAACCATTTTTCTTTAAGTGTTAATTCGTTAAATGGCTTCTTTTTCTTTTTAAATAAATTCATATCAACTCCTCCTTTTGATAATATAAGTATATATCATTGAAATGGGTTTGTCAATAGGTAAATGAAAATTAATATAAGAAAAAAAGATAGAAATTAATCTACCTTTATCTTAATAGTTTTCTAATGTCAATTATTCTAAGTGGATATAAGAATAAATGAAATAAGAACCATAAAAATATTTCAATAAATGTAGCACTATGAGCATACATAAACATTGCCCAATACAATGCAACTAATAATCCTATTCCTAAATAAATACACAACCCAATCATAAACACACCTCCTTTTAACAACTAGTTAAAATATGAATTTTATTTGATTGCTATTCAGCTCTTACTAGTATTGTATTCATACTCTTAAATTCCACTTCAATTATACCATATTCTTGGTCATCAAACTTATTTCCACAATCGTAACAAGAATATCTCGGATACACTCTTTTTCTCCTCTTTCCGTTAATTGGTTGTCTGTCTATCCATTCTTCTCTAATACTCTTAGATTTAAATATTGTTGTTCCACTACATTTTGGACACTTCATAAGTCCTCCTTTATTCAAAATAAAATTGTAATTTCATGTTGTTATTCATCGTCTTTATCTTTATCCTTTTCTCTCAATCCAAACATTACAAACATAACAGATAAAATAACATAAGTCCAAAATCCATTAATTGTGAAATCATTAAATATTGATTCACAAATCCATAATCTCATTGGTGTGATAAGTAATGCCAAAGGAAGTCCAATTGCGACTACAATACACCCTAGACATCCTGCCGTTTCGCCCTCTCCATTTTTTACAGCACTCTTCATAGAATTTGTCAATCCTTTAATAAATAAGCTTAAAATGGAGCTAATAACAGTCATTAATAGTGTTGATAAAATTAATGTTTGTTCGCTCCCTACTTGAATTTGATTTGGAAAATAAATATCCCCAAAATAAAACGTTAATGCAATGACTATAAATCCAATAATTCTCTTCATAATTCTCCTCCTTTTAATTTGCCATGAAATAGATGTTTCATTTACTTTATAACTTGTTTTACACATTCCCATAATGCGTCACACAAACAACTAGAGTCCTCTCTCCATAGTAATTGTCTATTTGTCAAATAAATGTCGTTCTTATCATCATTTTCTACATACTCAATTACAATCCAGTTGTTTGCTTTCTTACTTCTCTTTATATCATAAGTATGAATAGATTCATCTAGAATTTCCATCATTTTGCCAATATTAATATCTTGGGGTTTCATCATAAATGTGCTTTTCCCAACTAATTCAGAAAGTAATCTAAATCTTCTAGATGTTCTAACAACCGTTTCATATGGTCTTCCTTCTGGACTGTAGTCGTCTTCTCTTTCTAGCTCTTTCAACTGCTCTTTTGTAATGTGTTGCTTCATAAGTCTCTCCTTTCTAAATCTAAATAAAATCGCCATTTCATCACTATTTAAAAAAAATCTTCTTTCGTTTTTTTAATGGCACTCATAAATAAACAATAACATTCTTCGCATAAATCAACCTCGTCATCAATTACATTTACCTCTCTTTTTTCGTAGTAAGAAATTTCCTCTTTGCATTTTCTACACTTAAACATTTTTCTATCTGCCCAATCCATTATTCTTCCTCCTTATATCCTAATTTACGTCTCAAATACCTAACTTCTGCCTTTAGAACCATATTTTCAACTCCCATTTTCGCTATGTTGGAAAATATATAATATAAGTATCCAATTAAAATCAAACCAATTAAAATATAAACCCCAACTTCAGATACATCAGCCATAATCCCAACCTCCTATTCTACATGAAATTTAACTTTCATCTATTTTACAGCTTCTCAATTATTTTAAACATTGCGTAAGACGTACATGGGATTGCGATTATTAGCTCAATTGTGTATATTTGAAAAATATCGCCATCCAGTATAAACTTCACCAACATTAAAATCATTAATATCAATAACACAACCAAGATAAACAATAATATCATAGTCATAATATCACCCTCCTTAACTCCACATGAAAGATTCATTTCATGGTGTTATACCTTATTAATGGTTTCGCAAACTGGACACCATAACACACTCTCAACATCTCTCCAATCTGTATGGACATCTTTACTTGTATATTGAACAACAGACTTGCAATACCAACACTTACATATCTTACCTAATTTTCTTTTGCCGTATCCTTTTCCGTATTTGATTACTTTCACATCTCTCATCTCCTCTCAATACCATTATATCAAATCAATTCCATTTGTCAAGTGTTTTATGTAAATTAATTCAAGAAAAGACCGATTATTTATCGGTCTAGTTTGTTATTTTCGCCATAATACTTCTTTCTCATTTCTTTTGCATATTCACCAGCTTCCTCTAGCTTATCTAAAGGAAATTTCTTTAAGATAGTATTTTTACCGTTCACTTGAAGCTGAACTTTCCACCATTTTCCACCCTTGGACACATTTCTGTATCCCGACTTGTTGTTTGAATTTTTGCCATTTCTATTCATTGCGTTTTTGCTTCTGCTTTTAGGCTCTAAATTAAATTTTCTATTATCTAAAGTATTGTGGTCTTTGTGGTCTACGTGAACTTCTCTGCTTTTGGCACCAATTATTAGCCTGTGCATGTACATTGTACTTTTTCTGTAGGTTCCATCATTATTGTAAATTTTATATATGCATTTTGCATAATAAGATTTTGTGTCAAAATTCCACCCAGCACACCATTTGCTTTGGAAGCTTAACACTTTATCGAAATCATCATTGTCAATATAGCACTCAAAACAACTTCCATCTTTTCTATCCAAATATATAATTGTATATTCGTCTAGTTTTTTAAATCTATTTTTGTATTCTATTATTACTCCTCCTTATTCAACTTCAATCTCTCTGATTCTATAATCATGCAAATCATAAATAAAACTCTGTAAATCATAAAATTCATCACATAATTTACATTTGTCTTTTTCACATTCCTCTACATGTTCAGCCAAAACATTAAATCTCTCAGTATCATCCTTTATTTTGTGGTTCAAGTCGCCCAAAATCTTTTTAGCTTCATCTTCATTAAACCTAGCACAATGAATATACTCATGATAATCTTCCCATTCTCCATGAGAGCCCATAATTAAATATACTTTAGTCATTTAAGTTACCTATATTTACGATAATATCACTCTCGGTTATTTGATATTTATCAAATACCTCTAATTCCCATAATGAACAATACATAGGAAACTCATCAATATCTGCTAAATCTCCAATCATACTTTTTCTATCTGAGCAATTAGATAAAATTCCATTTATCATCACTTCTGCATCATAAGTATCTGCTAATCTAATCACTACATTTGCCTTGTAAAACTTCTCATTAAAATTATTCATCTTTACTCTCCTTTCACAATCCCATGTTCTTCCAAAGCTTCAATTGTTTTATCAATCCAAACACCACGTTCTTTACATTCTCTCAATAGTCCACCAATTAAATATGTCATTGCTTTGCCTTTTTCAAAACTCACTGCGTGCGGATAGATATAAGTTGAATAACTATTTAAACAATCCATATGAATAATGTTTCTATTTGGAATAACATTCTTATCCATACATTCAAAATAAACACTCTCTCCAACTATTTCTTTTACTTCTATTTCACACTCTTCAATTTTAAAGTCTTTCATTTTTGCCACATATAATGTATTCATCTCATCCTCCTATACATAAAATAACATTTTCATGTCCTACCACTCAATTAAAATGTGTTCTGGAGTGCCATAATCCATAGGTTCCATTGATGTAGCCGGTTCATATGAAAAATACTTGGCATCGAAGTCATAAATGTTTATTAGGTCGTGAATAACTTCGTTGACAACTTCTTCCTTTATATCTTCATCCACATAAGTTGGAACATAGAACATTAAATGATTCAAATTATCCGATTCTCTAAGCTCTCTTTCAATTCCACCTAACATCATTTGTTTTTGTCTTGTAATTAATCCTAATTTTCTATCGTTACTTATTTTAATCATTTCGTCTCTGTTAATCATTTTAAACTACTCCTTTCATTCACTATTTTAGAACCTGAATCCCACTAATTTCACTATAACTAAATCCTTTGACTTCTGTACAATGTTCAACCCATTCTTTACCAATATAATCAAGATAAACAGAGCAATTAATCATAAGTCTATCTCTACCAATTCTAAATACTTTGCCAATATATACACTATTTTCTGTATGGAGACATAGCATATCATCCATATAGATATTAGTGTCTGATACCCCATATTTATCAACTAGATGCACGAATTGACCATCTACACTATTTATGTTTAGTATATTTACCTCCTACCATCACTTGAAACACACGTTTCATCTACCTAACGCTTCCAATTTCTCTTAAATAATAAGTAATTGATACAATCACTGCACTAAATGACATTACTTGCGGAACTTCATGTGCCCAAATTGAATATAGTAGAGTTAGAATCCATACACACAAGCAAATCCAATCTAAAGCCTTCATAGTTTTTTCATTCATATTATTTCCTCCTCAAATTAACCATACACTAATTTATTCTATTTGTCAACCATTATTTCCTGATGAAATGTAGTTTTCATGTGGTTTGATTCATTTTTATTTTGGCTTCTTTTACAATATTATTCAAATAATCTACACTTGCAATCATCCCGCTTTTCAAGGCTTCATAAATACTATCGCAACTTTCACTGTGTATATATCTACCATCTTTTTCAACATACACTGTATAGGTATATTTTGGAATTGCGCCAGACTCAACCTTTTCTGAATTGCCATTTTCAATTTGATTAATTGTCTCATATGTTATAATTATACCGAATTCATTAGCAAATTTTTCAATGTCTCTTAATATAATATAAGTGTTTCTAACGTCTTCCATTATGCCTCCTTTTCATCATCAAACTCATGTTTACAACCGTCACAGAAAAATCCAGCAACACAGTCAATGTCTTTATTGTATGGACATTTTTCAAGAGGAATTTCTTCTCCCTTATTATTTAAAATTGTGTGTACTGGATCAATACAGTCAATTATTTTTATACCCATATCTTTAGTGATTTTTAATATATCATCCAATATCATTTTCTTTCTCCCATCTTCTGATAGCTCGTCTTTCAATTCGTTGTAGTCTAGTGTTTTCTTTCTTGAGTTTCTTATTTTCTTCTTGTAAATGATATTTTTGAACCAACAATGACGAGTGTTTCCTGCACCAAATTAAAGTTTGTTCTAGCGATTCTGAAAACTCCTCCTCGTATTTTGCTTTTTCATCTTCTGCAATGTTCAAAATGTCTTCTGTAAATATCTTTAATTGACTCCAAAATAATTCAACTTCTTCATTAAATTCTTCGTTTGCTGTTTCTGATGCATAGTCAAAAATAAAACTATTTCTATCAATCAATTTTTTAAAACTCTCTGTGGCTTTAATTAGTTTTTTCACAGCTTCTCCTCCTTAATACTTAACAAATTCAATCTACGTGTCCGCTTCACGGCACTACTATATACCATTTGAAATGAAGATTTTATTTGGTCTAGTCATTGCTGGTAATTCCCATATACCAATTTAAAAATGCTAATAATAACTGTATTGCGACCCAAATTGCATCTCCTTTGATTAATGCCGAAAATCCTCCAGCCAAACAAAAACCACTCACAAACATATTAAATCTTCCATAATTAAACATAATCATACCTCCCTCTCATCTTCATATATACTCACATTTACAATACTTAATCGTCTCATATCATAATTATTCAGCCTGTATCTGCCTCCATGATACTGTTGTACGATTAATCCTTCACTCTCTAACTTCTTCATCTTTCTACTTATAGAGTGTATTGCATTTTCAAACTCTTCAGCTATTTCTGTTAATGTCGGAAAGAACAAGCTCTCTTCAAAGTAGTCACAGATGAATTTAAATACAGCTTCCATAGTTGCTTCTTTATAATTAATGTCATATTTATCTACTGTCATATTAATTCTCTCTTCCGTTTTTACCAACATTATTCTCAGCCAACTCAATCATCTTGCTGTTACTCAATCTCCATGAGCCTCCATGAAATTGTTGAATAATCAAACCTCTGTCTTCCAGATTATTCATTCTACGTTTAATTTCTCTCATTGACATTCCACCAAACTCATATGCAATTTCTCTGTAGTTTGGAAAGAATAAGAACTCCTCATAATATTCACATATGAATTCATAAATTGTAGTCGCTCCATCTGTGATTTGTTGCTCAGTTTGTTTTAATCTCATTTGATTCACCTCTACAAATAGTATATCATAATATATGTTAGAATTCAATCATTATTTTATGAATTCCAAAATTTTATTTAATAGTGTTGCGAAATAAATTACCTCTTGGCTTAGTACATATAATTGTGTTTGAACTTCCATTGACTTCAACGCTTTTCCATTGAAGTTTAAGAGTTCTTTTTAATCTTTCAAGCTCTTTCCTTGTTGTGTACCTAACTTCGTGTCTATTAATAGGTTTTTTATTTTCATCTTTGTTATCAATGAACTCAACAGGATTTTCTTCAATTTTTTCGTTAATTGCTTCTCTTACTTCTTTTCTAACTCTTGGCTCATATTTATAATTATCCATCTTAGACTCTTCTATTGTACTTTTACCTTGAGCTTTTCTTATCTCATTTGAAATACTGGGAACTTTACTCAATGTTTCATATAGCGGTTTCAGTGTTCTTAGTTCATTTTTTAGCATTCTTCTTTCTTTTCTTAACTCTCTGATTTCTTTATAAACATTGAATCCAGTTACGACATCATAAGAACTTTCTTCTATTTCATGAAGTACATCTTGCAATAATCCATTAACCTCTGACAATCTTTCTTCGTCCTTTTCATATAATTCAACAGTCATTTCCATTTGAGTTGCTATATCATTTGCTACCGAACTTCCTTTTATAATTTCTCTACACATTTTATTACTCCTCCTCTTTCGTTATCTTCTATAATCATTATAGCATACTGAAATAGAATTGCAAGCGATTTTGAAAAGTTTTTTAAATTATTTTTATAGTAAAAAAAGAACCCGAAATGGGCTCTAATTGTTATTCCTATTGTCGAGCGATGCTTTTAATTGACAAGATGTAAAAACTTTATATACTTCCAATTCACTCAAAGCATGAAGCAGTTCGCTCTCTTCAAAATCATACCTCTCATTCCATCCATCCACAATCAGTATTTCTGGTTTTCCTGCATCTTTAATTATTGACTGTATACCTTTAACATCAATATCGTCAAATTCTCTGAACTCTATTTGTGATTCTTCTAAATTTACATTCATAAAATCAGCTTTTCTAATCAATTCTTCTATTGAAATCTCATTACTTAAAAACAAAGCTCTCCCAGTAAAATTGTCTAACTCTTTAATTAGCTCATTTGTTTTTCCGCTTCCTGCGGTTCCATAAATCTTTTTGTATAACATATTTTTCCTCCTAAATTTTGTTTTAGCCCCACATAAAACTAATGTTTCATTTGGTTTTACCACTCAAAAGACTTCTCAAAATCGCTAACGGTAATTAAATCTTCTCCTATAGAAATTCTAAACTGCTTAAGGTATTCATAAATTTCATCATGACTAAATTGTTTGTCGATATGCTCTATTTTGTATGATGTATAATAGCTACTCCCAAATCCACCACCTGCAATTTCAGATGATAAGTGCTCAAGTAGCTCGTTGGATACTAATGGATAATCCTCTTCGCTATCATCTTCCTCTAATACATATAGGTCGATAGAGCTCATTCCAAGTATATCTAGAATAGTTCCACTACTTGTACTTGTGTCTCCTGCACACTCGTAACACCCTCTTCCATTGTTTTTGGTAATTCTGAATTTTGCTGATTCTATACCAACATCTGACAAAATCAATATCAATTCAGAAAGTTTTAAATCTCCATGTTTTTGTTTAAGTTCTTTAATTTCATTTAAAATACTCATAATTAATCCTCCTAATATTTTATAATTTATTCTAACATAATTACTTTTATTTGTCAAGTGTTGTTTTAGTTGATTTTCTAATCATTAATCCTCCTCACTAAAATGCCATCTGTATCACAATAATAATGACATGTTGGACACGCAACTCTCGATTGAGTGTATAATCCTTTGTCTATGATTTCTATGTCTGACGCATTAAAAGAGAACTGCGTACTACACTTTATGCATGTCGTTTTTCTATCGTCTAGATTTAATATCTTCATAAGCCCTCCTTTTATTTTACACATGAATTATCAATTTCATGTTGTTTATTCTACTGTGGATACATCCCAGTCGTATTCTTCTCCAATTACATAAGAATCTTCTTCATAGTCTTCAATATTATCTCCGTCTATAAATTTCTCTAAAGCTTCGGCTTTATTTTCTGCTTCAATTATAGAGACTCTTGTCTGCCTACAATCATATTTTATAATATATTTCATACTATCTCCTTTCTACGTCTATGAAATAACTGTTTCATTTGGTTTATTTACCTGCCTCTATGTAATACCCGTTGGTGTTATTTTTAGAGACTCCAAGAACTTTCTCTACAATTCTTCTTTCATCAATCCACTTTACAGTAAGTCTAGTTGTATTAGAAGCGTCAACTCTTACTCCACATCCAGAACATGCATGACTGCATTGATATGTTGGATATGGCTCACCACATTTATTACACACATTGACCTCGTGAAAATTTCCATCTGTAAATCTGTATTTTGCTCTTACTCCTTTTGGTTTGATTGTATTCATCTTGTCCTCCTTCATCTTATATATAATTATACCATGACCAAAACTTATTTGTCAAGGATTATTTCTAGCCTTTTAGTTATAAAATTATTATAAGTCTGTGGTCTATCAATTAATTTATTTATACCATCTAACTGACCCTCTATGTTTTTACATAAATCAATCAGAGCAGAAAACCTATTTCTCTCATTTTTGTCAAAAGCTTCGTACATTTCTTTGTCGTAATTTTCTCCGTTAAACAGTTTCTTTCTTTCATTGATTGCATTTTCTTTATCTTTTTCAAGTCTCTCTATAAGCCTCAATATTTCTTTAGTATCTTGTAGCATAATTACCTCCATTTTTCTATTTTTAACTTTATAGTATTTCCAACACTTGTAGCCATTCAAACTCACGATGAAATAGCCGTTTCAAGTGGTTATTAGTAATAATCAACAACTTCAACCTTCACGAAAGATGTTTTAGAAATATTGATTACGCCTACATTTTCTATGTTTATTTGTCCATTTAATCCTTTTTGATAGCAATCTTTAACTAGTTGTTCAAAATCCTGTCTTTGTTGATTTGTATCTTCGAGTTCGTTTTCGAAAAAATCAGTGTCATACGTTTCTTTTACACCACTATCATACAAAACAATAAATCTTAATGCATATTTGTTCATATTATTTACCACCTTTCTTAAATCTTCTCATCATAATTCCAATTTTAATCTTATTACTCATCACAATCCTCCTAAATATCCAACATATAACCAGTTGGAGTGTAGCCAAATCTTTCACAAATTCTATCAATAATACTTTTAACTGTATAAACATTGACATCTAAATCGCCCAAGCTGACAGTAACTACTTCTTCACGAATCATTACATTTTGTACATCAATGTCATAGAAATACAATTCGTTATATATTACCTTTTCAAGATTGTTCATCATAATCCTCCTATTTCAATAACTCAGCCAATTCGTCTTCCAGTCTAGTCTTCTGTAAGTTCCAGTATTCTTTTAAAACTTCTAAGTCCCTAGGCAATAACTCTGTTTTAGACATATGCTCCGAGAATTCTTCGCCATAAGCAAGATAGAACTCATCCATATAACTTCTTGTAGCAAAATCAATTTTCTTTTCTATATCCTCTATTTGACTACAAATACTTGCAATTTCTTTAGCTTTTTTAATTTGTTCATCTTTACTCATCATAATCCTCCTCAAATAATCCTCTTAACGACTCCAGCTCTTCCTTCCCTAAGTTTTTAACAGCATCTAAATCCATTTCGTCCAACTCTCCAATTGCTTCGTCATAACTGTATTGTTTCAACGCGTCCTCAATAATCATAGCACAATCTACACACTCGTTGTCGCTGTTTAATGCTGTATAGTTTCCACATGTTACGCAAGTTCCTTCATGATTCATATTAATTTTCCTCCTTTGACAAGTCTTCCAATATCTTAGCAATCTCATTGTATGCAGATAGTTTGTGATTCAAATCATCCATCATATCAGAATAATAGTCTCTGTTCTCCAAAAGCTCTCTGTATTGCGAATAAGAAATTTCTTCTCCTTTTGAATGCTCTTCTCTAATTTCTATTAGTCTATCATCTGCCTCATTCCATAGTGTGTTGTAATGAGTTCTGTAACTAGCTATATCGTCTCTCTGCTTTTTAATGATTACAACTGCACTTTCTAAATTCATTTCATTTCCTCCTCAATCTCTCTTATTAATTATATTATACTGCTTGTTTAATCGTGTGTCAATGGTTATTTTAATCTTTTATCATTTTAATTCCAGTTTCTTTTTCTAGCATTCTCACCACATCATGTTTTTTGATGACTTTTCTTACGTTCATATGTTTCAACAACACATTTTTCATATCTTCTTTTGTATTCATAGTTCCAACAATTCTACAACATGATTCACAATATAGAGACCATTTGTCTGAGCAACCAGTATGCTTTACAACTCTGTAAACTATATGAAGACCTCTTTCATCTATTGGTGAACATATAATCATATCACCGTGATAAAACTTGAGTCTTCGTTTTTGATTCTTGAAATCTAAATAATATTCTTTCACATTCTTACCTCCGTTTTATTTTATAATTAATTTTACCACGTATAGTATACCATGTCAACACTTTTATGTAATTTATTTTGATTATTTTTAACTTCAGATGAAAGCAAGATTTCATGTGGTTTTTGTAATAAAAAAGAGCCCTAATATAAGGACTCTAGTTTCAAATTTTTTAACTGTTTTATTCTGCCTGTTGATTCAATATCATAGCACTCTTCGCACAACTCTAATTTTGCTCTTGCAACATAACTAACTTTATCTTTCAAATCTTTTTGCCTCAATCGTCTTCCGCATCTATCACAACTTGATATTGAGTTAGATTCTACTCATTTGGTATCGACTTCTTTTTCTTGCCAATCATATTGCCCCAACGTCTTAAAAACTTTTATATGCCCTATCTCATCACACCCAGAAAACTGTGACCTAAACCTAGAGTGTTCAAACCATATAGTGTAATCACTGTCTTTTGAGCACAATTTTCGTGGTTGATTGTCTATCATCCAATTAATACATTCTTTAACACCTGTCATATTTTATCTCCTTTAATTAAAACCCAATGAAATTGGCATTTTATCATTACTTGTTTAACTCCATAATTACCTTTGCACCGTGCTTTTCTATAAAAGTGAATGTATATCCATTTATCGGACTTTTTCTTTTTCCGCTTAAATACATGCTTATATCAGGTGCTCTTATATTTAAGGCTTTTCCAGCTTTACATTGCGAATCAAATATCTCACCGGTTTCATTGCATAGAATTCTTTGTTTTCTCGTACTTATAAATTTGAAGTTCGGGTCATCGAATTTTGTTCTAATCCAATCCTCTTTTACCTCATCATAATATCTAACCTTTACACCATTCGAGTCGCATGCTTTACCTCTACAAGAGTACGCTATACTTCTATGGTCTATTCCCATCTTTACAGCCAATGCCTTTCCCGTTGGGTATATCTTAATTACTTTGTCATCTTCTACAATACAACATTGTTTACTCTTAGGGTATAATCCATTATTTCTTACGTGCGTCATGTTTTCTAGAGGGGTACACCATTCAAGATTGTCCACCCTATTATTTGACTTGTTTGCATCCTTATGATTCACCTGTGGTTTATTTTCTGGATTCGGTATGAACACAGTGGCTATTATTCTATGCCTTCCATGTATGACACCATATCCCATACCTAAGTCTATCGATGTTTTTACATATCCATCTTTATCTGGTTTATTTGACAAAGGTTTTCCTTTCTTGCCAATTACAGTGCCATAATTAGATATTTTATACCCATTGATTTCCTTCCATATTTCTTTGATTTATTTATCCTCCTACGATGTTTATTATCTCTGTGGTTTCATTATGTTTAACTAGAATGGTAAATTAAAACCAATTACATCTCTAGTCAAAACGATATCGCCATCTATTTCTAATTCCATTTTAATACTCTTGTCACTATATTCGTCTGGTTTGACTACGAAATTAATGTCAATATCACAGTCGTCAAGACATTGCTTAAATAGCTTTAGAAATTCATTTTTGTTCACATTAATCCTCCCTTAAATTGTGTTTAATTTACTTTTGTCTATTCAAATATTCACTAACTGAATACAAACTAATAAACGTTTTTCCACCATTAGTCTTAACCATCTTAGAAACTGCTCCAAGTGAACGTCTTTGTCCTTCAGTGAAGAATTCTCCTCTATCTTCATCTAAAACACAAAATAGCGTCTTTTGTGGTTGTTTATTGCTATCATCTACAACCTCGGCAATTGAATATACACCTGTCATCTTTGGTGTAATTACATACAGTACAAAATCACACTCATTGCGTTGTTTAATTTCTTCTTCCATACACTCTGGAGTCCAATCATCTACAACCGGGTTGAAGTAATCAATTTCCAACATTTCAATTAAATCACTTCTCCATTCGCTTTCATTGCAAGTTCCGCCTAAAAATACTTTCATAATACTCCTCCTAAATAGTCTCTCCATCCCAATTTTTAATAATCACATTGAATCCACATTTTTGCAACTGATGAGTTGATTCTCTATACGTTTTTACATTTGCCCCGTAGAAGGTATGGGTACTGAGGTACGTCCCCCAGCTATCATCATCTTCTTTTGATTTAATCCATCCATTACAAACTCTTCCGCCGATTTTGTCTTCTTCGTCAAATCTTAGGTAATGTGTATCAGACTCAATTCCACAATTAACCAATTCATCCCAATTATTAATTAATGTCGCATCTGGATATAATTCAAATAATGGAGTATCTCTCAGTCTAATCTCTTCTTCTGTCAGTTCTATTGGCTTCTCTTGTGGAGCTCCAAACTCAATGTAGTCACTAAATTGCTCATATTTTTTACTTGAGCTTCTGTTGTTACTTTTATTCATTCTACTGAAGCTCTGATTGTTCCTTCTGTGTTTAGCCATTTTTATTCTCCTTTAAATGTCTTTCAACGGAATATAGTCTATTATCTATATTTTTTAAATGTCTAACTACTTCTTCGTTAATCTCTATCAGTTTACCTATACCCAAAAAATATCTTACAAGTTGTGACAGAATCGCAATTGCAATAAATAATCCAAGGATTATGACAATAGCAACCAAAGTTTCTTTCATTTTAATCCTCCTAAGTCCAAATCCAACCTTTTTCACTATTAATAACCAACTCATACAATTCATCATCTGTAATCTCAACCAACTCAACAGAACCAGTTCTCCAAAAATATTCTTGATTACCTTTAGTATACATGTGTTTTATACCTACTTCTAATAGTTCTTTTGATATCGCATATAAATGTCCATCTGGTCTAGAACCAAACTCATATTCAGTTACAGGCGTTCTATATAATGCTCTAATCATAATAATCCTCCTAGTAAACAATATTGATATAGTATAATTCCAAGTAATCCAGCTAAAAATAGCGTTGCTCCAACCTTTTTCTTTGTTGGTTTTATTGAAAATTCTTCACTACAGCTAAAGCAATACATTAGAGCTATAGATGCAATATAATATATAAAAATCATTTTAATCCTCCTTTAAAATTCCACTTGAAATCTATGTTTTATCGTGTTTTAATAATCTTCTTGATTAATCACAATTACATTCGTTGCATTTGGATTTAAGATTAGCTTTGCATCTCCCATAATTCTTAAGCTACCATCTTTGTCTTGAGTGATTGAAATCTCATTTCCATTAACGTCAAATCTAACAACATTAGTTTCAACCTCTTTAATTTCGTCCTTGTAATTATCTAATTTTACAGTTGTTTTCATAACATCTCCTCCTTATAAATCAATCATATCACAATATTGATGTGGTTGCAAGTGTTTATTTAACAATATTAATTATTTTATATCCTCTATGTTTCATTTCGCTTCTGATTATTTTATCAGAAATTAAATAGTTATACTCGTTCATAATTTGAAATTTTAATTGTTGTAGGTTTTCAATCTGGGAATCAATATTCTTAATTATTCTAATATTGTTGGTTGTTTTATACTCGTTTAACTTAAACTTTTCACTCATTAAAATAGCAATTTCCTTTTGAGTTTTTAAATAAGTTATATCCTCTTCGATTGACGATATTTTATCCTTTGCACTCTTTATAAAGTTTATACTTTTATTTAAGTTGTCTTTGTATATTCTAGTCTTTATCTTTCTTCTAATAGTCGTGTTTGATGAAAATCCATCACTATAAATCTTATATAGGTTTGACAACGCTTTTTTATCCATATTACCCATATTCCCTCCTATTTCAATCTCATTTCCACACCATTTCTAGCCCACTTATACTCATAATCTGTATCGCAATGTCTACATTTCCATTCTCTGAAGTCTTTATTAACCTCGTCAAAGAAATATCTATCGTTATATCCACTAAGCCTCATCATGTTATAATCTCCATTAGAATGACAAATAGGACACCACGCTTTAGCATGCAAGTCGTTTCTATGTTGGCTATACTTAAACTCAAATATTACTTCAAAATCACCTTTTTGAAATACTCTATCCTTTATGAATATGTCATTTCTCCAATATTCTAATACAAAGTTACCTGCTTTATTTCTCTTAGTAATTTCAACAATTTTTCCATCTGCTTTATTTGGGACTCTGTTTTTATTGTTTTCATTTTGAATCAATTTTATTTTCATAATCTCCTCCTATTAAATTAATATTCTTTTAAATTTAAAACATAATAAGCACACACTTTCTTTCCGACAAATCTTTCAATTGGATTTATTAAATCTGATTTTATAGAACATCCTCCTAAGTCAACTTTGTGTTTTATATCATCATGTGTTTTTCCCTCATAAATATGAAACATCCATGTCTCATAGAAACAAACCACATAATCTACTCCTTTTACATGAAGTCTAAAGTATTCATCACCATGTGGCAATGACATTGGCTCTAGTTTTTCAATATGTTTTAAGATAAACACACTCCACTTAAAGTCTTCTATAAACTTAGGTACAAAAAGCTCCCATAAAATACTAATTAATAATATCAAAGATGAAATAAATAATACGATTTCAAACATAATTTCCTCCTATTTTCTAAAATCAACTTTGTAGTGTTTTCAACGGTTACAGCGTTTCAAAAACCACATGAAACGACGATTTTATCAGTTCTGCTAATTCATTCCTCTGAAATCAAAGTCAATTTTATTTTTGAATATATATTCCAACTCAGAAATCACATATACATCATCAATTTTTTGTGAAATCCATTCATTATCCAAGTCTAAAGTTTCTCTATAGAATAAATCCTTTACTTTGTCATAGTAAATATCTCTTCTGACTCTTCCATCAATATAACATAAAATATCTCCATCTGCAACTTGTCTAAAAACATTAATCAATTTGTTCATTTCCAACTCCTCCTCTTATCTTCTTAACTACATTATATCATTCTATACTCTATTGTCAATACCTTTTTGAAAATAATTTAATTTATTTATAGAAGAAAAGAGCCGTTTAAGGCTCTATCTTTTAATGATTATCATTGTCTATAATAATTGTATTCTTGTCATTAAAAACAATATCAATTATTGATTGTTTGTCAGAAATGTATTCGGTAATCATCCCTTTAGACCCATGGTCAATATATCCTTTTTCATACCATTCATCATCGCATTCTTTTATGATTAATTCAGCTCCAGTATAGTCCATTACAGCCTCTTTTACTAAGTCCAACATACTATCATTGTCTGAATACTCAGTGACAATGTAGCTTAACTTTTCGAGCGGACTTCTTAATGTTTCATAGCCCCACCCAAACTCTCCAAAGCTTACTTCAATCTCATCTCTAGAAAACTCTCTCATTCTGTCTGAACCAATGATAGACAAGCTGTGCATTGAACTAGAGTTTGTCTCAAATACATTTCTTCTAATTTGTTATTTCATAATTCCTCCTAACCGAAACCGTAGTATCCAAATGCAACAACTTTATCGCCATTTTTAGTAGTATGTCTTTGCTCAAACTCTTCATAATCTCCACCAAAATTATTATATGTTGAAAATTCATTGTCTCTTAGTAACTCTTCAATCTCATCATCGTCCAATCCTTTTACATTCTCTCCATCTTTTTTAATTTTGGAAAGCGCTTCGTCTTTTGTTATTAGTTCATCTCTCCAAGTTAATAACATCTCACCTTTTTTAAATCTTTCAAATTCCTCCTCACTTACAATAGTTAAACTATGCATAGAACTACTGTTTGTTTCAAATACTCCAAATCTAATTTGTCTCTTCATTTCTTTCTCCCTTCACAACCTTAAACATTTCGTCAACAGTTTTTAATAATTTATATCTACTATTAGTAGCACAAGAGTTCAGTGAAAATTCTTCTTCTACTAAATCAATATACATAGTGTGTTGTCCATCATCACCCATATAAAATTCTTCCCATTTTTCTGTGGTAAACATTCTTCTAACATTTAGTTGTTCAATAGCCATATTATCAAAACTAACCACTTTAAACGATTCTGCTATTTTGTGCAAATTATCGTAAATTGACTTTTGATTTAACTTGATTTTATCGTTTTCACTCTTTCTAAATTCAATACCACGTCTTACGTCTTTGTATCCTAAAATTAGTATTTTAATTCCTCTATTTGATAATTTCATAATATCTTCGTATGAATGAACCCCATTTATAACATGAATTACAAAGTTATTGGTGTTAATATTTTCTTTTTTACAGTCATTATAAAACTTGATTAATCCGTCACTATCACCATTGTAAGATATTCCAATGCCATTTAACAATCCTCTATCATGAAGTGGATATAACTTAGAATAAATAGATTCACTTTCTCCCCACTTGTGAATGTCATAAGCATGGGATTGGTTAATTGTAATATTTGCGATTATACCTCTATTTCTACAGAACAATAAAAAATCTTCAAATTGAGGATTTTCAAATACATTGCCTCCTCCTATAGCAAGCTCTGTTCCGGGTCTTAGAGACCATAAGAATTCTTGGTCAAATTTTGAATTATCTCCATCTACAGTTGAATTTTCATGGCAGAATGCACATCCCAAATCACATCTGTTGGATATTTTTATGTCAATATTCTCTGGGAACTCTGCAATAAATTCATCCTCTTCGGTTTCTCTGACTTTCGTGCCGTCATCGTAAATCTTTACGTTGTAGTTGCCATTTTTATACTCGTTTAATAATTTCATAATACTCCTCCTTTTAAAATTCACCATGAAACCTATATTTCATCATAAGTTATTCTTCTAGTGTAATATCATCAATCATAGATTCGATAACTTTACTCATAGATTTAATCTTTGGTGAGTAAAATCTAGAAACCTGTTCTTCACATCTTCTCTTCTCTTCATTGTTATATAAATTTGCTTCTTCTACTAATTTTTGAGTTAGTATATAATAATTTGATAATAGTTCATATATTTCATTGTTTAAAATATGATTCGTGTCTATTTTTGCATCTTTTTCATAATTCAACAATATAGTAAACATTTCTTGAATCATAATATTAATTGATTCAATCTTCTCTTTGTCATAATGGTTGTCTATTAGCCATTCATGATTTGACAATACATCGAAAAATAAAATACCGTTATCATTTCGTATTCTAGATTTTTCTGTCTTATGTCTATATCCCCATCTGTCATCTGGATAATACTCAACACTGCCGTTTGTTAAAAATCTCATACATGAATTACATTTACTTCTATAGTCGTCTAATTCATTTGATTTTATTTCAGATAGCCTTTTTTTAACATATTCTTTCAATTCATCATAGGTGTTGTTTGTAAAAGAATTAAGAACCGATATATTAAAAAATGGTATTAAATAAACAATAAAAACTATTTTATAATCTTCAAATTTGACATTTTTTTCAATACATTTTTTCACTGTTAAAATCAACATAATTGATGCTATAATATATGAATATAAAATTGAACTAATTAACATAAGTCACCTCTCCCCACTTTAAAAACAACCCTATTTCATGAAAAGTTTGAAACGGTTTTTGATTAACTGCTTCCTTGTCCTTATAACCAATTTCTTTTATGAAATGAAATTTTCCAGAAAACTGTATTTTTTCTCCTTTTTCTAGTTGCTTTACAAAATCATCTTGTTTGTCGAACGGTACTCTAATTGCTATAAAATCAATCTTTCCCCATTCATTAAGTCTTTTTACAATTATTGAATAATTAAATCTCAACTCAATGATGTCATAAACTTCACCTTCTCCAATGACTGTTATATTCTTATTTTCTAATCTACTACTAAGATTCGAATATTCATTCAAAGAAGAACTTTTTAAATCAGATTTAAATTTTTTATAGATTTCATCCATTGATTTTATTGTGCCTTCTCCATTTTCAGTGTACGTGAAATTTATACCACTATCTTTTCTTAGGTCGAGTGGGTCTAAGTTAATAGCTTGTGTACAAACAATAATTAAGAATACTATTAAAATCTCCAATGTCAAATAATCTTTTATACACCAATACCCACTACTATAGTCTTTTGATTTTGTCGTCATATTTAAAAGTTCTTTTAGTCCGATTTTAATTTTCATTGTTTTCCTCCAATAATATTAATTTTAAAGAGTCAAGTTTTAACTTTTCTATATTGTCTAACTGAGCCTTACCTTGTTTTATAATATTCTTAGCCTCTTGGATTACCGCCACTGCATTTTCATTTCCTTGTAACATTTCTATTGATTTCATACTTACATCTACTAAATTCTTAGCCCCATCAACTAGTAGTTTATCTCTAAGTTGGTCTAAATAATTTAAGTCGTCAATCTTCTTTTGATGTTTAGATGTTATGGCCTGTAAGGAAATTTGCTGTTGAATTACTGGTAATACACTATCATAGGCAGAAAACATTTTTCTGTAAATTTGATAGTTTGTCTTCTTCATGATATCAGTGTTTTCAATTGCTTGTTCTGCTACAGCTTTTTGCATTTCAAAATCCGAAATTTTTTGTCTTAAAATTGATTGCTTTTCAATATCTACCATCGTTTGGCCTTCGCTCTTAATCATATCTTTGAGTTGTTCTTTAGCTACGTCAATGTGCGTATTTAAGCCTTCTACTGTGTCCAAACAGTCTTTTTTAATTGTATTAAGAACATTATTTACAGTCTCTAGTTCATTCTCCCATTGTTTAATTGTGGCATAGCTAGAACGCATCTCGCTTGCAATATTGGTGTACTTGTTAACCAATTGATTTGTTTTTCCAGAAATATTTGCTATAAACTTTTTTATTCCTTTGGCATTTTGATTTAATTTCACGATTTCGTTAGTGTCAATCTTCTTCATTACTTTTTCTAAATTCTTTACAATATCGTTGTCGCTAGAACTTGATTCAATAATATTCATTACTTGTTCACTTGAATTTCTAACCGAATCATTTAGTTCTCTTCCAAACTGAACTATGCTCATCGTGTCTCCAGAATTTATTGCAATCTGTAAATCGTTTTTAGTTTTGTCATATAATACTACAGTGTTCATATGTAATTCCTCCTCTATTTTTCTTAATATTATCATAATATAATAAATTTGTCAAGTAGCTGGTATAAAATAATTTGTGTTCAGTGGTCATTTTGTCCTGCTGTTATAGAGCTCGTGTTCTACAACCTAGTGATACCAACGTTTTCAGAAGCACTACTTCTTTGGCTGTTATAGTGTGGTGCGAAATTTCTAATCGTGTTAAGTGAAATTTGCTCGCTCTCAAATAAATTTCTGTTACGGAAGTCAACAACGTCAGAACTAAATCTGTTACGTGAGACTATTCACAACTTTGAATAAGTTTTCAAAATCTCAGTGATGAAAATTAGCTGGTGTTCTATAAGCTAAAAACGTCAGACTTCGAACTGTTACCGAAACCTAGTAATTGCAACGCGTTGCCCATGGTTATTTTTCGAATCTGTTACCGTGAGCCATATTATCACATCCACCACAATAAATATCAATACTCATAAATATTCATACATATAAACATTTACATGTATCTATGAATACAATTTCGACTCATATTGATGATTATCTAATCGCCTGCATGAAGTAACTCAGACATTTTGCTCATGTGAACTCTAATCTCTTGAAGCTCCTCAATCCAATCACGTACATTATCATACGTAATCTCTTGATTGTTTCTCATTAGCCTATGCATTTCTGGACTCATATGGTTAACTATCTTTTGGTTAACCTTAAATATCTCTTGTGTAATCTCTTGTAATTCTTCCTTAGTAAATACTGTAACTTTCATCTCATACCCTCCATATCTTTATATTATACTCTCTAACAATTCTTACTATCTACTCTAATCAACTACCGCTTTAAACTCGCTACCTTACAACTCAATTTCTAGCCCTATAACACCACTGCGTAATCTATTCTATTATTCCGCTTTGGTGTAGTGTTGGCGGTAAAATGGTGATTGTCTTGTGTGACGTGGCTATTTATCAATAACCACAATCACAGTTTTAATTTTTGTATGACTAAATTGGTCGTCATTATTATACCATTCAGCACAATTATTATCAATAAACGCTCTGAAATCTTGACTCTCCTTGTCATTTGCAAAAGTCCAATGTGGTGACATAATCGCAACAAGTCTACCACCTTCTTCTAGTAATTCATAGGCGTGTAATACATGTTTGATGTCTTGATTTTTGCTAAAAGGCGGATTCATTAAAACCTTATTAAACTTAATGTTAGTTTCATACTCTAAGAAGTCACCATTATTTACACTATAACCACTATCTTTTAGATACTCACAAAACTCATATGAATACTCACAACAAGTTATGTTTTCTTTGCTTGTAATATACGCTATTTTATCGGCAATATTTCCAAGTCCAGCAGACGGCTCAAGAACGGTGTCGCCATCATTTAAATTTGCATAGTCAATCATCTTATCAACTAATGAGTCGGGCGTAAAATGAACGTCACCTTTTTGACTCGATTGCTCAAGTTGCTGTCTTTTTAATTTTCTTTGAGCCTGTGCTTTTGCTTCTGGGTTATCAATATATTCAAGAATCATTTTATAAATATAAACTAATTCAATCAATTCAGATTTATTATTGATTCCTTTTTGTTGTAATTTCTTGATTCTTTTTTTCTGGTCATCATTAAACCACTCTGCGTTTGATGGGCTTACTGTTGGATATTCCAAAGTACCTCTATTATCAGAATACATATATCTTTGAGTTAGCTCTCTGAATGATGACACAATGAATAATTTAATCTTTGGGTTATAGTCACCACTGATTAATTTTTCTTTGATGTATATTAACACATTTTTATCATCTTCAAGCACCTCAATTTTTCGCACCCTTTCCGCTTGTTCTCTCATTCTTTTTGGTGTGTTTGTTAAATAATCACCACTTAAAGCATTGATTTTTTTATCAAGTGAGGCAATTTGTTTTTCAATTTGGGCAAGTTCTTTTGTGTTATCGTCAACTTTTACTTTTGTTTCTTTTTTCTTTACTTCATCTTGAATAATTTCAGAAGATTGAAGAGACTCTACGAAGCCTCTTTTTTCTTCTGTATCTTTAGTGTACCATATTTTATTAACTCTGTGCCATCTAAAACCATTATCTTTCAACTGCTTTCTAACTTCTTCCGAAGGCTTGCCAGTGAATGAAAGTTCAATACCATTTTTTTCATCGTTGAAATTAACTGTCATTTCTAAATCATTATTATCTGATTCAGTTTTTAAGCTTGTTTTAACTGATTCTTTTTTAGTTGACTTTTGAGGCTTCGCAGTTTCCCACGCTTCATATTCTTCTATGATTTCCTCGTCAATAATATCACATGCAACAATAGCACCTTTTGAAATCCATTGGTTTAATCTTTCAATATCTCCAGTGAATCTATTTGAGCGTGTAGCACTACCAGTTAACATTTTTGTTAATTTTCCGTTCATTTTGAAAGCTCTATCAAATCCTAGTTCATTGTCTAATTTATAAATGAATCCACTACGACAACCATAGTTAAAACTAGATACTAGTTTAAAATATTTAGCATCTTTCATATCTTTAACTTCTAGAAGCTCAACAACCTTTTTAACTGTTGTTTTTTTAGTCTTAATTACTTTTACAAGTTTATCATCTTCTTGAGCTTGTAATCCTTCTTTTTCAGTTTTTTCTGTGCCGTCTCCAACAACTGTTTTTGTTGATACAATTTTATTCATCTTGTTAATGAATTTTTCAAAACTGTCAATCAATTTTTGTTCATCAAGTGAAGGCTCTGAAGCTTTTCTGACTTGGTTTCCGTTTTCGTCGTGTTCTCCAGTCCATCTATTGCGTGATTCGTATTTCATTTCATGACAGTTATAGTCCCAAGTTAATGAGCCAAATTTATAAATACCATTGCCTTTTGCTACAACTCCGCCATCTTTTTCTATATGCCATTTTGTAGTTTTGCCAACTTCTTTCGATGTCATATAAGTAGGGTAAATATCAACTACAACTTTTCCAGCTTCAGCGGATGCATTGATTTTGTCTATCATATTTTGAGCGTTAGCTTTTTCGCCTTCACTCGCCGCGTGGTTGTCTCTAAGTGCTTCAAGTTTTGAAATCTTTGAAAAGTCTACATTTTTAGTATTTTCTATAATTTCTTTTCCGCTTTCACTTTTTGACCAAGCGTCAACAACAAGAGTAAACCCATTTTTAGTTGCAATTCCATTCCAGTATGCAGGTGAGTAATAATCTGTCATTGAGTCACTTTCGTCTGCTCTATATCCGTAAATCTTCCACCCTTGATTTTTTAATGCGTGTGCTATATTTGTTTTTGCTTTTCTTTCGTCATGATATCCCATTTTATTCTCTCCTTTTAATAAACCGATGAAATTCTAATTTCAAGAGGTTTTATCTCTTCTTTAACTATCTTTATTATACCACTTTTAACACTCTGTGTCTATAGTTTTTAACAAGTTTTTTAAATTAATTTTTCTTTCTCTGTATTCATTATATGCACAGGCTAGCAATACAACCGTCGCAGTTCCCCAAGTCCAACTCATTCTATATAAGAATAATGCTACGTCTTTATAGTCCATTTTTAAACCTCCTATGCATCTGGATACATTTCATAAAAACAATGGCAAGGCTCTCCATCGTATATATAGCCACATTCTTCGCATCTTACTTTATTTTCTATACTCCATTTCATTAGTGGTATATCTTTAAATTCTAACAACTCAGTTTTATCTGTATAGACATTTCTCTTTTGAAAACAATACTCACCACCTTTAATTTCCATTGTAAAAAGTTCGTTTCCCATTCTGCAAAATCCGTGCAACTCTTGATTTTCTTCAATCATGTATAACGCCATGTCTCTTGTCATCTTAACCGCTCCTCTCAATCTCTTATCTAAGACCATTATATCATACTGAGTATATAATACAACCCCTAAACGTAATATTTTTCAATTATTTTTATGATAATATATAGATGGTTATCTAATCGTTTTTATTGTTCGGTGGATGTTTGATACCACCCTTGCCGTACCTCTTGTATATATTATAACATGAGGTTGCCGTATCTGTCAACAAAAACTTTTCAGAACTTTGAATGAAATTTTCATTTCATCTATTTAAATATATCTATATGTTTAGTGAGAAAAGACTAGAAATTAATCTAGTCCAATCTTGATTATTTAACTTCGAATTTTCCGTTTTTAGCCTTAGAGGTCATGAATTGAATATTCTCTTTAAATTGTCTTTTGTTTCCTTTTGTAGCTTTAGCTAGTGTATAGGCGATACTGAAACCAACAAGAGGGTCATTGCTGTCCAGAGTGCCACACTGAGCCACACCTTTTGTCCCATCTTCTAAAAATACAATTGTTGTCTTGCCGTTAAAAATAACTTTGCTGACACCTAAATTTTTTAACATTTCTTTACTCATTGTTTTCTCTCCTTTTTCTACTGCTTTGTTTCTGTTGTTTTCTTCAACTCTTTTTAAAAAATCAATGATGCTAATAACATCTGCTGTCCCATGATACTTTCTACACATTGTTAGATATCTACCGCCAAAACTACTGACCGATACATAATTATACGTGTGGTCATCATACACGTATTTACAAGACATATCATTTGATTTCATAATACCCACAAGAACATTGATTTTTTCGCTATTTCCTCTAAAATTAATAGCCAACTTTCCATCTAATACCTTTTCTAACATTTCATTCATTTTATACCATCCTCTCTACATTTCACCTACTAATTGAATTAACAATGCTCTCAGCTTTTCCTTTTGACCTTTTAAGTCAACTACAGCCAACTGCTTGACATAATCATTTAATGACATATCTTTTAATAGCTCGATATCATTATCAATTTTACCCATTTCTTCTAACAATTCCTGTGGTGTCTTTTGTGTTTCAACTGTGATTTTAACCGTTCTTCTTTTTGGATACGTTCTTCTTAAATTTTCTCCCATTTTATACCATCCTCTCATATTCATGCATTTAAATTTACCAATGAAATAGTACTTTTATTTGGTTTTATAAATAAATCATAAACCAATGATTCATTTCAAAGTCTGTAAACCAACTAAATTCACCATATTCATTATAAATCTTATATGATTCCACTTCTTTGCAAAATTCATAATTGTACTCATTCCCACACAGATAATTCTTATATTCAAGCGATTCAGTTTTGCACAAGCATAAATTTTTATTTTCCATTCTCAATTCCCCTCACCTTCTAACATCTCTAAGTCCAACCGTTACAGTCCACCTATCCGATGTATTCGCTTTATCTAATACTATTATATCAGATACAATTTACTTGTCAATACCTAAATTGAATATTTTTTTATAAATTCAAATCATTATACCATTCTACGCCATCAACATCAATTTTCAAAACATTGTATTGATAATCATAGTAGTAAACAGCAGACTCATAAACATCTAAATTTTCCACTTCTCCAACATAGTCAAAACTAATATTCATGTTTCTAAACTCATCACGCACAGTTAACACTGTGAAAATTGTGCTATCTTGTTCGCTGATGTTTACCCCTACATAATCAAGTTGGGTATAATTTAACTGTAATTCCTCGACGTTTTCAGACGTACATGCGTACACTTGTGATACATTCATAAATACCAGTAACGCCACCATTAATGTGATTGTAATTTTTCTAATTTTCATTTTTAATCCTCCTTTTAAACCGCACTATAAAATAACTGTCTATCTCTATCATTCATTAAAATTTTTAAATCCTTTTGGTTGATAATTGCCACTATGCCGTATTCTTTACTATGCATCATATCTCCTATTTGATAGCTTTCAATAGTATTGTTTTTACTTTCTTGCTTTAACTTCTCTGTAAGCGCATCTCTCAATTCTGGTTCAATGTTTGTAATAGTTCCTTTTTCTAATAGTTCATTAAACAACGTTTGAATTTTGTCTTTCATTTCAACATCTCCTTTATGATTGTAATTCTTATTAAATCCTCATTAGTATACAGTTAGTAAGGCTGTACACTATCAAAATTTAATATCCTCCTTCATTAGATTTGAAGTAATTCTCTTTGTGTCTTTCGGGTAGTTATAGAATAGCATGGTATGATATTGCTGTCAATAGTATTTGTGAAATTAGTTTGATTTATTTTATTGTGTCGTGTTTCTTCCTTTATATAAGGAAATTAAAAACCACTTGAAAGAGTTATTTTATCGTAACTTGAAAGCAAGTTGTATCACGATTATGTTATAACTTTTTATTATGTTATAGAAAATAGTTCTTGACATTATAAACGTATTCGTTTATACTTAGACTAACAAATTAAATGGGAGGCAATAACATGAGTAAAAAGTTAGAAAAATTACACATATACATGAAAATGATGAAACGAATCGATCCCAATGGCTGTTGGGATGAGGTTGTAGAAATGATTAAAAATGAAGAGTCGAACGCATTCAATGAAATTGATTATGCGGTACAAGTATTAGAAAATTGGATGAGTGAAGCAGGAAATGAATGTTGTAGTATTTATATTGAGATGATTGAGAGATTCAAGAGGTTAAGAAAGGAGTTTTAAGTATGAAGCTGAAGATTATCAAGTTGTATCAATTGTAAAAATGAATTAAAATAATCCTTGACAACCAATGAAATAAATGTTAATATTAAAGAGTAAAGAGTTTAATTGTATACGAGATATACAGAACTTGTGAATGACTTTAAGACTATGCGAGAGATAGACAAGTCTATGAGGTGTAAATGATTTAATGTGATACGAGATATTGCGAATCATTTTGATTGATGAGAGGAGAGAATGAAATGAAAACAAATGTGTTAGAATTATTAAAAGAAACTGAAATGAGCAAGAAATCAAGAGAGCAATCCGAGATAATTTATAAACAATTAGACATTGATTCATCTTATTTGATGGGAAGATGGTTCGAGGGAATTCAATTAGGAAAATTTAATATAAGCGTTCAGGCTTCTGGGGGTCACTACTGTAACCCTAGAAAAACATTGTTTGATTTATCACAATATGAATCAATGGAATTAGCTGTATATAAGGCCGATAATAGTAATTTCTTTAGGGATGTTGACTTCTTTGAAGGATTCAATAGAATTGATGAGTTAAAAGAAAGATTTGAAGGTACTGTATTTGGTGCTGTACCTATTGATTTAATTAATGACTTTATTGATTATTTAAAGACTCTATAATATGAGTCTTTTTCTTTTCATCTTTACATAGATACATTTAAATATACCAAATAAAACTCTTATTTCATCTACATATTTAAAACTGTCTAATCGTATACAATCATGCGACTTCACTAGCAAGAATCATGCCAGAACATATCGATATAAATCTAAATGGCTGTGATATAGTGGTTGCAATGGAAATAGAGTTATTGAGTTGACAATACTAGGTATAGGTGAGGTGATAAAAGTTGATACATGTTATTTTGAAAATAATATTGATTTACTCTTTATAGTGTGGTAGAATTAACTATAAATTAATTGGAGGTAAATAGATAATGACTAGAGAACAGATTGATAAAAATAATGCAATTTCAAATGTGTGTTGGAACATTATATCTAAGTATAAAGGGACTGATGAATTTAGAAAATTTATGTTCCCAGACTCAATAAGCTTAGAGTATTCCGTTGACAATGATATTGATGTTTTTGTGATATGGTATGATGACAGAGAAAATCAGGAGATAATCCCTGTTTACTATTCTAGAATAAAACTAGGACTACAAAAGTTTTTAAACACTAAAATTTCAAATATAGAATGGAGGTAATAAAATGAGAACTCATATTACACCAGACCAATTAGCAGAGCTGTCAGATTTGGATATTGTAGAAGTATTTAAATATGTAAATAGAACCAAGTATATAGTTAGAGATACAACCAATTACAACAGTATTGACGTTGTAAGATATGACGAACCAGATAGACAAGTTTGTAGAATACATTATGATAGATATTCTCACATAACTGGACAAGAACTGTGTGAGATGTTAAACGTATCTAAAATAATTGAAATTCTAACAAATGATGATGACGTTATCATTAATACACTTTGGAATTTATTGAAAACAAAAATAGTTTAAAAAAGTTTTGATATTTTGTTGACTTTTTATGTTGCCTCGTGCTATAATAAGTTATAGAAATTAAGGAGGTAACAAAATGAAATTAACTGAAAAGACACATAAAACAATCTTATTTATAAAAGCAGGGTTCAACACAATGGGTGAAGGTGGAAAGCGTGGGATTGATTCAAAAGTCGGTACAGGATTAAGACATCCAAGTGCACCATTATACAACACTAAAAAGAATGACAGAAACTCAGTAATAAATGAACTAAAAGAAAACAATCTAATCACAGAAGACGAAAACGGATTATATTCAAATACATCTGAAGGTGATAAGTATATACAAGAATCTTTTAATAGTATCGGCGGATTTGCTCTAATTTACAGAAGTTCTTGTAATCAGTTTGGTAATTCTTATCTAGTATTGGAGACATACGAAGAAATAGCAAACACTAAAACAACAGAATTTTCAAGTAGTAATTTTAAAATGTTCTTTGACTTTGGAAATTATGAAGAGTGGAACACTAACAGAAAAGAGTCAAATAAAAATGAAGACTTGCAAAGAGTAAACAATCTGTTTGAAGAATTCAAATTAATGATTGAAAAGATTATCAACGATAAGGAAGCTTTTAAATTGTTTGATAACGACATTGAAAAAGTGTGCATAACTGCAACTTCTGTAGCATTAAAAAATAAGGAGTACAATGATTTTAATTACAGGGCGATGTTAAGAAAGCAAATAAAACAACATATAAAGACTTTAAAGGCTGATGAATAATCAGTCTTTTTTATTGTAACACCATCAAATAGATAATCATCTAACAAACCACCCTCACAAATCAATGCACATCAAGAGATAATCAAATTTTAGTGCTATGGTATTCTGAGAGTGTAAAAGCCGTTAGAATGGACGCATAGACGTTGTAGAGTTATGTATAATTTATTGAAACTTTTTATAATTAATTTTGGTTATTTTGTTGACAGGGTTGGTATATGGGTGTATAATGGTGTTAGTTAATAAAGCGGATTACTTGAGGAGGTAACGAGATGGCTAAGAAAATTCAAATTATTGCTGAGCATATTGAAAGAACGACAACCCCAAAGATTTACGAGTTTGATTCAAACGGATACTATTTTATAGTCGCTGACAAAGCAGAAGATTATGGTGATGGTAAAATAAAAGCAATCGTAGGTAAAGACTTTCTGATTATTGAAAAGTTTGATGTGCTGAGCCGTGAAGAGACTACAGTCAGTGAAATGGATTTAAAATTAGAACAGGCAAATATCAACATCGATTTATTGGTTGGTAGATTAGTAGATGAAGAGAAGAACCGTCACAGTGGTATCTGTATGATTATGAAGCAGGGAATTGACTGTGTTGGTAATGGTGATTGTGTAAGTTGTCGTGAAAAGTATTGGGACGACTACAAGGAAGAAATGAAGAGAAATTATAGGGTTGAATAAGGAGGATTTGAGATGGAAAAGTACAACAAAGAAAGTGTAGTAACAAACTACTACACGGCACAAAATGCTATAATGAATATAGGAATTATGGAAGACATTCCAGAGGAGCTACATGGTCTTTGTATTAATGCTTCTGTGGCTATCAGCAAGATTGTAGACTACATCAATAAAGATGAATAGACCACTAGAAATAGTGGTTTTCTTCTACCGCAAACATAGACACATTTACATATGATGAAATAAAGATTTCATTCAATTAATTTGAATTAATTTGCGTTTATGGGTTGACACGGTATGTCAGTGTGATATAATTGTATTATCAAATAGATGAGGAGTGAGTTAAATGAATAATGAAACTAAAGATATATTAAACAACATGACACCATCGGAACAACTAGAATGGTTAAAGAATAATCAAAAAAAGTTTAGAGTAACATATTTACCACAAGATGGAAGTTTAGGAAAGAAGACTAAAACAGTGAAGAGTATCAATGCAACAATGGCACCAATGAGAGTTGGAGATTTACATACTGTGATTAGTGTAGAAGAAGTTAAATAATAAAAGGAGTGAGATAAATGAGTAAGAATCTAGTAACTACATATACGATTACAAAGGATGATAGATTGTATTTTGTTGAAGTGATAATGACATCCCATGCACAGAAAAGACATTCAGAACGTAAAATTAAGCTAAATGGATATGGTATAGCAGGTAATATTATGGCTATGGGTACGAAGATATTGAGCCGAGTTAATCATGATGTATGTATCATTGACCCAGTGAATGAAGTGACAATTATAGTGGCGATTGATAGAGAAGGGAAGAGCAATACTTTGACAGCTTCAGTGGTAACTGTGATTGATAAGAGTGATGTGTTTGTGAAGAAACATACTGATGTTGTGAAAATTGATGAATTATTTTAGTGAATAGGCTTGACAGATGATAGGATAGTTGATATAATTAAGACAGTTAAAGAGTTATTGAAGGTTGAGAATATTGGAGGTATGGAGATTATGGAATTAAAAAGATATTGTTATGAAAATTTAGTTGAGTATTGTGAAGAAAGTTTAAACATGGACGAGTTGCAAGCTGATGAGTTTGTAAATGATTTATTTGAAGATTTATCAAAAGATGATAATTGTTGTTATTGTGACCAGACAGAAAGTTTAGTAGTGTTTGGATTGCCAAAATGTGGATTTGAAAAATATGCACAAATCATTGGATATATGAGAATAAACCAAAAATCACAAGACAAAGTGTTTGAACAAATGTATATGAATGGCTACGATTTGTATCATTTTGGAAGTATTGAAGTTGATTTGATGTGTCTAGAAGGTCAATTCGGTGAAGGTTCTAAGGATTATGATTTTATTGTCTCTGAATTGGAAGAATACTTTAAAACAAACAAGTGTTTAAGTGGATTCAATGTTGATAAAAAAATTGCTGTAAGGATTGCAAAAGAGAAGGTCGAGGAAATCAAGAAAGATATTATTGAGTTGGAGAAATATATTTCAATGATAGAATAGAAAGTAAATAGATAATAAATCAACCTAGGACTCTACATCCTAGGTTTTTGTTTTGGTTGGTTATAAGTTTTCTAAATATGGGTATAAAATTTTTCTATTTGACTATTTGAGTTATGTATGATAGTATTAGTATGATGGAATAGGTAGATGAGAAAGTGAGGTAAATTATTGAGTGATGACAAGAAAGGAATGAGTCTTGTAGACCTTGAAACAGGGTTGATATTTGAGGACGTGAAGCATGTTGTAACATATAAGCAAGATGATTTTATACAACACCAGAGGCGAATGAGTGAGGACAACAAGAGTTTTGTAGATGAATATGGAAATTTTATATTTAAGGTTGATTCAAAGAAATCAAATAAACTAGATGAAAAGGTGAGTGATTCAGACATAGCAAAACTTATATATTGTGCAACGTATCTAGACTATGATAACATCTTACATCATGACGATGGTAAACCAGTGAGTAAGTCAGATTTAAAAGATTTGATAGGTGTTAGTGAAAGGATATTCTATAAGTGGTATAATATTATGATTAAATCTAAGGTGTTGATAGAAAAAGATAATAAGCTAAGTATGAATAAAAACTACTGTATTAAAGGTAAATTATCAAAGAATAAAGAGTATAACAGAATATTTATAAATGCTATCAGATATGTATATACTGAGAACAGAGGTAAAAGTTTGAAGTCATTAGGTGGTATTATGAGGATGCTCCCACACGTTAACTACAAGCATAACGTATTATGTTGGAATCCAAACGAGGAAGACGAGGAGAAAGTTAAACCAATTGAAGTCGGTGAGTTAATGAAAGCGTTAGGATATTACAACAACAGAGATTCGAAAAAGTTTATCAATATGATGAGTAAGTTTAGAATTAATGACGGTCAGCCAGTTATGCTATTCTTTAATGACAATGCATATCTCACTGAAAACTATGTGATATTCAATCCGTTATTGACTTATAGTGGGAAAAATGAAGACCTACCAGAGATTTATAAGATGTTTGTATTACTAGCAAACAAGCAAAAATCAAAAAATAAGGGTCAAAATCAACTCAATCAAAGTGATACCAAGGGTTTGAGTGTGCCGAAAAAAGTGAAGTAAATCGCCGAAAAAAGTGAAGTACCAAAATGGCTATAAGTATTGCAAATCCTACAAAGTTATTGAAATTTACTTATGTAATATATATACTATTGGATAGAAGAAAATTAATAGATAATATTAGATAGATTTAAATGTTTAGATTCAATAATTAAAAATACAATCAAACGGCTTCTGTGTAGGAACGGAACAGAAACGGCTTGACAAGTGCAACGCGTTGCACGGGCTGATGTGGTTGAAAATTCAATAGAGAAAGGCATAAAAATAACCCTAGATTTAATCGTCTAGGGTTTGTTGGTTAATACTGTACATATTCTATTTCATTATCTTTTAGTGTCTGTATGACTTCGTTATATTCGTTTAATGATGATAAATTAATAATGTCTGTTAATTGTTCAGATGTTAATGTGATTGCGTCTAGTGAGTCCTCTGGTTCTAATACTGTTAATTTTGATAATTCATTCATTTTAAAAATCTCCTCTCATTGCTACTTTAGGCAACTGTTGTAGTTTTCTACTGTTATAGAATAAAAATTGTTACGCGGTCATTTTGAGGTGCTGTTCTAGGTGTTCTGTTCAGTGAGCTGTTATAGGACTCGTGCTGTTATAGAAAGTATAACATATCTCACTCTGATGTCAAGGATATTTGATATAGATGATAATCAATATAGATAGTTGTCAATCTGAATGTATAGGTGATTATCTATGTAACCACCTATTGATGATTGTATATATTTGCTATTACTTATATTTTCTTTTAAGTTGTCCGACTATTCTATTTACTTTCGTTTTCCATGATTTATAATCCCCGTCTTCATTTTCGTTGTATTCTAAATCCATTTCGTAATATTCACAACTGTCATATAACACATTGATACCTTTTGATTTAAGATAGTTACCAATCATTTCTTGAGTATCTTCATCTTCAACACTCAATGTTAAAACTGCTGTAGCGTATGGTGATAATGTCTCCCATAGTTCTTCTTCATTCCATTCTAATTCTGGTTCAATATGCTCAAGTTCAAAAGTGATTGATTGAGATTTCTCAATTTGTTTTTCTTCTTTAACTTCTTCAACCTTTTCAATTACTGCAACCTCTGCTGTGTCAGCTGTACATTCAAACATATCTAAATCGTTATTGTTTAAGTGTTCATATCCTTCTGTAGAAATCCATACTTTATTAAATTCATCTGATAGGTCGTAGATGATACCAGTAACTTTTCTTGAGTTGTTGTAAACTGCTGTAACCTCTTGTCCTATTGAAAACTTATCGTAAATATTTGTCATTTGAATGACCTCCTTGTATTTGTGTTTCTCTCTTAACTCTTAACTAATTATAACATATAAAAGAGGTTTGTGCCAAAAAACTTTTAAAAATAATAAAAAACTTTTTAAAAAAATATCTAATTATTTTCAAAAAAATCAACTATTTTATATGAAAGTGTGGTATAATAAGTTAACGAATTAATTAAGGGAGATTTAAAAATGGATTATAAAAATTACTTTAAAAATAAGAAGAGTCAAAGAGAAGACAAAATAGTGGAAACGGTAGAAGAGTTTAACTTTGAACCAATGAATAGAGCTATTGAAGCTGTAAGAAATATACTTTCAGAGTATGAACTATGTGACTACGTTTTAAACGAAGATATTAGAGAAGAAGCGAACGGTCAATATATTACACATTCTAAGACAATTGAAGTTAAGTCTACCACTACATACAGAGACTGTTTGCATGAAATAGGACATCATATACACCATGTATATTTTAGAAATGAAGCTTTAAGAATACCAAGAACAACTGACTATAGCAGAACAAACCACAAAGAAGCTTTTGCTGAAGCATTTAAATTTTATGTATTAGGTATTGAATCAATGGCGTCACACAATAGAATGAGTAAATTGATGGAATCTATTAAATAGAATTAATGATTGAGGCTCTTGTGAGTCTCTTTTATTTTTAGAGAACATATAGACAAATAGAGATATGTGAGTATATCGTTCAAACGCCACTAGGGCTTATAGACTGTCGTCTATATTTGTATTGGTGAATATATTTATGAATAGATGTGAATGAATATGATGTAGATTGATGAGGTTAGATATAAGAGGAGATAAATATATATGGTAGTCTATGTATGGTATATAGATAAGTATTGATGTGTAGTGTATAGAAGGCTGTCTATAGTTATATATGTATGTGTATGAATGTGAGTCAGATAGATATCAGTGAATATAGATAAGAGTATATATTGGTAAGGGTAAATATAGGTGAATGTATATATGTATATATCTATGAGAGTCTATGTTGAACATATAGACAAGAATAGATATTTGAATATTAGTATGTGTGAATGTGTATAGATATTGATACAATTATATATGTGCGTGTGTAGATATGTATGATGGTAAATATATAAAGATGTGAATGTTTGGATATTATAATATAGATAGGATTGAATATAGATATGTTTAGATATAGATGATATATAATATGTAATGAGCACAATGTGAAATGATTATAAATAGATATATAGGTGAGTGTTGATATTAGTATACATAGATAGCTATCCATTCAATCGCCATTCAGGCTTTTAGATATTTATATATTATGATATGTATATGTGAGTATTGTTAACTGTTCAGTGTGATTGGGTTAACATATGGATAGATAGATAATAATAGATGTGATAAGTAGGCTGTGGATAATGTGGATAGAATTGTGGATAAGTATATAGGTTGTGGATATGTTAATATGTGGATAAGTGTGTGGATAACATGTTAGTAATATGTGGATAATAAAATAGGTGATAATGAATACATCTGAATGAAAATTCTTGTTACCAATTCGATATGCAAATGTTTCACGTGAAACATTAATCAGTATCAATATGAGACTAATATATCAATTAATTCAAATATATCTATATATCACACAAAATGTCACACAATCCACCAGATTCTCACAGATTCTAGTAGATATTAGCAGATAATAATAGAATGGATTATGCAGTGAATATAGTTGTATGTATTGGTATAGCTTGATTGTAGGCTATTATAGTGTGATTGTATGTACTGTGTATAATATAGTATTATCTACAGTAGTATTATGGTACAAATAGTGGGTAAATGGCTGAGAGTGAGTGACAGCAATGGTTAGAAGGGTAGGGGTACTTTTCAAATATAGATAGTTGTCTATTTGTGGAAATTTCAATGAGTAGTTCCACCTCTACACCTTAACTAAATCCAACTACGGTATCGGTATATTTACACTTAAATCTCAATTTATTCTATTTTCAACACTTATCACACACTCAACACTTAATCTGAGTTGATTTCAACTCACTTTTTCTATTCTCATGTACACAATTGTCCACTATCGTCCTATCATGTCCATTTCAACATACTCACAGGTTAGTCACTCAACTAACTAACCTCATTTATATCATTTTTCATCGATTAAACATGTACTCACACAACTTTATTTTCTACCCTACTCATACTACCTTCAACAACATATATCCTCTCTAACCCTTTGTATAATCACAGAATTAACTCACAGAATTCATCTACACCTACATCATTCCCAACTCACCTAACCCATATCAACTTTTCATCATATTTAACATTTTTATATAAAACGACACTGTGATAATATAAAGAGGGGTTACTTTCAAATCTAACCACCCTTCCTATATCCATACACAACCATATACTTACGTATAACAAAACTTAATTTCTCACCATACCATTATACCTAATCAACACTATCTCTTCTCTAACATGCTATTCCATCGACGTAATTAACCGTAGAATTGATTTTACACGCTACTACAATCCCACAAACATTTCACCTGTTTCCTTTATAATAGAACACAGACAATCTTCATGAAACTATTTTCAAATATCTCTTGACAAACTGTATTTAATATGCTAGTATTAGTTGATGATAAAAATAAGGAGGAATAATAATGGAACAGCACAGAGAATTACATGATAAAACTGGCGAGCAGTTAAGAAGTATTCTAGGAGATTATACTCAACTAGGTTCAAAATCAGCATCAGCATATTGGGTTGGAGTAATTGAAACTTTTTTACTAAACGAAAAATCTATTCAAGAATTATATTCATACGCATCAAAACTATATGAAGTTGAAGATGAATTTGCCAAATATAGAAATGATGCCAGAAGGGATGTTGGTGAAGATTTAAAGGAGAATGAACATGAATCAAATAACAATCATAGACTTTAATTTAATAAGTGAAATAAGAACAAGAATCAGAGAATATTCAAAGATTAAAAATAGTGTCTCTATAAGAATGGAATCTTTACTGAGTTATGGTAATAAAGAATTATTATCACTAACAAACAATATTCCAGTTTTAATTGACGGAAATGTAGAAGGACATATACAAGATGGAAATATAATATTATATGACACATTATTAGAAGGTATACAAATTTCAGATTATAAATTTTATCCATACGTTGTAGTTGAGCAATGTCAAGAGTATATCAGTGCGGTCGAGTTTAGAAAGGAATAATAAATAATGAATAAATACAGAGGAGAATGCTTAAACTTAAACAAAACAGTGTATGGAGATTTAATAACGGTGCAGGATACGCATAGGATTAGAGAATATTCAAGATTTACTTCTAACGAATATCTAGTAGATTCAAATACTATATCTCAATACACAGGATTGGGTGACACCAATTGTAAAGATATTTTCAACAACGACAAAGTAGATTTCTTAGGGATGAAAGGTGAAATTTGCTTTGAGTGCGGTGCTTTTGGAATAGGCTTTGTTGACTCAATTGACTACGACCTAATTCAAAAAGAAATGGATTCTAGACATTGGTGTTGTGGAAACGAATATAGCGGAATATTTAATGATAACTTTATTTCACTATGGGAAATCTATTGGAATTTTAAATGTGAAGAAGGGGCTGTTGACGTAGTGGAAATTTTGGAGGAGAATAATAATGGTTAAAATCAAACTGAATAAAAAAGGATACGTATATAGACACTGCAATTTACTAGAAGATAAAGACTCAGAAGTGACAATGTATTCATATGAAGAAGTAATGACTACAAAAGATTTAACAGAAAGACAAAAACAATTGCTTGAATTAGATAGAAGATGTGTGATTTTCTATGGTCTCGTAGAAACTACAGATGAAAGTAGACCTTATCACACCGTTGGTGTATATGACATTTATGAAGAACAGGTTAAAGAACTAAGTGAAGACTTGACCACTGAAAAAATAACTAAGCAATCAAATCTAGAATTAACAATTACAATTGATACTGATGGTGTGAAGAAAGAAATAATTGACGCACTTGAGAGAAATAAAATCAGATATGATTTAGAAAATGTTAGATTGGTTAATAGTTATAAGAAGCATTACGTAGATATTTACGTTGGAGACGATTGGATTACAGATGCAGATATTTCCGACTATATCAAAATAAACTAACCCTCCCGGGGCGTACTTATGAAATTATAGGTGCGTCTTTTATTATGTGCTTGACAAATAGGTGAAAATATGATAGTATTAGTTGAGCTCAGAAATAATATAGAAAATCCATAAATATTTCAATAAAACACTTGACAAAACTATAAAAGTATGGTATGATATTATTGTAAGTGAGAATAATATAAAAGAAAAGAGGGAATATATGAGTTATACACCAGAAGAAAGAGAAGTTGTATTACAATGGGATGAAGAAAGCAAACAATGGGATTTTTATAGTAGAGTTCGAACCTTCAACACTAAAGTGTCAAAACTTAAAGGATTTGAAGAATCGCATCGAGAAACTACCGAGTCTGGAGTAATTACTGAGTTAAGAGGTAAGCTACCTACCAAGTGCATCTCGTTTAGAAATCATCGAGAAAAAGTCGAGCTCTCAGATGAAGAAAGAGCAATTCGCTCTGAAAGAGCTAAGAAGAATTTTGCGAAGAAGTAAATGTACAGCAATCTCACGTTAGCTGTGAGAAGAGATAATATAATTTTGGTATTAGACTATGGCGAGACAATTAAATTGATTAGAGAAAGGACAAGGTAATGTAAAATGACAGAATATTATGATGTAGACAGAGTAGTAGGTTATGTAGAAAAGAGAGAAGGATACATAGCGATTGAGAATGGATTTAAGAAAGGTGTTGAGACCTGTGAGTGTGGTGGCAGTTCTGATAAATATGGACGATGCGACTGGTGTGGAAAAGTTGTAGAAGAATATTAAACAAAACATTAATACATTCAAGTATGAATATACAAATAAAAGACAGAAAGGATGTTGAGTATTGGCATTAAATAAACAAGTACACATTTATAGTGTAGACACAACAGCATTTTATACAGACGAGGAAAAAAGAATATCAGAACCGTTATCCATACTGTATCAGAAAAGATATGAGATTAAGAAGATTTCACAAGAAGAAAGAACTGAAGAACAAAAGAGAATATATAAGTTGATAAATAAAAGAATATCGACTATAAAAGAAAACCTTAGAAATGAGTTTAAAAGTAGCAGTGTGATTAGAGAGCTAAATGAAACTCATATGGTTGATAAGAATATTGTCTCTGTATTTGAGTCAGACTTAACAAGAACTGCACAATTCGAAACAAATGAAGTTACAGACGATATTTTAATAGTTAGAGCGTTTTATTATGATGTTTTAGAAAGTTTGATTGTTGATGGATTCATCTATAAAAATGAAAAGTATAAAATTTTCACAGCATCGGCTGGTCAAATAAGAACAAAAAAGACTGTATTTATAAAAGAATCACTGTGGAATAAATATGAGAAGACTTTAACTTGTGGACTTACTCTAGATATTATCAATAGTCGTGGTGGAATGAATGTTAATAAATATTTAGCTTATTTAGCACTAACGAATAGTGCAACAGATTTGTGGCAAGATTTCGATATTGACAGATGCATAGTTGTTGATGATTTTGAAACTACATTCAAAACAATGGTAGATTATATTGATGAGAAGACTTATAAAATAGATACTTTGGTCGAAAAAGATGTTACAATTCCTCATATGGATGGATGCGGGATACACTTGCCAAAAGTGAATAGAAAGCCATTCATGGTAAGAATGCCTTGGGTAAAAGGTTTATTGGTTCCAATGCAGTTTAATTCATTCGTTAGAGAAAATTTGGAAGATAATCCTAGTTGTTCAAAAATAAAAGATATTTATGGAAAAGAGTATGATATATTCAAAGATGATATACAAATCATTTTCACAAAATCTCAATTCAAGATGCACAAGTTTTACAATTCTTGGAATGAATATAAAGACAATTTTAAAAAATATAATTGTAGTGCTGGAGTTTGTAATGAGGAACCTGATAAGATTAAGAACGCTAAAATAAACTATCAGATGATGCAAACATTGGAAGATATGACAGAAGATGAATTAATAACCGTCTGTGAAAAAATTAATTTAGATATTCACAATATATCAAGAGACAGAGATACGATGCTTAAAGTTTTAGGAGTACACGAATATAATACCGAGAAAAATAGTTTGCAACAGGCACTTGAAATATACCCCGAGCTACTTCAAGATGAACATTGTAGACAAACACTTAGGGATATTAGGAAGAAAATAGTGAAAGAAGGTAAATCTGGAAGACTTCCAGTTGATGGGAAATATACATTTTTAATACCTGACTTAGTAGCATTTTGTGAATGGCTATTCTTAGGCATAGAAAATCCAAAAGGAATACTCGAAGACGGTGAGGTTAGCTGTAAAATGTATTCGGATGAAAAAGAATTAGATGTCTTAAGGGCTCCTCACTTATACATGGAGCATGCAATAAGAAAGAACATAATCAATAAAGATACAAAAAGATGGTTTATTTCCAAAGGAATATATACGAGTGCACATGACCCAATTTCTAGAATACTCCAATTTGATGTAGATGGTGATAAATCATTGGTTGTGCAGGACGAAACCATTATTAATGTAGCCAAAAGAAATATAAAAAAACATAATATTGTGCCTCTTTATTATGATATGGGCAAAGCAAATCCAGAGAAATTGAGTAATAGTGTATTATACAAAGGTATGATTAACGCATATTCAGGAGGAAACATAGGAGCTATTTCAAATGATATCACTAAAATATGGAATAGCGATGGAGACATAAAAGAAAAACTCACTGTGATTAGATACTTATGCATGGAGAATAATTTTGTAATTGATTACGCAAAAACATTGTATAAGCCAACTCGACCAGATGATATAAATGAGCTAATAAGAAGTTACACTAAATCAAAAACTCCAAAATTCTTTATGTATGCAAAAGATAAGAATGAACACCAAGTAGAATGCATAAATACATCTACAGTTAACAAGCTTGAGAACATAGTCAAAAACAAGCCATTTAAATTTAACAGTGAACAATTAGGAAAATTTGATTTTAAAAAATTAAAGAAGAACAAGATAAGAAAAATAAAAGACTCAGACAAAGATTTAATTGATGCTTATGTAAAGTTGAATAGAAACAAAAATAGATTTGACTACAATACAAACACATACACTTATACTTATAATAAAATAAGGAATGAATTGTTAAATTTTAACAATGATGTTTATGATTTGCTTGATGTTTTAATTGAATATCTATTTCCAAAAAAGTGCAGTAAGCTCTTATTATTTGAGTGTTTTGGGGATGAGATTGTTAATAATTTAAATAATAATATTGATAAGAAAATTGGAAAGAATTATATAATGTGTAAGGAATGTGGAAAAAGAGTTGAAAAAGAAAACAATAGAACTATTTATTGCAAACTGTGTTCAGAAAAAATACAACAAGAACAAAAAAACAGGTGGAAAAGAGAAAATTGGCTTGTTAAGGAAGAAAAATAGAAATGCCTTTGAGTCATTGAAATCACTACAATCTTTACTTATTAAGAATCGTGCAATTGCAATACATGTAGCCGAACCCATTGCAATTACTAAGTTCTTTATGAAATATTGATAAGAATCGATTGGAACTTAGGGAAGAAAGAGTCTACATTTGCTCCAATCTACAAATATATTCAGGAATTGTAGATTCGAGTATTCCTAAACAAAAATGGAGAGAAAGAGGTAAACAATATGAACAGAGCAGAATTAGTAAAAGAGTACGCAGAACGAATGGACATGAAACAAACAGAGTCAAAAGTAGCTATTGAAACTTTAGAGTCAATTATATTATCAGTGCAAGATTTAAAAGATGAAAATGAGAGCGTTAAATTTGCTAATGCGACATTTAGTTCGAAGTTCGTTGAGGACAAATCTGGTGAGGTTAACGGTAAGCCATATCACACACCAGCACATCACGAAGGAACCGTGAAGAGAACTGGTAAAATGAAAGATATGTATAAGTAGAAAACCAACGGAGAGTTGATTAATTTCGGCTCTCCTACAATAATATATTGAAACATACTTTGGAGAGAGTGTGCGTTTGAGTATATTGTAGAAATACAAAATAAACAACCAATTATACAGAAATGAAAGGAATTGGTGAAGAAAATGTGTAATAAATATCAAGAACATTCAAAAACTAAAGACTATTCTAAAAAGGATTTGGTTGACAAATGCAATCTAATCAACACGGATTACACAGGAAAAATAAAAAATAAGCAATGCTTAGTGTGCAGAAATGGTTGCCCAGATATGCAGTTTAAATTAACTGGAGAATGCAATAACTTCAATCCAAGAATGACACTCAGAGAATTAAATAGAGAAATTTCAATTCAAAATGTTAATCTTAGAAAACTATGCAAAAAGCATGGGCTTAAATATGGAAAATTAAAAGACATGCTCTCAAATCGCAGAGCGTTATTATACGATTACTATACAATATTAGAAAATAGGCTTAATGAAAAGTATGAATTTATAGAATACATTCAGAAAGAGGCTTAGATGTGTAAGAATAAAACTAAAAAGAAAATAGACAACAATTATATAAAAATGCTAGGAGAATCTTCCGAAGCAGTCACTGGAAGTCAATTCCTTGTTCAGTGGGCGGGATACAAAATATTATTGGAGTGTGGTTTTTACCAAAGCAACTGCGTTGAAAAAGACTATATGGTGAACGCGTCTAACTTTAATTTTAAAGCGAAAGAAATTGATTTCGTGTTCTTACTCCACAATCATTGCGATCATGTGGGAAAAACTCCAAAGTTATACAAGGATGGATATGCTGGCAAAATATTAATGCCTGTTAAATCCAAGCCAATTACAAAGATTATGCTTGAGGATTCTGCACATATAATAGAAAAAGACAGAACATTTCTAAACAAACGTTATAAAAAGAAATTAAATCCAATTTATACTACAGAAGATGTAGATAGAACTATTAATAATATAGTTGAATATGATTTAGAAGTCGAGCATAAAATAAACGATAATATTAGTTTTATCATGTATCCAAGTCAGCATGTACTTGGCTCTGCACAATTACTATTAATATTAACTCAAGGTGGAAAAAGAAAGAAGATATTATATACATCTGATTTAGGAAACACTAAATTTGGTCATACACCGTACGCTTCTGATTTTGCACCTGTAAAGAACGCGAATATAGTTTTGGGTGAGAGCACCTACGGGTCGTCTAAAAAGTCATGTAGGTCTAAAAAAGACAGGGATAAAGATATAGAAAAGATTAAGTCAGCCGTAAATCAATTTGTTATTGATAATAAAGCGAAATTACTAATCCCAGCATTTAGTTTTCATAGAACTCAAATAATGCTTAAATATATCTATGACTTGTATCAAGACCACCCAGAAGATTTTGATGTCGTTATCGACTCACCAATGGCTATAAAAGTGACAAAAGAATTCTCTAATTTATTAGAAGGTCAAGAAAAAATAGAATTTGACAAAATGATGAGTTGGAAGAAGCTAAAATTTGTAGATGATTGGGAAGCAAGTGAAATGTGTGCTAAAAGTGATAAACCAATGGTTATTATTTCGGCTTCAGGAATGATGTCGGCAGGTAGAGTGGTAAACCATACTGCTCATATTATAGAGGATGAGAAATCAGCTATAATGATTTGTGGATATGCATCTCCAAATACAATGGCGGGTGTTATCAGAGAAGGTAAAAAGAAATATATTAAAATTGGTGAAGAAACTTATAAAAACAAAGCACAATTGATTCAACTTAGAACAATGAGTTCGCATATGCAACACGGAGAATTATTAAAGTATTACAGTGGGATTAATTATGATTCACTTTATCTTGTGCATGGAAATGGAGATAGAGCTGAATTCAGAGATGAAATAGAAGAAAAATTAAGAAGTAAGAATAAGACTTCATCTGTATTTTTAGGTGAAAAAGATTTGATAATAGAACTATAAGAGGTTGTGCACCGTCGTGAGACAGGAGCTTCTAATCTCAAATAAATGCGAAGGAGAGAGCGTATATATGGATAGAAGAGATAGGATGACACTGTCTGCGATACAAAATAGAAAGAAAAACAAAGGTAGTTATAGAGAGGTATTTAACAACATTATTGGACTAGTTTTATCAAGAGACGAGAGTAGAAAGCAATTAAAAGGCGTTGAGAACTATCTAAATTACAAGCTAGAAAACGATGAAAAAGTAAAGGAAACTGATGATATTAAGCCAAGATTAGTTGTGAGTGACTTGCATTTACCTTTCGCAGTGGACGGGTGGTTAGATTTTATCATCAATACTCATGAGAAATACAACTGCCACGAGGAATTAATTATTAATGGCGATTTACTAGACCTTCACCAATATTCATTCCACGCTTCTGAAACAGATGCTATGAGTGGAATAGACGAATTCGAAAAAGCAAAAGAAGATATCCAGAAATTAGTAAGTGCATTCCCAAAAGTAAAATTAACTATGGGCAATCATGATTTCATAATTATTAGAAGAATGAAAGAAATTGGTATTGACCAAAGATTCATGAAGACATTTCATGAGTTGTTAGACTTACCTGACACTTGGGAGATAGCTGATGATTTTATTGTAGATAATGTTTATTACAAGCACATTGGATGTTGTGGTGGTAAAACTGGACACATCAATAGCGCAATATCAAATAGAATGAGTACAGTTTCATCACATCTTCACGCAAACGGAGGAATTAGTTATGTAACTAGTCCGACAGGTGAAAGTATCTTTGGATTAAACACAGGTGCTTTGGTTGATGATAATGCATATGCTTTGAGATATGGAAAACATAGTAGATTCAAGAGTACATTAGGATGCGGACTTGTTTATTCTAATAAAGAAGCATACTTCGTTCCAAAAATTTAATAAGATAAAACAAAGAGTGTATCAATTTAGGTACACTCTATTTATATTTGCAAGAAAGGAGAGACTTGCATATGACACAATTTTTACAAACAAGAGACCCAATTATTCAAGATATTTTATTAAACGCACAGCAGTTTGAGCGAAAAGTTTATATCATTGAAGAATTTGATAGAGAGTCTATTTTTAAAGTTATTAGAGCCATTGAAAAGATAGTTGAAGTTGATTCTTTTGATGAGATTAAACCTGAAGACGCTGAACCGATTTGGCTAATGTTAGATTCGTATGGAGGATGCTTACATTCATGCTTTGGATTAATTTCTACAATTAGACGTTTTCAGAAAATTGGATATAAGTTTTATACTGTAGATATGGCTAGAAGTATGTCTGCTTCGTTTTATGTAGCTATGACTGGTGATAAAAGATTTGCATATGAATTGTCTAGTTTAATGGTTCATGACCAAAGAGCGTTTGAATATGGATATAAAACAGTAAGAGATAAGAGAGTTGAACTTAAGGAATGGGAAAAAGAATGGAATATACTAATTGAACTAGTTGAAGAATACACTTTAATCACAAGAGAACAACTTGAATGGTATGTTGAGCGTGGATTAGACTGGAATATGACTTCACAAGAGGCAATAGAGCTTGGAGTCATCGACGAAATTCTATAGGAGGAGAGACTATGGAAGATAGATTACAAAATAAAGAAATCGAAGCACAACAAGTGGAAATGACTGAAGAAGATTTGATGAAGTTGTTAGCTGGCGGAGATTCAACTCAACAGCAGACTGAGTTTATTTTTCAACCAGTAGAGTTTGATGATGAGCAGTTAAATGAAATTGTTAATACCAAAGAATTTATTGAAGGTTCTGCTATTGGAGCAAGATTAGCGGGAATCTACTGCACAATGACAAACTTGGGTGTTGATGTCAGAACAGTATCAGATTTATTAATTAATCTTCAAACGCTTGAGAAAAATCAAGAGTTACAGAAGGTGGTAAATGAAGGGTATAGATATCAATCGCAAGTAGGAAAACAACAGCAATTATAGTTAACAACATGTGGGAGACTAACCATCTCCCACTTACAATGAAATACGAATTTTATCGTACTTTTATACATATCTCAGGGAGGCTTTTACCGTTGTGTGAACTCTCTCTCCGACATTTCGGTGAGGGTAGCTTTGGGGTATGTATATGAGTATGATTGTAACACAGGATAGAGAATGCAACTCGAAAGCATAGCAACCTACTATGTTTCCTGTGTTTATTATAATAGGGGATTATCTGAGGAGATGATTGGGATGAAGAAGAAAACGGAAGAAGAGTTTGTAACTGAATCTAAAAATATTCATGATGATTTTTATACTTATGACAAAGTAGAGTATATAAACACAAGAACCAAAGTTATAATAACATGTCCAGAGCATGGAGATTTTAAACAAACTCCATCAAGCCACTTAAGTGGAAGTGGGTGCTCTGAATGTAGAAAGTCTAAACTTAGTAATAGATTTCGATTGAAAAAAGAAGATGTAATTGAAAATATAAAAACAGCGAATAGCAATATAGGTATAAAAGAGTTTGATTATTTAAATTGCAAAGTTAAAATACCTGTGTTTTGCAAAAAGTGTGGTTACGAATGGAGCACACAATATGGGGTATTATTAAATGGTCATGGCTGTCCAAAGTGTGCAGGGAATGTTAAAACCGAGTTTAAAGATTTGGAAGAGATTATTAAAAATACAAAATTAAATGCAATTATATTAAGCAAAGAAAATGAATATAAAAATTCTTCAACCAAAGTTTTATTAAGTTGTAATATTTGTAACGAGTCTTGGAGCACTACATATTCAAAAATAAAATATGGATACGGCTGTCCAAAATGTTCATTAATAGGAAGAAGTGGCAAGAGGCACTATAACTACAATGAAAATTTAACAAGAGAGCATAGAGAAGGAAAAAGACTTGGAGATGGTTCTGACAACCAAGATAAATGGAGAAGGAAAGTTTTTAAAAGAGATAAATACACTTGTTTTATTACAGGAAGAGCGGGAGGTTCGTTAAGAGCTCATCATTTAGACGGATACAATTGGAATGAAAATGGTAGATTTGACATAAATAATGGAATAACTTTAACATGTGAAATTCATAATGACTTCCATAGAATATATAAAAAAGGAAACAATACGAAGGAACAATTTGCAGAATATTGTAAAATATATCACAATATAAATTTTGAAGAAAAATATAATGAGCTATTGAGTCAATATGAGAGAGGTGATTTATAATGGCTACTAAAGCACAAATAGATAAAGCAAAACAAACATTATTATTAGAAGACTATCAAATAATGAAACCAAATGAATTAAAGTGCATTTGCTGTGGTAAGACACGTAGCGTTTGGGAATCTTCAAATTGGATAATGTCAAATTCTCCTTTGCATAAAGGAAATGAAGCATTATACAAATGGAAGCCAAAAGACAAAGACCCAGAGACTAGAATGCAATCGTTTGCACCAACTTGTAGAAGATGTATAGAAGGAATATATTTAAAAGACGCAGATTTGCCAGATTTAATAGAATCACTTAGAATACTTGATAAGCCATATAAAAAAGATATATGGGATAAAATAGTATCTGAAAAAGGACATAGAATGAAGCCTATAAGTATGTTAGGTGAGTATAATAGCAATCTAATGATGAATCATAGGGATGAAACATTTAAAGATAGTGATGACTATTCAGATGAAAACTCAAAAGTAGAAAGTTTTGATACAGACGGAACATTCCTTAAAAAACGTGAAAAAAAAGAAGCTGTAATGAGATGGGGAGTCAATTGGACTGAATTTGAACTTATGAAACTTGAAGAATTTTATCATAACATGAAAAGAGCTAATAAGATAGAGACACCACAAGATGAGGATTATCTAAAAAAACTAGCAAGACTATCGGTTAAAATCGATAATGCGTTAGATGGAGGAGACGGAAACCCAAAACAATTGGGAGACTTGTATTCTAAGTTTATGACAGATTCGAAATTTAGAGCAATGGATATGACAGACGCAGATAAACAGGGTGGAATTAGAACCTTTAGTCAAATATACGCAGAAGTAGAGTCTCCTGACTTTATTCCTCCTTGGGAAAAGTATGCTAAATTTTTAAATGTAGGTCAGGATTTAATAGACAAGACAATAATGCATATAGAAAACTTTACTCTAAGGTTTAATAATGCTGAAAGAATGGCGATGCCACCTGACAATACTCCTAAAAATGGAGATGATTTAGATGAGTAGTTTTTTAAACTTTTCAAAAAAAGACAGAAGTAAAAAAGACAGTGATTATAGTTATAATCCACAGAATATAGAAAATAGAAAAGTAAACGAACAACAACTAGAGGGATTTGAAAAAGTAAGAGATAAGTGGACTATGCTTTGTAGTTATTTCAGAAGATATCCAGACCATTTTTTAGATATGATACAGCCAGAAGACGCAAAAATAAAATTATATTGGTATCAAAGGATTTATCTTAGAATAATATTTAGATATAGAAAAGTTTTTCTGACCGCAACACGTGGTACTTCTAAATCTTTTTTATTGAACTTAGCATTTGTGTTGCTGTGTATAATGTTCCCACGGACTAAATTGTTCACTACCGCCGTCGGAAAAGAGCAAGCCGCAAAAATAACCCAAGAATGTTTAGATGACATTTTTGAATTCTATCCTCTGTTGAGAAAAGAAATTAAAACATATACTGCAAGTAAAGATTACACCAAATTGGTATTCTATAATGGAAGTAAGTATGATGTTGTACAAATGAGGGATTCTACTCGTGGTGGTAGAAGAAACGGTGGTTCAATAGAAGAAATTTGCGATAAGAAATTTGATGGGGATATGTTGAATGCAGTAGTTATTCCATTAATGGCTAATGATAGAGTTGCAATGTGTGGTAAAGTAGACCCAAATGAAGTACACAAGAGAGAAATATATATAACAACCGCATCAACAAAACAACAGTTTGCTTATGAAAAAGTATGCGAGATAATGTCTGATATGATAAATGGCTCTTCCGCATTTTGCTTTGGAAACTCATATGAATTGCCTTGTCTGTATGGGCAGTTGGACATAGATTTTATAGAGGAAAAAAGAGAGTCTCCAACTTATAGTATACTAGATTTTATGAGAGAATATGAGTCAATTTATACTGGTTCGAACTCAGACAGTTTGGTTTCAGATGACAAGCTTAGAAAATGCAGAATTGTAAAGAATGCTGAATGGGAGCATTGTGGAGACAAGAATGTAGATTATGTATTAGCTTATGACGTATCTCGTAACGAAGGCGATGAAAATGCATTATCTGCCCTTGTTGTAATAAAAATAACTAGAAGTGGCAATAAGTATATAAAAGAAGTTGTTAATATATTTTCAATGGAAGGTCAACATGATACTTGGCAAGCAAAATTTTTAAAAGATAAAGTAAGAGACTTTGAGGCTAGGATACTTGTAATTGACGCAAACGGCATAGGTTCGGGAGTTGTTGACCAGCTTGTATTAGATTTAGATGATGGGAATCCACCTTATAAAGTAGTAAATGACGAAAAAGAACAGTGGAAAAGATATGAATCACCAGATGGAATTCCGGTGGTGTTTGCATTAAAAGCCCAAAATAAAGAAACTAAAAACAGCGACATGATTAACCATTTTATGAAGTTATTTAATAAACTAGATGTTGGATTGTTAATTTCACCACATGAAGGAATCAAAGAGTTAGAAAAGAAAAGAAGAAAGAGATTTTCAGAAGATGAATCTGAAGAACGAGCTATAGCTGAAATTCCGTATATATTAACAAACCTGCTATCAGAAGAGATAATGAACTTAAGATATAAACAAAAAGGAAATTCAACAGAAGTGGAGAGAGTGTCTAGGAGAATTCCTAAAGATAAGTTTTCTGCACTGCTATATGGTTTATTTTGGATTCATTTGCAGGAAAGAGAATTTAGAATAGCAAAAAAATCATCATTTGATGTATCAAAATTAGTAGGTGTAATGAAAACACCTAACTTAAGAAAAAGATAATATTTAATTATAAGGAGGTGAGGTTATGGTAGACCTCGATAGATTCAGGTCTCAATTCCGAACCACTGAAGAATATGATGAGTTCTGCGATAAGGTAAGCAATAAATTTGTAAAGCTTGCAAAAATGATAAAGTCAGATATGGCTATCAGAAAAGATACTAAAACTTACTTTACAAAAGTTAAAAAAGAAGAAGTAATCAAATGGATTCAAAAGCCTGAGAATTACGAAAAACAACTTCGTGACCTATTCATTGGAATGTACACTCAAAGTACACACTTTAGAAGATTGGTAAATTATTTTGCACATATGGGAGTTGACTCCGCATACTCACTAGAACAATACAAGGTTTCATTGGACACTTCTAAAATAAACAAAAGGACTTTCAAAAAGGTTTATGAAGACCACTTATCACTTTTAGATGTGATGAGTATAGAACATGAGTATAAAAAAATAAAAGAACAGCTTTGGATTACTGGTATCTATTATGGATACGAAAGAAAGACAGAGAACTCGTATTTTATAAAAATGCTTGACCCAGATTATTGTAGAATAAATGGTATAATTGATGGTTGTTATGTGTATCAATTTAACTTCGCATATTTTGATTCAAGACTAGAAGAACTAGAGAGTTTTCCAATTGAATTTAAGACAAAATACGACAATTACAGAAAAGGTAAGGACACTACTTCAAGAGGTAGAAATAAATCAGTAGATGATTACCAGTGGCAAGATGTTAGTCCAGAAAACTCTATTTGTATGAAGCTAGACGAAACTATTGATTATATTGCACCTCCATTCACTGGATTGATTTTAGATATTTATGATATCCAAGATTATAAAGAACTTAAAAAAGCTAAAGAAGAGTTGCAAAATTACGGATTGTTCATTGGTAAAATACCATTGAATGATAAGTCTGGAAACCCCGATGAGTTTTTACTTTCTCTTGATACGGCTATTGAGTTTGGAAATAAGTTTTCATCATCATTGCCAGACCAAGTTGGGTTTGCACTTTCTGTATATAGCGATGTAACATATGAGAAAATGGCTGATAGTGCGTCACAAGACAAAAACTCTGTATCTGAAGCTGAAAAGGCGTTATGGGATGCGGCAGGTGTAAATCAAAATATGTTCAGTGGGGAAGCTAAAACAGAAGGCACACTAGCATTTAGTGTTAAGACGGACGAATCTGATACATTCTCAATCAATAGGCAGTTTGAACGTTGGGTTAATAGAAAGTTTAAATATGAGTTTGAGAACAGAAAATGGCTATTTGCTTTTAAATTCTTAGATGTAACTATCTATAACTACAAAGAGAAGTTTGCTCAATATAAACAAGCTGTGGAAAAAGGAGCTCCATATAAAATTGAATTAATGGGATGTTTGGGTCACACACCTTCTTCTGTAATTGGGAAGTCGTTCTTAGAATCAGAAGTTTTAGACTTAAATAGTTTATGGATTCCGCCTATGCAATCATCTGTAATGAGTGGGAGTTCAGATAATGTTCCAAATAGACCAACGAAAGAAGATACTGATAATGGAACAGCACCAAGCTCTGGCACGGACGGTGGTGAATAATATGATTATTATGTGTAGTGATAAAGACACTATTAAAAAATTAGAAGCTATGGGATATAAGTCTTTTAATAAAAATAGTGACATTGTTCAATTTATGGTTCCGGAAAGTATAGATAAAATGAGTTTTGATAACGAAATCTCTTCCAAGATTTTGTTTACAAATAAAATGAAGTTTTAATAAATAGAGGTTATGGCTTGTCGTGATGATAACCCCTCTAACCTCTCATTATTTTTACAATGAGAGGTATTAAATATATGAATAAAACAGAAGAATTTAAATTAAAACTACAAGCAGAGCAGGGTGAATTATATAAAAAAATAAAAATATGCGGTGAATATTTAAACATAAAAACAAAAATTCCAGTTACCACAAAATATGGCGAGTGCTTGAGCACTCCTGATAATTTATTAAAAGGCAAGTTTCCAAGTATAAGTAGTGCACTTGATAAAAATTTTTATTTTTTAAATCAAGCAATTGAAGTTCATGGAAATTTATACGACTATTCCAAAGTAAAATATATAGATGCACATACAAAAATTAAGATTATATGCCATAAACATGGCGAATTCAGTCAATCTCCAACAAGCCACTTGAGCGGTAATGGGTGCAGTCGTTGTGCAAATGAGTTGTTATCTGAAAGATTGAAGAGTAATAGTGATGATTTTATAAAAAAAGCTAAGTTAATTCATGGTGATAAATATGACTATTCAAAAGTTAACTACACAAAAAGTAATAAAAAAGTTTGTATAATCTGTTCTATACATGGAGAGTTTTGGCAAACTCCAGACAATCATTTATCTGGATATAATTGTAAAAAATGTGGGTCGGAAACTTATAACAAAGGAATGTTTGGCGGATATAATATAAAAATAGCAAACAGAAACAAAGAAGAAATGTCTAATCTTGAATCAACAATCTATATTATAAAATGTTTTAATGAGAATGAAAATTTTTATAAAATTGGAATAACGACAAAGCCTATATCCGTTAGGTTTGACAGTAAACACGCTATGCCTTATGATTATACAATTATTATGATGTATAATAAAAACCTTTATGATGCTATAAAAATTGAAGATATTCTTCATAGTATTCATAGTTCATATTCATATAAGCCACAAAATAAATTTAGTGGATGGACAGAATGTTTTTTACAGATAAATAAGAAGAAAATAGAGGAGGTGATTCGTGTTGGATAAAATAAAATTTGAAGCAAATATAGATGTAAAATCTATCGAGAAATTAAACAGTGAATTTTCTATAGCAAAAGCTTATATTATGTATCATGGAGATAACAGAAATAATAGCAGTATGTCAAAAGAAGTTGTTGAAAAAGCTTTACCTACAATCTATAACGTTCCAGTTATCGGAGAGTTTATAGAAAAGAAAGAAGATTTTGGTGGACATGGCGGAAAAATTATTATCTCAGGTGAAGGGATAGAATACGTACAGACTACAGTTCCATTTGGAGTATTGCCTGAATCTGCGAATCCAAGATGGGAAATGATTACACATGAAGATGGTGAAGAAAAAGAATATTTAGTTGCAGACATCATTCTTTGGTCTGGAAGATACAAAGAGTTAGATGTGACTATAGAAGAATATTCTCAGCAAAGCATGGAAATAAACATTGGAAAAGGCGACTTTAATCAAGATGGAGTATTTGTCATTGACGAATTTGAATTCTCAGCACTATGTTTATTAGGGTTAGATGTGGAGCCATGTTTCGAAGAAAGTAAAATTGTTACTTATTCAATAGATGAATTCAAAACTGAAATGGATTTATTTATGAGTAGATATAAAGAATTTAAAAATGAAAGAAAGGAGCTTGTTATGGAAGACTTGAAAGAGTTCGAAGTTGAAACATCTGATGAAGTTGTAGAATCACAAGAAACTGAAGAAACAGTTGCTGATGTTGAAACTGAAGAAAAATTTGAAGAAAATTCTAACACAGAAGAAACAGTGGAAGTTGCTGAAGAAACTGTAGAGGAAACTACTGAAGAAGTCTTCGAAGAAACTGTAGAATCAGATACTAACGAGGAAACTCAAGTAGAGGAAGACTACAAGGTTCTTTATGAAGATTTAAAATTAGAGTTTGACACACTAAAAGCTGATAATGAAAAAGTAGTTGAAGAATTAAATTCTTACAAATTAAAAGAAAGAGAAGAAGCTGAATCTGAAATTTTCAGTCAGTACGAAGAATCATTAAGCGGAAATGCTGAATTTGATGCATTAAAAGAGAAATCAAGTGATTATTCATTAGTTGACTTAGAAAAAGAATTAGCTTTAATCTATGTGAAATCTAACAATGCATTCACTAAAAAGGATAGCAAAAAAGATTCACTTGTTGTTGAAAAATTCAGTAAAAAAGAAGAGAAGTCTGAATCACGTTACGGTGATTTATTCGAAAAACATGGAAAATAATAGGAGGAATATATTATGGCAACATATCCAATTTTTGTAGCAGAGAGTATGGAGTCTACGCATGACGCAAATTTACTTCGTGCAGGTAGATATCAAGTAACAGGTACTGATACTGTAGTTAACAACGGTGGTTTAGCTAAACTTAATGGCTTTGCAACTGGCGAACGTGACCTTTATAAATGCATCGCACCTGCGGCAATTACAGATGTAAATCTTTACATCATTGACGCGGCTGAAGTTATTTATTCAGAAGAAGTAACAAGAGGTCTTGATGAGTTTCAAGTACAAGCAGGTCAAAACACTAGATTAAGAAGACCTCGTGTCGGAGACAGATTTTCTCTTTCTTCAGCAGGAATTACGCCACTAACAACTGAAGCGGCAATCGCAGTTGGTTCATTCTTAATCCCACAGGCTGGCTCAACTGAAATGGAAGAAGTTGCGGCGGCTGGCGGTACTGAATCATTTGTAGCAGAAATCGTAGATACTTACGTTATGGGCTATGATTTGGGCGGTAGAGCAATTAAGATGTTCGGTTGTGAAGTAACGAAAGTATTATAATTATAACATTAGAATTAGGAGGAAGATTATATGTCTGATAAAAACTATATTGTACAACTTGCCAACGACATTTATACTGGCAAAGTTTCTAGTAAATTTGAGAACCAAGACCCTAACGAGGTTTTAAGAAAAGCACTTATTGAAGCCAACGGTGGTTCTGATAAGTTAGATTACAAACAATTAAGAAAAGGTCATGTTACTGGCTTATTCGAAATCATCGAAGAAATCTTATCTAACAACACTCAACAAGGTTTGTTAAGTAATCCATTCTTCCAGCAATTTGGTGAGTTTAGAGACTTATCAGCTGGTGATGAAGGTACATTCCATGTGCCAGACAATTCTTTATTCTTAGTATCTGAAACTGCTCATGGCATCAGAACTTCAAGAAGACAAAGAATTAACAAAGGTAAAAATGTTCCAGTTGATACAAATCCACATTTTGTAGATACTTATGAAGAGATGCGTAGATTGCTTGCTGGACGTATTGACATTGTTGAATTTATTGACAAAATGCAACGTTCGATGATTGAAGATAAACTTGCATTAGTTTATGATACGTTCTATGATGGTCTTTCTGAGTTACCTTCTGCATTTGTTGTAAATGGTGCTTACGTTGAAGACAAGTTAGTTGACATCGTACAACACGTTCAAGCGGCTACTGAACAACAACCTATTATCGTTGGTACTATGAAAGCTCTTCGTAAAGTTACAACTGCTGTTGTTTCTGACGAACAGAAAGAATCTGTATATAACTTAGGTTACTACGGTAAGTTTAACGGTACTCCAATGATGATGATTCCTCAATCTCATACATTAGACGGAACTTACACATTCAGAATTTCTGATGATGATTTATGGGTTGTAGCTTCTGATACTAAGCCTGTTAAGTTCGTAACTGAAGGCGATGTAATTATGGAGACTTCTGACATGATGAAAAATGCAGACGGAACTGTTGACATGACAGTTATGGAAGATTATGGTGCTGGTATTGTAATCAACAAACTTTACGGTCAATATAGAATTTCGTCGTAATACAAATATGATGGAGCAGGGTGAAATATCTCTGCTCTTGTTTTAAATGGAGATAAAAGGAGATTAATGATATGGCAAAAGTAAAATGTCCAAAGTGTAGCACAATGAACGAAAAAGAAGAATCGGTTTTAATTGGAAAAAGATATTTCTGTCCAGACTGTGTAGGAGAAAAGAAGACTGAAGAAATCAAAACAGTCGAAAAGGTAAAAGAAGAACCTAAGACTAGAACGATTAAAAAGTTTGAAATGCACGAAGAAGTTCAAGTTGTTTCACTTGTAAAAAGAGGAAGTCTTGTATTTGTAGACCATGAAGGAATTATTTATGAATGGAATGATTTCAAAGATGAAAACTGGATTAGTATTAAATCTCTTACTCATATGAGAAACAGACACAAAAAATTCTTTACAGAACCTTGGGTCAGAGTGGATGATGATGTTGCAGAATTCTTGAAGATTAAAGTAAATGATAATATTGACATTGAAAACATTGATGCTTTCTTTGAGCTTGACAATGAAGAATTTGAAGAAAAATTATTGTCCGCTTCAAATGGAATTAGGAATATCGTGGTTGATGCCGCATTAACAAAGATTAATAATGACGAACTAGATTCAAGACAAAAGATAAGAATCATTGAAAATGTCTGTAAAGTTGAACTTGAAGAAAAGGCTTATAGAGAGTTTAGCGAAGAAGTTAAGAAATAAGGAGGTGAGTCTTAATGGCTACACCTTATGATAATATTCATAATAGGGTAATAAGAAAGATATCTGATAGAGATTTGCTAGAACTACTTCAGTTAGATGCGACTTATCTAGATGATTTCTTATATTCTGCATTGGTCAATTTTAGGACAAGTAAAGTTGATTTATCTGATAGAAACGAAACAAATAGAGAGTTTAATGACACACTTTCCGAAATAGAAGAAGAAATATTGGGACTGTTCGAAGTAATTGAATGGCTGACACCACAAATTTACTCTATCGACTTATTAAAACAAAACATGTCTACGAAGGATTACAAATTAACATCTCAAGCGAACCATTTGGAAAAACTAAAGATTTTATTAGAGGAATCACAAATAAGAGCTGAGAGACTAAGAATAATTTATAATTTTGAGACAACAAGTTTGGATGATTTATTATGATTATTAAATATGGAATGATGTCAGATGAGCATCTTTTAAATTACATGAAATATTTAATCTCAAGAATATACAAGATACTTCCTATGCAAGAAGAAGGTTGCGAAACTTTAATTGAATACATGGAAGACTTGTGTCACGAATTAATTGGAAATAGTGAAATGATTGAAGAGTTAAAATGGGATGGTAATTTTCTTATTTTAATGGGGAATATTCAGTATTTGATAAAAGATGAAAACTACAAAGAGCACAAAACTTGTAAAAGTAAAGTTTTTAGTAGTATAGACGCTATAAATAAAATAATTGATAATTTTAAATAAGGAGGTGGGTGCGTGACTTTAAACTTGGCTAGATTTGAAGAAAGATTAAATGTTTACGATTATGGCAAGAAAGATTATTACATTGAACAAAACAAACAATTGATATTGAACAATTTTAATACGCATCCGTCCTATCAGTTGGTAGAAATAAATGATTTAGATAGAGACGTTCACGTAATAGACGACAATACTCTAACAAAGAATCCAAATAGAAAAGTTCTTCTTTCAAAACCAAACGAAACTATTGACTATGGTGATTATGTATTATGGAATGGATACAACTGGCTTGTTATAAATATAGATGACAACACTGATATACAATACAGATGTGAGATGTATAAGTGCAATGTTAATCTAAATTTCTTAGACAAGCAAGGTTCAATCAGAACGTATCCATGCGTATACAGAATATCATCTAGAACAGAAAAAGATACTACTGAAAATAAATATATAGAAGTAGTAACTGGAGATGCATATGTAATAGTGAATCGGAATGAATTTACTGATGAGCTGTCAAACTATGATGGAACTAGATTTATATTTAGTAAAAATGAATGCTACACTCTTAAGAATTCTTACAATGAATTAGAGAATGGCTTAGTATATATTAAACTTGAACAATCAGAAATAAACTTTGACACGGACAAACTTGTAGATTTAGGTGACGGAACTTTTGGTTGGATTGCAGATTATGAGAATAGAGACGTGTTTGAAGTAGTAATTAATCAATCAGATAGTGAAGTAGTTACTGGAAATACATTGCAGTTGACAGCAGAAGTGTTGAAAAATGGTCAAGTTGTCGATGAAGAAGTTTCTTGGTCTAGTGATAATGAAAATGTTGCAACTGTTGATGAAGACGGATTAGTGACAACTATAATTGACGGAGTTGCGAATATTACTGCATTGCTTGTGAATAATGCGAGTGTTAGTGATAGCGTACAAATTACAGCTACAACAAGCGTTGTTGACAATTATTCGATTCAATTTACACCAGATGCAGTAGATATATTACTAGGTTCAACTTTAGAAGTAAATACAAAATTATTAAATAACGGTGTTGATACAACAGATGCATTTACTTATAGTGTGGTCGGAGGTACAGCGCTAATTTCCGACTATAGTTTCAACATAGTTGATGGAAATAATTTTACTATTGAAAATAATAATCATGGTGGAACTGTAATAATTAGATGTATCAGTGGAATTCATAGTGTAGATAGAACTTATAATCTTAAATATTTATGGTAGGAGGTGTTTGTTATTGCTAGTGTATTTGAAACTATAGACAAAAACATAGATGATATTTTTATTTTTATACTACAAAATGACGATATAAAGAAGCTATTGGGTAATAACTTAAAAAATGCACTTTCTCCATCAGAGCCCGTTCCAGAAAAAGATTGGATAAATGATTATTTATTTGATACTCCTAGGGTTCCAGATACTCAGAGCGAAGTAAAGTCTTTCATTATGATTGAAATGAACGAAACTAGAAAAGCTGGAGCTAACAATACTTACCAATTAGAAGTAATTTTATCAATGGATGTAATATGTCATGAAGACGTTACAAGACTTGATGAGGGTAGGAGAATTTATAGGTTATTGGGCTTGATAGAGTCCGAAATGAGAAATCTTAAAACTGAAAGTATAAGAGGAAGTTTTGCATACGACAGATGTAGTAAAATGGTTTACTCTAATGAATTTCAAGGATATAGGCTAAAGTACACGATTACAAACAACTCCCAGAATTGTAGGTGATTGTATGGAAAATGTTAATACAGACTATGCATTCATTTCAAAAGAGCCAATAGTATTAGAATGTGGAATAAAGATAAAACAGTATAGCATTGATGAGATTGAACATCTAATAGGATATCAAAAGTATGAAAGAATACTTTGGAGTTTGAGTAGAGAACCATATGAGTTCAAGTTTGATTTAGAAGATAATGGAATAGACTTTAAAGATATGGATAGCTATGATATTTTCTTGATTTTAAATGCAGGAAGAAATATAGAAGATATTATTAGTGATTTCAATTTCATTTTTGAAAATCGTTTTACCACGTTTGTAAAAGACGAAAAAGTTATATTTATAGCTAGTAACAATGTTGAAATAAGTGGTAAGACAATAAATTCATTAAAAGAAGTTATACGAAAAATGTTTTTCTTTGATAAGCCAAGAGAAAGAAAACCAGCAAACGAGGATGCAAAAAAGCTTATTAAAAAACAAATAGCATTACAGTCAAAGAATAGGGTTAAGTATGATATATATTCAATAATAGAAGGAATAGTTTGGCATGAAAATTCTAGTTACAGATATGAAGATATAATAAAATTAACCCCAAGACAAGTGTATGCTGGATACAAGAACATAAAGAAAATAAAAGAGTTTAATAACACTATAGATGGTATTTATTCAGGTGTTATAAATAGTAAGGATGTTAATTTTGATAAGATTAACTGGATAAACAAAGAGTAAGGAAGGTGGAAATATATGGCGGCACCTAAAAGATGGGCAATTCAACAAATCTTTAGTCAAACCTATAAAAACGTTACTAATACACAAGTTTACGGAACACTAGATGACTTAAAGACATGCAATGTTGAAAATGCACAAGAAAACGTATACAGTTCAGGTGGAGTTGGTAATGTATACATTACTTCTCACTCTCACTCAAAGAGAGCAACTGGTACAGCAACTGCGGCTACATTTAAAAATGCAATTGTAGGATTAGTAACAGGAACAGATGTTGCTACTGGAACAGCTACAGTTCCAGTTAATGGCGAGACTCAAGTAGTAACAACAAATGCATCTGTGACAACATACACTGGTGTTGGAACTGCCGATGCAGAAATCGTAGGTTTATTTGAAGTAAATTCAGACGGTACTTTAGGCACAGAATATGCTCAAGTAGCCGGAGCTCCCGCTACTGGAGAATTCCAATATGATTCTGGAACAAAAGCATTGACTTTCTTTGCTGGTGACCTAGTTGACGGAACAGAAATCTCATTATTCTACGAAGCTACTGCTGACGCAACTTCTCATACAATCACAAATGATTCTGGTACATTCTCTAAGATTGTAAGAATTGAAATGGAAACATTAGTTCAAGACGTTTGTACTGGTGATGAATACATGGCTACACTTATTGTTTATAAAGCAAAATTACAAGGTAGCTGGATGATTGACGTTGCGGCAGATGGTGAACCTGCAACATTAGACGTTTCGTTCGAATCGCTTAAAGCTGGATGTACTTCTAGCAAGCTTTGGGACTTAATTATTATTGGTTCTTTAACTTAATCAATTGGGGTGAATTATGAGAATTCAATATCAATCAAAAATGTATAGTGTGAAAAAGTATGATTTGGAGAATGATATCTTCTTGACAGATAATGATATTGAACTTACTTCAAAAGACATACGTGCAATTGTTTTAAACTCAGATGAGTTCAACCTATTAGAGAGTCTGAATCCTTCAAAAGAAGAGATGGAAGAAGTTGTAATGGTTGATGAAAAAGATGTAAAAACAGTTGACAAGAAGAGTAAAAAGTCTTGATGTTAGATAGTAAATGTAGTTAACATTTAAACAAAATAAAGGAGGACATAACATGCATTAGCACAATGTATATTGTGTTCTCCTATTTTTTTCAATAATTAGAGAAGTATCTCTTTTTATATATTATATAAACTAATGAAAAGAAAGGATGAATAAAATGATTGTAAAACCTTATGTACAGACAATTACAACAACAACTACGGGGGAATCTACAGTACTGCCTACTGGATTAAAGTTATTAAAAATCACTAATGATGATGCAACTAACTTTACTACAATTTCGTTTAATGCGGCAATTGGAACAGCAGACAACCCAGAAGGTGTGTTATTAGCAGGTGCTCCAGTAGATTTTACGAACTCTGCACAATTAATTGGTACACCAATTGAAGGAATGACGTTACATTCTAAGTCGGACACAGCAGATGTAAATATCACAATTGTAGGATACATTTCGTAATGATTAATTGGGGGATTGAAATATATCTCCCTTTAATTTAAATAAGCGAATCATTTGGTTGATTCGTTTTATTATTGTATAAATAAGACCAAATAATGAAAGGGATGAATTAAATAATGGCAACATATGATAGTTATAGTAATATTAAATTTTCAACTACAGCGATAGAAGAAGATATACTATTAAATTCTGATATAAAAGCATCAATAATGAGAAAAAGAGCAATAACTACGGATGAACAGTACACAGATTTATTAACAAAAGGAATACCAGATATGGACTTCATGATATTTGCATCTGACACTAGAATATCAGCAAATGATATAGATTATTCAGAGGGAGAGCTGTTAAATAATAAGATATATGTGTCTGGTGACTACTTGAGAAAAAGTATCAAATCAATAAAATCAGAAGCTATTATAACTGATGCAATTTTCAGTTATAATTTATTGTAAGGTGATATTATGAATACATCTAAAACAATAGGGCTAATATTAGCATTTTTAGAAGCAAATGGAGTGCCATCGAATATTCTAATAGAAGTTTCAGAATATCTAGGAGACGGGAATACGCAATCTCTAGAAGATGGAAACTGGAAAATAGAAATAGTAGGAGATTTTTTAAAATTCTTTAGAAGAGAGACTGGAACATGGGTAGAAAGAGCAAGCTTTGGTTCTTCTGTAACAACAGATAGATTTATTATAGAAGATACAGCAGGTTCTGTAGTATTTATTGACTCACTTGGTGGCACAAACACATTATTAAAACCATCAATTGACGAAGTGGGAGCGGTATTAGGTAATCCGACTGGTCGAGTAGCATTAATTCATAATGGAGAGCTTTTTAGTGTCGAATTTGATGATACAACTATACTTGAAGACCAAGTACAAACCAGTACAGCACAGTTCGAAACTGGAACTGATTTTGAATATGAATTCGTAACAACTCGTGTTGAGTCGCTTATAACAGGTGAGATATCTTTGGCAAATATACCAGTTGGAACAACTGCTAGAGTTTCATTATTGTCAACCGATGATGTTCTTTTAACAGAGAATGTAAGTGAATTTGATTTCAATCAAGGAAATGGAGAGCCAGTTTCTAATGGACTTAATGAAATACCATTGAGAGAAAGTTTAGCATTATCTCAAGGATTTAATTTTAAAGTTAGATTGCAATTAAGCAATTCGGGTGATATACAGGGTGATATCGTTGACTTAGGAGACGGACTTGGAACAAGATTTGTCTCTTATTTGGTTATTGATTATTATCTTGGTGAACAACAAAATATAATTACGAATAAGGATGATAATACAAGTGGTTTTGATTTCGTGTTAGATGAGGATAATTTGGGTTCTAATTCAGACACTAAAGTTGCAACCCAACAATCAATTAAAGCTTACGTTGACAACAAAGTAACGTCTGGAATGACATACAAAGGTGGTTATGATGCTTCTACAAACACGCCAAATCTTGAAATAGCACCTACTGGAGTTGTGATAGGAGATTTCTATACTGTAACTGTAGCTGGTACGTTTTTCTCTAAGGATGTTGAAATAGGTGATGCATTGATTGCAGAAATTGATGACCCTTCGGTTGAGGGTGACTGGACTATATTGCTCAGACATTTAGATGCCGTATCAATTAAGAATTTATATGAATCAAATCCAGATACTAATGCTTTTACAGATTCTTATCAATCTCAAGTCGATGCAAATACTCTGAAGGTTACTAATGCAACTCATACAGGAGAGGTAACAGGAGCTACTGGATTAACGGTAAATCCTACAGCAATTAGCAATAAACCATTGGCTGAAGCAAGTGGAGATATGGAAATATTAGTTAATGATGCTGGAACTTTAAAGAAAATAAATGCTAGCGAGTTTACAGACGGAGATGATGAGACAAAAGAACCCACTGGTTTCTTGTTAGACTCAACCACTGGTGAAATTGATTTAACTAGTTCAGAATTGCTATTTGTGAATGGGACTAGAACTTTTACAATACAGCCAAAAGCACCAGAAACAGAATTTTCTGTTATTCAAAATGGTAAGAAGTATACATTCAGTAGTGCTCAGAATATTGTAATTGATGATACAGAAGGAATGCACTTTTTATACTTTGACGATGGAGTTTTAACAAAAACAACTATGTTCGATGCAAATATTATATATTCAAAAGTATTTATCACTGCGATTTATTGGGACAAAACTAATCAGCAACAAATTTACTTTGGCGAAGAACGGCATGGATGCAAGATGGACGGACACACTCATGCTAGAATACATCAAGGCGATGGCACATTGTATCTATTTGGCTTGGGATTGAATGCGTTCAATATTGGTAATGGTGACTTAAATATACATGCTCAATTTGGAGCAGATTCTGGACAAATTAAAGATGAAGATATATTGTTAGATTTAAGTTCAATAGCTAGTACAGTCGGATTGCCAGTTTATTACAAGTTAGGTGCGTCAGGTGATTGGAGAAGAGAATTTAATTCAGGATATAGTGTATTAAATAGTGGAACTGTAGATGATAGATTAGTATGGAATGAATTTACAGGCGGAGCATGGCAAAAGACTGAGGTTACTCAGGGTGATTTTGTTTTATGTCATATATTTGCAACTAATGACATAGACTATCCGTTTATTTCTGTAATGGGTCAAAATGAGTATGGCAACGTTAGTTCAGCTAGACAAGGGGCAATTGATGAGATCAATACATTGATAACTGAAGGTTTGCCTTTTGCTGAATTTGTGGCAGTTGGTACAGTTATATTTCAAACTAGAACAACATATGCGAATGCTATAAATGCCAGAATTGTACAGACTGATACTGGTGAAGACTATGTTGACTGGAGAGGAAGGGGAATCTCTCCTAGTGGTGGATTAAATGTAAATCATAATTCTTTAGCTGGATTACAAGGTGGTGCAGTTGATGAATATTATCATTTAACTTTAGCTCAACAGACAGGATTAACAGATGGAGGAGAAACTACACTCCACTCACATCCGAATGGAGATGCAGGCGGATTCACATTACACTTTGATGCTAATGATGCGATATATAATATTAACCATAGAGCAACTGCTAGTTCTAGAAATGGTCATCCTATTATTAAATTTAGTGATGCTGATGCTGATGGAGTAACGTTTGGTGATACTATTCCTAATGCTTATGGTGCAGAAACTATCACAGTTGATATTGATTGGGTAGCTGAAACCGCTACATCCGGTGCTGTTAGCTGGTTCGTATCATTTGAGCACAATGCTCCTAATGACAATGATATAGATTCAGATTCATACGCCACTGCTAAGAGTGGAACAAGTACAACTAATGTGACTAACGGCAAAATCACTAGAACTTCTATTACATTTACTCAAGTAGAAGCTGATGGAGTAACTGCTAATGACCACTTTAGATTAAAGCTGATTCGTGACCCTGCTGATGTTGGAGATACCATGAGTGGAGATGCAGAGTTGCTCAAAATAAGTGTTAGGGTGTGATACTATGTCTAGAAATTTTAATGGTACTACATCTGATTATTTAAACGCTGGTACTTCACCATACTTAAATTTTACAGCTCATATGACTGCATCTATTTGGGTAAGAAAACAAACTAGTGCAGGTTCAAAAATATTTGGCAAATGGCATGACAGTATAGGACAACAATGGCTTATACAATTAGGTAGTTCCGACTTATTATACGCATTGTATATAGATGGAGCTGGAGTAAAGATTTTAAACTCAAATCCCAATGTATTATCTCTTAATGTATGGCAACATATAGCAGTAACATATGATGGTTTAGCTATGAAAATTTATGTAGATGGAGCACTACAGGGAACACGTTCTCAATCCGGAGACATTATCAGCAGACCATCAACTAATCTCACATTTGGAATAGGTTCAAATTTGGATTCGCCATTTGAGGGAGACCTTGGACATTCTGCTTTATGGGATGTTAGTCTAAGTGATTATGAGATTGTGTCACTATCTAATGGAATAAATCCATTACAAATAAGAACAAATAATTTATTAGAATACTGGGCTATTAACGGGCGAAGCCCAGAGCCGGGGATTGTGCATGAGTGTGATGCCGTTGTAAATGGAACAATTGTATCAAACGAACCACCAATACCAAACAGTATAAAGAGTCCATAAAGGAACAATTAAAATGAAATAAAATTTTAAATAAATGCTTGACAAATCTCAATTCCTATGATATATTATGTATAAACGAATATGTTTTATATTATAGGAGGAGAGATTTATGAAAATCAATAAGGAAAGAAATGCAGTTTCAAATACATTAATGTTTATATTTGGAACCATAGTATTAGTAGCAATGGTAGTAGTTGGTAATGTTTATTCTAAAAATGGTGTTTTTGAAATCAATAGTAGTATTGAAAAATTATCATCATTCATTGCGTTGTCTATACTGTTAGTAATTGTGCTTGGAGTATACCAATCTATTGTATCAACAGTATTGTTGAATAGAGTAGAGGCATCAGCAAGAAGAAGTGAAAACTTAGTAGAGGCATTGAGCGATACGGTTAATATTTTCTTTAAGACATATCTTAGAAAAGAGAAAAGTGTCCAAGAATCTATCAAAGAAATCAAAGAGACTTTAGACAAAGTCGGAATCGAGGATGATAGGTTATGTTAGAGATGTTTTTAACTTGGTTGCTACTCAATGTTCCAGAAGGTGCCTTGGTTACTAATTTAATGTTTAGAGAATACGGATATAAAGAAAATAGAATTGATTATTTAATTGCAACTATATTTTCATCAGCTATAATCTTTATAGTTCCAGAGGTTATAACAAATGACATGCTTTATATGCCAGTATTAATTGTAATGATTAGCTTTATGTTTTATAATGGATATAAAATTTCAATTAAACGCTCAATTTATTCAAGTATACAACTAATGATTATTACAGGTATTGCTCAAATTCCATTGATGTATGTTTTAAATTGTACAATTGGATTAAATGAATATTTTCAATTAGATACGATATCTAAGTTTATTATAATGATGCCGTCTAGATTTGTTGAATTTGTAATATTAAAAAAACTATTAAAAGGGGAAATTAAAATGAAAAAAGTATGGTTACTAGGAAAATCAACAAGAAGAAACAGAGGAGAGAAGGCATAAGCCTTCTTTTCTTATGTATTGGAGAATTTCAGATGCTATATTAAATTGCCTAAACATAGCCGATGATGAAAAAGGAAAAGATATGGATGAAATTATTAGACTGGTATTGCATATATTTGTATCGTCTTTAATGATATTGTTTATATCTTTTAAATTAAATTGTATATACACAACAATATTTAGTGTGATTATATACCAGTTCACAAGATTTGCGATTGAAGAAGATATATTCTTTGACTTTAGTTCATATGAGAAATGTGGATTGTTTTCAACACTAATATTCTGCACAATTGGATTTGTTTCCAATTTACCAATAGGTGATTTTTACACATGTCTAGCTACGAGTGGAATTTTAACAATTGGGTTCATATGTATGTCTACGACAAATATTGGAAAAAATATTTTGAAATTTATGGATAATCTCTTGACAATTAAGTAATATTATGCTAACATTGTCTTATAAGATGATGGGAGGGATAATATGAAAAAGAATTTTGTTAGGTTGTTATTCGTATTCACAATACTGTCTTCTGTGTTTATATTCTTTAACATAGGCATAGAAGCAGGTATTGATGTTGAGTTTTGGAAACACGAGACGCAAACTTTAGAAAGAGTAGGGGAGGTTTTGTCGTCAAGGGTTATTGAACACATGGACTCTACTGGAAGGATTGTAAATAAGACAGAAGCTGAACTGTATGCAATAAAGAAATCTATGTGCGTATTTATATTTATGTTAAGTATACAATTTTTAGTAATATACGAAGTAAAAGTAAGTGGCAAAAAACTTTCAAGAGAAATTGCCGATGGTGCGGATAGCACAAATAAAATCATGTTTAATTTATTTAAAAGAATCGGCGGTGGTCGTGATGAGAGATAGAGAGAGTAGAGTGATGAGAAAAATATCAAACAATCTTGAATACATTACAGACTTATTTGAAAGTGTACACGAAAAACATTCAATCGAAATAACAGAGCAAAATGAGATAAAGTGGGGAGAAGATTTGGGGATATCGTTATTTAGAGCTGGCGAATCTGTTGTGTTGTGTTATAATGAAATCAGTGATGAATATGAAATATACCATCAAAATAAAGCAAGTAATAAAGGTGGTACGAAGCAACACTATCACCTACAATTTAAAAATCCTCAACTTCCTAAAGTGATATCAAACATGATAACATTACATTTTGACTATTCTAAACAAATTAAGAAAAAGAAGAAAAAGTTGAGTGGTTTCGACATATTAAAACAGGAAAAAGAGAAGGAATTAGAAAGAAAAAGAGAGAAGAGGAAACTTAAAGAGTGGAAGAACAAGACGTAGTTAACTCTGCGTCTTTTACTATATATTGATAAACACCATGAAATGGGTATTTTATTGTAAAGGAGGAATTGCGAATGACAGATTTTATGTCAGAAATTAAAACATAGGAGGAATTTGATATATGAGCAAAGATTATGATAAGCATATGTTGAGAGAAAGAGCAGAGAGAGCACCTGATATCACTGATGAAATGTGGTCGCAGGTATCAGAACACAATAGAATGATTGTAGACGAATTCTTTGAATCTAGTTCTCATCTATCTAAAACAAGTATCTCACAATATAAATCAGCATTGAGAATATTCTTTTGGTGGGTACATGTAAAACTAAAAGACAAACCAATGTATAATATTAAAAAGAGGGATTTCTTAAAATATGTTTCTCATTTAAAAGATAAAGGATTTTCATCAAGTGGATTAAAACTAAAGAAGTCTGCTGTAAGTAGTTTATGTAACTTTATAGAAAATGTATTATCTGATGACGAGGAATTTAAAGAGTATGAAAAGTTTAGAAATTTCTGTAGAGGCTTACCAGCTCAGTCTTCAAATGTAGTTTATGAAAAGATTCCAATGACAAGAGAAGAATATGATAAAGTTATGGAGTACTTAAAAGAAAAAGAAGACTATTTAGGAATGGCTTTTCACGCTACATCATTTAATGTTGGTGGTAGAAGAAATGAGATTAGAAACCTCAAGAGTGAAATCGCAACTTATGAAAATGAAAAAGATAGTGAAGGAAATGAATTGCCGTTTGTATTATCTCATATAGTTTATGGCAAAGGTAGAGATGGCGGAAAGCCATTAAAGTTTATGATTAATAATGAGGCTATGGAATACATTAGACTATGGTTAGAACAACGTAGGTATGAGAATGAGTATATATTTACAGTTAAATATGCAGGAAACAATAGTCAGATTGGACTTAGTTGGGCAAATAATTTCTGTCAGAATATAGTCTCGATTGTACTAGACCGTAGATTTACAATGCATAACTACAAAGCATCTGCAATTACTCACTTACTTGAACAAGGTGTTGACATGAAAGCCGTATCTAAATATGTGGCCCACCACGAAAACTCTGCAACCACTGAGAAATTCTACGACCTTCGAAGTGACGAAGAAGAAAAGAATAGTATTTTTAAATAAACGCTTGACAACTTCAATAAAATATGCTAATATAATATTGTACTTAAAACACCGCTTGAAGAGCCACGAAAATTAATTAAAATAATTTTGATAAAAGTGTTGACAAGTGGAAATAAGTATGATATAGTATAAGAGAGTTAAATATGAGCCTAACTGGTGGGCGATTAAATGCACGAGTCTGACTTGACTGAATCAAGAGTAGGAGTTTATAGTGGTGTCTCTGAAAATAAAAACCACTTACCAAGTAGACACCGACACCTCTCAACGAAGTGCAACAAGGGTACACTTAACATTCTAGAAAGTGGAGTGCGGTTGTTATGACTTTCCAACTAGGTCTTTTAGTAAAGTCGAAATATATGTAAGTGACGCAACGTGTGTTCGATTCACATGGGTATGAGAATACAACTGGAGTAAATTGCAAGGGTGACGTAAGCAGATATGCGATATAGGTGAGTTCGATTCTCATCCACTTACACCAATCCGAGAGGATAAAGTTTACGTAGACAGATAGACAATTAGAAAGATAGTAGAAAAGGAGAATGAATTATGATTATTAAGTATTACAATAACGGATGGAATTACATTGACAATGTTGAAGATGTGAAATGGATTAATAAGACAGTTGAGTTAACTGAAGAGCTGAGTGGTCAAAAACAAGTTCAAGGTAGAATTTATGTGACTAAAGGCGATATGGATGCATTCGAGAACAGAATCCACGGAGACGTTGAGTTTCAGTTGGAGAAGTATAATAAAATTGTAGTACCGTTTCATCATGTAAATATGCAAATTGATTATGATGATTTGAAAAGAGTATTGAAACAAGATAAACATGCGTACATTAGACTATTAGTATATAGAAAAGGTATGGACACTTTTGTATTGGCTTTTAGTCATGCAGGATATTTACTGAATGATAATGGTAAAACTGTAGAAACGATAAAATAGTCATTTCATCCAAAACTCCGCTTTGATTATGTGTGAGTGGTAAGATGGGAAATAGGGTGTCAAGTAGTTTTAATGCTTGTGTAATTCCCAACCAGTGCTGATACTTAAATGGACGGCTGAAAAACTGGTCTATAAGTTTATTTCTACAGGACAGAAAATGTAGCCGTGGAAAGTTTAGAGTAGACTTGTTGTCTGTAGCGAACAAAACAGACAGGTGAGGCACTTCATCTAGATGGGGAGAAATCTCAAGTGCCGTTTATATGCAGGATTAGCATAGTTGGTTAATGCAGACGGCTTATATCCGTAAGAGGAGTGGTTCAATTCCACTATCCTGTACCAAATTTTACAGTATATCATAGACCAACAGTTATAATGGTGTTATACCATACCTCCTCTAAACCAGTCAGTCTCATAGCTGACTGGGACTGTTGGGTAATCGCTTAAGGTTGTGACTTGGTGGAGTTGTGAGTTTAGGTGTGTATATGAATAGGGTAGCTCCCGACAAGAATAGTAAACCTTAACTATTCTTTCATATGCGTTTTAAATAAGGTGAATACTGAAAAGGTGAGTGATTAATCATGGGAAAGAAAAGAAAAACCAAAGAAGAATGGGAGTGTCTGTATGGAAAAGATATTGTATTTGATTTACATACAATGGATGATAGGCAATTATCTAAAAAATATCATATATCCAACTCTGATGTTACTATTCTAAGAAGACAGTTCGAACTTCGCTCGTGTCAAGTAGTTAAACAATTAAATGAAGAGCATATAAAAAAGATTACCGATTATGTACTTTCTTGAGATAGAAAAGGTGGTTTTACTAATGGTCTATTCAAAGGAAGTATTGAAAATGCGTCTGTAGTATTTAAATATATTTTAGATGAAAAGTATAAATATAATAGAGAAGATATATGCAGCAATTTGTGTTCTAAATTTATGAAAGACAATAAATTGGCTGGGATGTTAATCTCAGTTCCTGCGTCCTTGTATGAAGTGATAGAATATACTTATCCCGACTACAACATTAAAAAATGGGAATTAACAAAATCAACTGTTGGTGGGATGTGGAAAGACGAAAGTTTTGTGTTAGATGCATTAGATTGGGCAAAAGAAAAGCTTCATCATAAATATAACTGTAAAAATATTTATGATGTATATTTAATTAAAAACAAGACAATTAAAGGTTTGGTAAAAGAGATAAGATTGTCTGGACTTACAACTCAGAAATTCGAGGGCTCTGAACTTAAGCTTTTCGAATTTATGTATGGAGAGAAATTAGATAAAAAGGTTTTGAATGAAAAAATGTTTTCTTTTGAACTAAACCCAATTATAAATATAGAGAGTTTGAAAAACATTGGCTCAGTATATGTTATAAATGATTCATATTATGAATTATGTGATATTGGGAAAACTCTTTGTAATGATATAATAAGATATTGTGAGGAAAACAACAAGTACCCATTAGAAAAAGAAATCAGAGGCACAAATGGATTTATATCAATAACTCAATTTGAGAAGTATTTTGGTAGCCGAGAGCCAGACAAAAGCTATAGAAAACATATAAATGAAGTGAAATATTTAGAACCTCAATGTAAAAACAACTTGGCTAAAAATAATCCGAATTTAGTAATTAAATATATAAATAACAAAGAGTGTGATGTATGTAATAAGTTACTATCCATATCAAAATTTAAATATGGCTCAAACAGATGCAGAGATTGTTCAAATAAAATATCAAGCCAATTATCAAAAATAAGAAATTATAATAAAAAGTATAATTTACAAATTTCAAATATGAATGATTTGTCTCCAATTGAATGGCATGATTTATATATTAGTCAAAAGATGAAGCAAATGCCATTTCATTTGTACAACAAAGAGTCCATGATGGCAATAGTTAGGCATTGTATATTGGTAAAAGAAGGCATGTCAATAGACGATATAGCATGGAATAAATTAAAAACAAGCACCCTTGGTAAACATAGATTAAAAATGGGTGTCAACACTGTTTTTGGAAACAAAGCTGAAATGATGAATTATTGTTTCCCAGAAATGCCATATAAAATAGAGGATGACAAGTGTAGGAATATAATGTATTCGTCAGACATTGGGATAAATATGATAATAGAAGATTATATACAAAGAAAAGAAATATCAATAGACGACATAATATCAAAACAAGTCATAGAAGTTGATGATTTTGACTTACTATCATTAATAAGCTCAAAAGATTATTTTTCTTCGTATTCAGATATTTGGAATTGGTATTTTAAATATAATGGAATAAACAAAAGAAAAGAGACCTCTATAAATTCAACTAGAACCTATCCAATTGGGTATATGGATATAAGAGAGAATAGAATCAACGTTATAAAAAATTATTGTGAAGACATAGCTAAAACAAGTATATTAGATGTTATAAATAATGAAGATAAATTAATAGAGTGGACTAATTTATTCTACAAGTCTAATTGTTTAAAGGGAATATTTTCATATTCACATCACTACAATTCCCTATATGAATCTCTTACAGACGCATACCCATCAATACTGAAAAACAAGACTATGTTTGATTGGGAATGATTGCAATGCTCAAGAAATGATAGAGATTTTTTAATAAAAGCAATGAGAGAGTTTATTTTATATAGGTGTGATTTTAAATGTCTATTAAAAGATATTCCTAGACATATAAATAGAGTTTTTATAAAAGAAAACTGTTCTAAATTTCAGAAACAGATTGATAAAAATAGATTCAATAATTATTATGAATGGTGTTGCTTATCATTTCCAGAATACTCAAGTGATTGGAAATTGTCAGATTTTGAAACATGTGTTGCTTTTGATAATACAGTTTGTGACAGCTTAGAGGAGATGGGAGTATATGAAAAACTAAAGAGATTTGAGCCAAAGATTCAGTATATAGGTTCAAAAATAAATAGTCGCCATACTTTTATAGGAAAATACAATAATAAAAAGTGTAGATTTTGTCCAGATTTTGTAATTGAAGAGATTTCAGATAAACCAATATATATAGAGTATTATGGAATGTATGAAGAAAATAGTAAGTCTGAAATATTTATAAATTATAAAAATAAAACCATAGCAAAAAATAATTTTTATAAAAACAACAATGATATATATTTTATAGATATATATAGAGAAGACTTGAAAAATATGGATAAAATTTATAGTTGGATAGATTCTTTAAGGAGAGAAAATAATGATTAATGAAAAAGAAATCAGAGAAAAAGCTAGAAACCAACAGAAACAACTAGGTAAATTTTGGCTGTTTATTATAGTTACAATCTTATCTTTGTCATGTCCAGTATTATTGGGACTGATAGTCTTTATAATTGTAGTCAAACTTATTATAGATTACAGTGCGAAGAAAAATGCAACGGAGATTAAAAATGCATTGGAAAACGAGGAGGAATAGTATGAAAAAATATTTAGAAATTACAGAAAAAATGAGAATGGTTGATGATATTATTGATGCATGCATTACAGACGGTAAGTTGGATGTTGTTCAACTAGAAGAATCTAGAGTTCTCTATATCACACTATATTATGACGGAGACGATAGATTTATTAAAGACGGATTTGGTAAAATTCTAGGCATAGAAACATATGATAAGCTTATGAAAAATGGTGAGTTCGATAAACACATAAAGAGAAAAATACCAAAAAAAGAATATCAATTGCTAATGACATTAATAGAAGAGTCCGTGAAGGAAAAATTAAGACAATCAAACACAGTTGCGGGTATCTTCAATCATATTTCTCAATTAGACTTAGAGGGAATTATGAAAGAATTCAAGGATTTAGACTTAGACAAATTCAAACAAGTGTCAAAGCTTATTAAAGCAAATAATGGAATATCAGAAAAGGTGAAGTAGATGGCATCGGTTGATTTTGTTATTTCTAATAAAGTAAAAAAACTAGAAAAGGACATGAAAACCATCCCGACAAAACTACAATCTTTGTTTGAAAAAGAATGGGAAAAATCAATAAATGATACAATATATTCAACACCAGAGGGCAATTCATACGAACGTACTATGGGAATGATAAGTTCAATAACTTCTGAAACATATTCAGACTCTTCTGGAATTTATGTTTCCGTGTTTAATGATTATTTAAAATTACCATACGTTGCTTTTGAATCTCATAGTAGCTGGGTGACAGGAGAAGATGTCCGCGGTTTAATACCAGAATTTCTAGCGAGAGGACATAAGGGTATAGTGCATTATTCACCTACAAATTATGATGAATTGACGTATCTTAGATTGGTTTCACAAAAGAAGTATTTGAAAATAATAAAGAGAGAATTGAAGTCAAAAGGGTATAGAGTTAAATAACTCATATCCTTTTTTCGTGTAGAATGAAGGAAGGTGATGTTATTTGGCTAATGATAGAATAGACGTTGGGTTACGATTGTATGTAGACAAATCCAGTGAAACATCTGTAAAGAAAAAAATAGAGACATTAAAGAAACAACTAGAGTCTGTAAAAAGAAATGAGACAAAGTTAACCGCTGATGAGTTGAATATTCAAAAAAAGATTTTACAGAATGAAAATCAGTTGCTCAAAAATAAAAAAGAAGAAATAAATTTAGCTATACAGAAACAAAAGCTGGAGTCGGCTACATTAACAACAAAGACAAAAGAATTTAATTTACAGAAAAAAACTACATCAGAAACTGAGAAAGCAGTAATTGCCGAAAAGAAAAAAACAGATGAATTAAATGCACAAATATTAAAATTAGACCTATTCAAGCAAAAACAAGCTAGAAATGTTCTTGGATTAGAAAGCGGAGGTTTGAGTGAGTCGGTAGACCAAACTTCATTGAGTCAGTTTAAAACCGATGTGTCTAATTTAACAGCGGACATGCCAAACTTAGATTCTGAAATGAAGAAGTTAGATTCTAATTTTAAAAATATAAAAGTAAGTGCTTCAGCAAGTAATAATGCTTTAAAACAAACGAAAGATACTACAAAATCTTTGGGTCAAGAATTCAAAGATGGATTTGAAAAGTTTTCCCTAAACATAACATGGGGCTTCGTAGCATAATTCATAAACTACGTTGAAAAATCTCTTCTGATTAATTGGGGAACTCCATTGTATGGACAATCCACAACAAGCAGGAAATATCCGTGCAGTTGCAACGACTGAGTGAAGAGAATGTCATTTATTATGACAATGCGACAGTCTGAACTATATGGTAACATATAGAGGTTAAGTCAAGTGTAAAGACACTTTTGGAAGAACTTAGCCCGCTACATCCACATGTAGTCAGTAACCTTTGAGGTGAAAGTAACAGAAAATGATGGCTTGGCATTTCCACAGTATTTTTCGGTATAGCAAAAGCCGTAAAAAGCTCATATGAAACAGTTAAACTCCTCGACTCGGCAATGTTAGAATTAGCAAAAGTAACAGATTTAACCAACTCAGAAATGAAGGAATTTCAAGAAACAGCATATGATTTAGCAGATGCGACTGGAAGGACAGTAGACCAGAGTATATTGGCGGTTTCTGAATTTCGCAAGATGGGATTTTCACTAAGTGAAGCTACTGATTTGGCGAAAGATGCGTTGATTTTTCAGAATATAGCCGATGGGATTGACTCATCATCAGAATCTGCATCCGTAATAATATCAACATTAAAAGGATTTAACCTAGAGGCTAGTGAAAGTACAAAAATAATCGATTCGTTAAATGAAATTTCAAATAAATATAGTGTCTCGACCTCTCAGCTTGCAGAAGGCGTAAAAAGAAGTGCAGGAGTTTTAGCTCAAAATAATACAAATTTAGACGAAACAATAGGACTTCTAGAGGGAGGCATTTCTGTACTTCGTAATGCAGAAAAAGTAAGTTCAGGGTTGATAACTATTTCACAAAGATTACGTGGAATTTCGGAAGATGGAGAAGATTTAACTCCGAAATTACAAGGTTTATTTGACAAAGTAAGTATATCTATTACAGACGCAAATGGAGAACTTCGTTCTACTTTTGACATATTACAAGATTTATCAAAAGTAGATTTCTCTGAATTCGAGCAGGGGTCGTTATTGCAGGCACAGATATTCGAGGCTGTATCTGGAAAACGTCAAGCACCAGTATTGTCTGCAATAATTTCTCAATTTGAGGAAATAGAGAATGTCGTTGTTGATAGCGCTAATAGTTTAAATTCAGCAGAAGAAGAGCAATCTAGATATTTAGAAAGTATAGAAGGTAAACTAAATGACTTGACAAACAGTGCACAAGAGTTTTGGGCAACCTTTCTAAGTACAGAATTTGTAAAAGGAACAATAGATTTTCTAACAATTTTCGTAGATGCATTGACAGAGGTGAACAAGGCTTTTGGTTCTATGCCTACATTAATATTTGCGGTATCCCAAGCATTATTAGTATTCAAGGGCGAAGCTACAATAATAGGTTTGGCTTCAATAGCAGAAGGAATTGGTGCTGTTGGAACTGCTTCTGTTATAGCGGAAGCATCTGTTCTCGGATTGTCAGTGGCATTGGGTGGATTGGCTCTCGGTGTAGTTATAATAGCTGACATAATAAACGACCTAGAAGAAGCTGAAAAAAGAGTAGAGGGACTTGGACAAGCGTCTTTCTCAGAGTTAACAGCAAAACTTAACGAACTAGAAGAAGCACAAAAGAAAGCCACAACTACTGGTCAATGGTCTGTTCTTGAAAAGCAAATTCAAGAAGTTAAAAATGCCATGAACGAATTAAAGATGGTTGGTAGCGATACAGCAGACCAAATCTACGACGACCTCTTACGTGAAAAAGGTGCTCGTGAAGAAGTTGCAGAATCAGCTGGATATCAAATCAACAAACAAAAAGCACTTGAAGCTATGCAAGCAAAAGAAGATGAACGTATTCAATTTTTAATTGACAATTACGACCTTCTTTCAGACCGCAAAAAAGCAGAAGCTGATAATCATATTAATAATGAGATTGACAAAACAAACGCAACTATTGAAGCAGTTAAAAAACGTATAAAAGCATATCAGGCTGAATTGTCAGCAATAATAGCAACGGCAACTGGCGAGGATGCACTCAGGGCAGAAAAACAATTTCTTAAATTAATTCCACACCTAGAAGAGTCTATAGATGATTTAACGTTTAAAAGAAATGAGTTGCTTCAAACAAAAGAAAAGATGCATAGTGCGGACAAAAAAGAAAAGAAAGCTAAAGAAGACCTAACTAAAGCACAACGAGAACTTTTAGCAATCAATCATCAACTAGCCTTAACTCAAGAAGACCTTTCACAAGCATCAGATGACTCGACTTCAAAAATACCAATCCTCAACGCTCTTATCGACCTACAAAAAGATAAATTCCACGCACTAGCAAACTCAATTGCAGAAGTTGAAGAGCAATATAAAAAAGGTGACATCTCTCTTGATGAATACAATGAGCAAATGCGTGATTTTGAATTACAACAAGAGAAAACTACGACTGCCATAAAAGGATTTATTAGAGAGGCAGAAGGTTTAATTTTAGATGAGCAAAAAGAATCACTCAAAGAATACAACGATCAATTAGAAGAACTCACCGACACTCTAGACACCGCACTATCAGAAGCAATGGATAAACTCCAAGATAAACGTGATAACGCACTCGACTCAATCCAATCTGAAATTGATGCACTTAAAGATGAAAAAGAAGCAATCAAAGATGAAAATGACGAACGTGAGCGTGCAATTAGATTACGTGACTTAGAACAAAACCAACGTGAGGCATTAGAACGTCTAACTAGTCGTCAAAAAGAATTAGATGTTAAAATGGTTGTAGGCGATAAGATTGTGAATGTTGCAGACCCTAGAGCAGTGGCACAAGCTCAAGAAGATTTGGCAGATGCAACTAAGGCTCTCGAAGATGAACGCAGACAACAACGTGAAGACGCTCGTATCCGTGAACTTGAAGCAGAAATTTCCAAACTTGAAAAAGAAAAAGATGAAACTAAAAAATCTTATGACACTAGAATTTCCGACCTTAAAAAATTCCAAGATGAGTATAAAACTCAAATTGAGAAAGACGGCAAGATTCAAGAGTCACTAATGGAAACCATAACCAATGCTCTACGTTCTATAAACGCTTCTTATTTCGAAGATACTATCGCAGGGTATAAAGATATGGTCTCTGAAATAAATGGCGTTCTAGGTAACATACAAGACGTACAAGGGTTAATTGAAAGTGGAGATACTGGAGCACCATCGGGTAGTAGAAAAACTTCAAATGGCGGAGTAGTTCCTTCTAGCACAACTGGAACAGTTAAAAAAGGCTCAACCTACACATACACGAACCCGGCTACAGGAAAGAAAACTACCTACCGAGTTAAACATGACGGGCTTCGTTCTGGTGACGTAATGGGAAACAATCTACTAGGCTCTCGTGAAGTAGCAGGAATACTTGAAAATAATGAATCAGTATTAACAGGTTCGCAAACTAACGGTCTATTCAATATAATTGACGCAATTAAAAATTTACCAACAATGTTGCCACAATCACAAACAGCAGGTGGAGTCACTATACAAGGTGATATCATCATGCCTGATACAGTAACAGACGCACCTTCATTCGCACGTGAACTACAAAATTTAACAAGAGTCATGAATAACAAATCAATCTAGGAGGGATTATATGGCTGTAAGAATACCAAATGTAACCTCTCCTATTGATGGAGTAGGTGTAGATGCAACAAATCCAATTGATGTAGCTTGGGAGTTTCAAGCTGATGCAGGAGAAACCCAAGATAGCTATCAAGTAATTATATATTTAATGACAGATGGTTCGATTTCACACGATAGTGGAGTTGTATCATCTTCATCTGAAATTTACACAATACCATCGAGTACATTAATAAATGGGAATACTTATTTTGGAACTGTATCCACAACATCAGGAGCAGTAACTAAAACTACTCGTATTCCATTCACATTCAACACTTTAACAACTCCAACGTTAACCATTGACCCATTGGGTGCAGTAGGACAATTTGTAATACCTACAGCTACTTATACTCAAGCAGAAGGAGTTCCTGTTAAAACTTTCCAATGGAGATTATATGACAATAGTGACGTATTGATTGTAGAGAATCCAATTAAATTTGGTCAAGTAATTACAGATGTATTTATAGGACTAGCAAACGGAGTAACTTATAAACTTGAAGTTGAAGTAGTAAATCAGAATGAAGTAATAACAATTAGTGCTAGAGAATCGTTCGTGCCAAGTTATACTATACCAGAAGACGCACCTTCAATTGTAGTGGAAGGACTTCCTGAGAAATCAGGTATATCAGTCAACTACGAAGATATCGTTGTAATCGATGGACAAGTGACAGGAACAACATCATTTGTTGCAGGTAAATTCAACAAGAGTTTAAAACTTGATGATGGATGTTTATTATGGGATTTAGCTGACCATTTAATTCCTAGAAATTTCACATCATCATTCTGGGCTAAAATTGACCCAACACACGATGGAGATTTATGGTTAGTTAAAAAAGGTGGAGCAAGTGGTGACACGAAGTATAGAGTAGGATATGATTTATCATATGGTAGATTTTATTTAGAACGTGATTATAGATTTACAATGAGTCAACCTATAACTTTACCTACAGGTTATTTTCAAATTGGAATTACACCAACAACAGTATATTTTATCTCAACAGAGCTAGGGAATAGTTTTGAATTCACATTAAGATAGGGAGGTATTTATGGCAATAGTAGGAAGAACAATAATTAATGGAAACTCTATAATAGTGACAGCGATACCTCCTGCTGATGAAAATTTTGATTACTTAGAAATGTGTGGAAATTTTACAGTAGATGAATTACAGATATTAAATAAAGTATTGACAATTGAAGAATTAAAAGACCAAACTGGAGAGCAAGTATTCGGAACATTCCATATATTATTAGCCCACTTTGAAGATAACTTAAAAGGAGGTAACTTTGACAGTGGTGGCTTAACTATCACAAGCTGGAATATATTAAGAAAAAAAGAAGGCGAAGCAAGTTACACATTAATAGCAAATGTATCGGCTACTGCTCCTAGTGAATATTTAGATATTAGAGCGGCTAGTGGACAAGATTATAGATATGCAGTACAGGCAGTGGCAAGTGGAACAGCAGGTGACTTAGTAGAGAGTGAGGTGGTAAGTATGAGTTTCCACGGATGGAGTTTACAATCATTAGATTATGACGGATTAGGAAACGGTACAATTTATGTATTTGATACTGAAATATCTTCAGACAGTTTAAAAGTGAATATGGATAGAACAAGAGTAGAGACACATTTCAAATATCCTAAAACATATTATGGAGAATTAGAATATATCAATGGCGGATTAAAAACTATGCCAATCTCTTGCAATGAAGAACAAATAGTTGAGCCAAACAGTGCTATACTTGGAGCTATTAAATCATTCATTAATGATAAAAACGAAAAAATTCTAAAGAATGGTAGTGGAGAAGTTTATAGAGTGTCTACTCATGAATTCTCATGGAAATATAGAGATATACTTACGAATCACAATGACGCAAATCCAAACTCTCAGCCATTTGATATAAACTTTAAATTCGATGAGGTAGGTGCTGTATAATGAGTGACTACTTAATAGAAGCAAGAAGTTCAATAAGTACTTTTGTAATTAAAGTAGAGTTATTAGACAAAGATGAAAATGTAATAAGAGAAATAACAGACGCAATAATAGGTGGAGATGTAAGCAGAGACTTTCAAATTGGGTCAAGAGCCAGTGCGAATTTGACAATTGATAATGGAGAAGGGGATTACTCATTAGACCCAAATACAACTGCCACTAGCAAGGTGTGGTTGGATAATAAATTTAGAGTATATACAGGATTAGAAATAAATGGAGTATCAACATTTTTTAGTCAAGGAATATTTGTGATAGGTGAATATAATGAAGTCACAAGCACATCAACCACATCAACTGCATCTTACACACTATGGGATAAATTTTCATTATTAGACGGAACAAGGTCTGGAGTGATTGTAAATTCATTTATAATTCCAAATGGAACAAATGCATCTCAAGCAGTCAGAATAGTTTTACAGCATGCACAAGATGAAAAGATACCAATTGCGTATGATGTAAAAGGGCTAATAGGTGTGAATACAACTGAAACAATCCAAAAGGAAATCTATGTCGATGCAGGTAGGACATACTTTGATGTTTTAAATGAAATATGTAGATTTATAAACTATACAATATTCTTTGATAAAAATGGGTATCCTAATTTTGTTCCTGTCAGCGTTCCAGAGGATGAAGCGTCAATTCTAGAGCTTGGAGAAGATGATATCTTAGTAGCAAATGTAGATAAAAGATTTCTAGTTAAAGATATTAGAAACTCAGTAAGAACGACAAGTGATGATTGGGGAAATGGAGTTATATATGACTTCACCGCTGAAAATAATGAACCAACTAGTGAATTAAGAATAGATAGAATTGGATTAATATCAGAATATCTTTATAACGATTTGCTTTCTACCGAAACACAAGCTGAAGATACCGCAGAGTATTTTTTAGATTTACACAGTAGAGTTTTAGAATCAGCAAATCTCACTATATTGCCACTTGACAACATAGATGAGGGAGAAATAATAGAAGTAACAAAATCTGCTGTAGGGTTGGATGCCGCTAGAATGCAAATAAATCAGATAAATATACCTCTATTCAAAAGAGGAACTGCAACTATTAATGCAAGTAGAACTGTAAAACTATAGGAGGTGGAATTATGATAGATGAGTTTTTGAGAAAGTTTAATAATGATGTGATTTCTCAAAATGCACAAGTAACAAAAAGAAATAATAGGTCTGCTAAATATGCACTTGCAACAGTTCAAAGTATACAAACTGGAACGATTACTGTTCAATTTTTAAGAGACGCTTCTGGGACAGTAGAAGTATCAGGAGTAATTTTACCCCCTTCTATCAGTGTAATAGTCGGAGATACGGTAAAAATAGTTAACGCAAATAATTCCCTTCAATCATCAGCATGGGAAGTTACAAATAAAATATAAAGGAGGGATTTTATGGCAATACAAACAAAAGCAGATATACCGTATATTTACTACGCAGAGGCTACAGAATTTCTTGAGCTATCTATGAAGTTTAATCCTGATAGAACTACGACTGGAGCAGAGTCATTTAATTCATTCACTAGTGGTACAACATATACTACAGCAGATGGTGGAGAAGAAGACATATTCGACCAGTTACAAGTTGTGCTAGAGCCATATAATATAGACGCCCAATACCTAAACAGTATTAGGGCAGAAATTATAAAAATATTTGACAATCCAGAAATTCCAATCGTTTTATCACCATCCACGCCAATCGTTTCAACAACAGAAACAGAGTTTGGCGCACCGCTTAAAGGTGTTATTACAGGTAGAACTATAGCACTTACTAATTCTATTAAAGGAGATTTTAGCGATTTATCAGAGTGGAATGTTCTTAACTCAACTTTAGATAATTCAGATGCTCAATATATCAAGGTTATAAATCCAACGGGGAACATATTTGGCTTTTATACTGATAGTGTAATTGAATTAAGCAGCCCATCAGATAAATTGTTCGTCTACTCAAAAGCAAAAGCAATACACGGTTCACAAACGTTTTCTAGAATTTTCATGGAAGTAGATGACCCAGATGAAGAAATAGGAACTGTAACAAATCCTGTAAATAATCAAGAATATGAGTTATATGGAGTTACAACTAGAACGGACTTTATAAGCCCAGTTAGAGCTAAAATTTACGGGAGAACTAATGTAACTGATGCTAATGCCGAATTATGGGTAGATAAAGAAGTTGGGGTATTTGCATTAAATGTAACTCAATTAGATGCAGAATTAGCGTCCGAAGGTTACACGGAACAAGAAAGAGAAGATGTATATCTATCGATTGCAAGAAATGGTTATTTCGAATCATACTTCCAATCAACCAACTTTGTAGAAATATCGACTAATAATAAGAATTTGTTTGAAATAAATAAAGAAATATCAGTATACAATCCAAGTGAAAGTGGTGTGGGTATAGAGCGATTAGATACTGGTATAAGGGTTTTTTCAAAAACTGCCGGAACATTTAGAACAGTTAGGATGATTTATCAATTAAAACCAAATACTAGTTATGATATGAGTAGAATTGTGAATGTACTATCGGGAGCGACAGCGGCAGGAGCTGGTCAGATATTTATATCAAACATACCAGTTCCAGTAGTATTTTCAAAAACAGAAACAGACACAACTTTTATCACTGGCTCAGACGGAATAACATACGTTACCTTTTACGCAACTCACAGTACAACAGAAGATGGAGATGTAGAATTTAAGGATGTTATTATTAACGAAAGTATCACTGATTCTGATTATGTAAAAAACGAACAATCGCGTTTAAGCCTAGGCAACAACCCACTAGGTTCGTCGCCAAGAGGAACACTGGACAAATACGATATAGAAGCCGATGTATTTCTCGAAAACACAAATATCGGTCGTGATGGTTCAGTCGAACATCTTAGCGGAACTTTAACTAATTACATTAACGGACAAGGTTTTAACAACGATTTATCAGGTGCTAGATTGGCAGGAGTTGCAAATGGAGCTTTAACTGAAACTTTAGATAGTGGGTTTGGTTATGATAATTTAAACATTTATAGAGTTATTAGAACCACCAATACTTTGCTAACTGAACATGGTATATATATTAGCCCTAGTGGTTTTATTGTTATATACGTACCAACATCGTTATTGGCAACCGATGATTTAGCGGGCATTCAAGCTTATTTTGATGAAAATCAAATTGATATAGTTTACGAATTAGAAACACAATCAAGACGTAAGCTAGGTATAAACTCACAAGCATTATCGTTTGCTGATTATACACAAGTTAGTGTCGAAACTGGCAAAGTACCAAAAGAATTAGCAAAAGCACTATTGAGCACTGGATATGTATATATCAACTTCCTGAACTTAGCGGCAGGAGATACACGTTTAAAGCTTGAATGCGACGTTATTGAAAATGTATATTTTGAAGGTAAAAACATAACTGGCTTAGGAACTATTTTAGAATCTCCTGGTTGGGATGTTTATGGAAACCAAGGGTGGAGAATAGAAGAATCGGTTGTTGAAGAAAATAACATTGATATCAATAAAATTCGTGTCGATTACAAAACACTAGAAACCAACAACCAAGCAAGTGTAACGGGCGAGTTTAACAATTCATTGGCAGAAGCACAAGCAGACGAAGCTAAGAAACTTGCTGATGTTGGCAATAATGTAGATGAAGTAACCGCTAGATTTAATGACTCTGTTGGGAATTTGGGTGGTGCAGGCGTAGATGATTTTGCAATAACGCCAGCCGGTCTTTGTTCTTGGTCTAATCCAACTTCTAGTGATTTTGAGGATGTTACAATTTACCAAGCTAAATTTGATATTAGTACGATTGATAGAATATTACTTGAAAATGACGATGCAGTAACAAAATATGTAACATCAGGAACTTCTCAAGGTACATTGATAGACCCATTGACAGACTACACATATGTTATAACACCTAGGTATGCAGTTGGTGGTAAAAGCTATTATGGAAGACGCTCTATTCAAACATTAAGCACCCCAGACATTGCAACTTATTACGATGCGCCGGATAATCCTGGCGGCATGGTTGTAACCGGTACGGCGGTTATTAATCCTGAGGGTATTGTTATTAGACAGGACCCGACACCTAGCATATTCGGAACGACAAACACGCCAAGCGCTGAAGATTTAAGCGCATACAGCAGAATACAATGTGACTTTACAAAAGAAGGTTCAGGAACAACTTCCGGGTTTTCTGTAATATGTAGAGTGGTTTCCAGTATAGGTGGTACTGTTTTAGCTTCTCAAAGTATAACAGCCAATTTATCTCCTGGTGATTATGTTTTGAATGTAGACGTTACCGCAGTAAGCACTGGTTATATCGAATTTGTATATGAAGGTTCAGGGGATCAATTTTTCCCATTGAAATACTTCATGACTAAATTAGAAGCTCACGTAAGTTAGGAGGTTTAATGTGAAAATTTATTGTAAACCATATATGGGGCCGGGAGATTCAATAACCGGCTCTGTAGTAGATATTGAATCGAATACAACAAATTTGCCAACTGTTTCTATTGATGATATTTATGAAGATTATCCCGTAGAAATTGAGCGATTGATGGAAAAATCGGATGAAGATTTGCAAGTTGTTCTTGATGAAGATAATAACCCGGTAATGGTGCAAGCTATTGACGAAGAAACCGGTGAACCTATCTATGATACAATTTACGAACAAAGATTAAAAGATTGTGTTGTTGAATTTGATGTGACGGATAAATATTTTTTAAAGAGAACAGTAAAAGAGAAGTTGTGTTCTATATATTGGAATAAGACATTTTCAATCTTGTCTGGATACGAAACGTGCAATAGTGAATATAGCGTTAAAGCAAATGAAATTGAGGCTAAAATAAAAGCTATTGAGCTAGAAAGAAACCTAGAAAAAACAAAAGAGTCTTCAGATTTAATCAACGCTATGAATTTTGATATAATTGAAAAAATAATGCAAGACATAGACGAATTAAAGGCAGGTGTATAGTATGAGTGCAAGCAAAAAAACAGACTTACTTAACAGAAAAAACAATGCTTCTTTAAACGATTACGCTATATTGTTTTTATGCGATGCATATTGGAGGTCTTCTTCTGTGGACTTTAACGACGAAGATAAAGCAGAAGTTATAGCATATCTAGGAGCAGACCCAAATTATGACATAGTTGAACTAATACGCACCATGCTGACTAATTATTATAGCACAGACTCTTTAGGTGAGGTCGATGTTAGAACAACATTAAGAAATTATAAAATTTTTGGATATATAACTACAGCACAATACAATGAGTTTATTGGTCTGTTAAATTAAATCAAAACACTTCCTATTTGAAAGGAGGTGAACTAAATGAAAACAAATTATTTTAAGAGAGGGATTTTATTATGTATTATCTCTCTCTTTCTTGCAACTCTATCATCATTCTTACTTAAGATATATTCTATGGAAATTTTTATACCAATGTTATTGATATTAATAAGTGAATGGGGATTTTTCGTAGGGTTAATGTACATGTGGAACAGAGTAAGTATTGAAATGAGATGCAAGCAAACAATGGAGAATTTATTTGAAATAACTAGAAAATTAAAGAAATAGGGCGAATTAGTAAAGGGACGAACAAACAAATTAAATAAGAAGGAATGATTATAAAATGCGTATGATAAGATATTTGAACGCTGTCTTTGACACTTGACAAAATAAGTACATATGATTGTACTTTATATGAGACTAAAGGAGAGAACATATAATGATAGATATAAAATACAATGAATTAGAGGAGTGGAATTATTATGTCCCTAGAAAATACAAAAAGCCCTCAAAATAAATATGGAGGCGAAGATGTAATGGAAGCTGTAAAAGAGCTTAGTGGAAGAGTTTTTGATGTCGAAGAAATAGTAAAAGAACATATTAAGTCAGACTATGAAAACATGAAAATAATGACTAACACAATGACAAAAATGTCTGTGGCGGTTGAATTTATATCAAAGTCATTAGAGAAACAAGAGAAATCAAACGAAGCTACAAAAGAATTAATATTAGCAATTAGAGATGAAAGCAAGGACAGAGACCATGAATTGCAAATGAAGATTATGGACGCAGAGCATAGTGCTGAAAAGGCAGATATGCAACAAGACTTAAATATAAAATCTAAAAATAGTGGGTTGTTCGATAAATATAAATATTGGGTTATCACACTAATTGGCAGTACGGTATTTGGATATTTGTTCCATTTGGCAACAAGCGTACCAAAATAAAATTTGACAATTCAGAATATTTGTAGTAAAATATGAGTATGATGAGTAAGAGAGACTTGTCGTACTAAATTTTATTATAAGTAGAAAGGAGAGAGAGTTATGGGATTTAAGATGAAGTATGAGATTATAGAAGATTTCTTACCAATTGAAAAAGATTCAGGTAAAAGACGTAGACAGGGTAGAATCTCAACCTGTGAATGTGGAGCTGTGCATGATACTGGAGTCTCCGACCAAACAGACCAAGGAAATATTAATTGGGCTAAACGCACATTGAATGACTCTTACGCATGGGCAAACTTCTTTACAGATTATGACTCAATTAGAATATCAATACCATGTTTGATAGACGTTAATAAAATTGAGAGAGCATGTAGTGTTAACTCGTCAGCTACACTTGATAACGAACTGTTTGGTGGCAATTGTAACGATATAGCAGTTAGTGGAGAAATGTGTTATTACACAGACAAATCTAAGACATGGAGTTCGTATAGTAGATTCGTATTTATGTGGAGTTACCTTGGATATTTTCACAAATGGAAAGAAAGATTCGGCACAGTCAGTGGTAGATTAATCGGACACTTTCAATTACAGCCACACAATAGAACTGACCCTATGAATGCATTTAAAACCATTGGTGTAACGTGGGAACAGTTCTTGAATGATGTAGACCGAATATATGATGAATGTTTAATGGAGGATAATATGGTATTAAATAGTAAGCAAAAATATTACTGTAGATATAAAAAAGAATTGACAGGCAAAGGTGAAAAATTAGCATTCATTGAATTCTCTGCCACTCAAGCATTGATGGATAATCCTGATTGTATAACTCCATTACCTATGATTATATGGAATCCTAATACAGCTTATGGAAAACATCCTGAGATGACTTATGGAATATTAAGAGATGGTCTGCCTGATGCAGAAATTTATTTATTACCAAATACGAGTGAAGGTCTTAGATATGCTAAAGAACATGGAATCACAATCATAAACGCAAGTATTAATAACATATTAGCAAGTGATGATTTAGAGTTGGAAATAGCAAAAGACATTTTATTTGTAGTAGCGACTGGTAATGATGGAATGAAAGAACATCATGAAGAAACGGTTAGTTGTCAGAATGAATGGACTTTAGGGGCTGCTGGATGTTATTATTGGACTAATAAGCCAGAGTTATATAAACATAGCTCATACGGAAGTAATAGTGTATTTAATTGTGGAATGACGTACTTATCTTATGATAGAGAAAATCCATCATTAAAATACTCAGGCACGAGTTGTGCGACCCCGTGGAATTCCGTATTATATAATCAGATAAATCAGGCATTTAAATTAGAATATGGATTTAATGCTCCAGTTGAATTAATCAAATCATTTGCTATAGACCACAGTGAAGATTTTGGTGAGGATGACATAAGATGTGGACACGGAATACTCAGACTACCTAAAGAATTCGACTTCAGTAAGTATGTGAATAGAATTTCATTAGTGGATGAAAGTGTTGTTTCATTGGGAGTGCTATGTGAGAAATTAAGGATAGATATTAATCGTGTGCCGTTGTATGATGGTTCAGAGAAATTGATATTGAGTAAAGATAGTAAGAAGCTAGAGCTATTCGCCCACACGGGACTATATACAATGTTTAATGACAATAAATTGTATCATGGGACTATGTTTGGGATTAAGAATGGCGAGGTAGAAATAGATGTAAATTTTGCAAGTGAGTTGTTAGGATTTAAGTATTCGCTTGACAAAGATGATATTATAGTATATGGTTAATAAAAAGGAGAGATGATTTGTGATTAATTTATTAGTATTGATTTTAGTTAGTATTATTGTATCGCAAGACGTGGAAGTTCTTAAGGGATTGAAAGATTGGGCAATTAATAAACAATGGACTGAAGGTAAGATTGCAATTCCATTATCAATTTTAATTGGTATTATCGCAGGACTTACATTAGAGTTAGGTATTACAGATGCCATTTTAAAAGCAGTAGATGTTGAATATACGTTTCCAGTTGCATTCACTTATTTTGATTTAGGTAGCTCATGCTTATTCCTATCAAAAGGTGCAGGGTTTATTATTGACACATTGGAAAAGTTTAAAGAAGCAAGAGTCTCTGTAGCAGGAGATAAAGTTAAGAAGTAATACACTAAGAGGATATCTTAGATTGATTAATTTCAGTCTTTGATATCCTCTTTTTTTATTTTTTTGAGCTATATTTAATTTTATTCAGCCCACCTTCTACGGCAGTTTTATATGCCCTCTTGATAGGTATATTTCCTTCAAATGTATAAAACATGTTTGCTACATTGTCGAGCTCAAAGAAGTATTCCCATTCTTTTTCGGGAGTCCACTTAGTCTTATTTTTACTATCCTGTTTGCCATGTATTTTTAAATGCTTTGCTTTGATTTTGTTTAATAGTTTCGAACCGCTAGACATTTCTACCCAAGGAGAGAATATTGATATTCTATAAAACTCCTTATCATCATCTGATAAACTCTTCCATTTTTGTGACTTCTTATTAATAGATTGCTCTGTGTATTCTGCACCAAGATAAAGATCATCAACCTGACAGATGAAGTAGTAAGGTATATTTTCATGTTGACTCATCCATAGCTTTCTCTTTAAAACACTCTCTTTTTCCGCATAGTCACCGCTGTCTTTTGTATCTACAAGAATAAAATCAGAGCCTAGATGCGGTTCATTTAGATATAACTTAAAATCAATATCGTGATTAGTTGGTCTAGATTTGCCTTCTTTAAAGTCAATAAACTCTGGAATAATTTCATATCTGACTTGAATTTCAAAGTCTCTTATCCATCCGTTTTCCTTGGCATGCTTACAGAGGCAATAAAATCTTGCCTCTGGTATGCTATCAAATTTATGGTTGTCTATTGTGTATTTTGTACTAGTTCTAGCCATCTACTCAACTCCAGTCAATTCTTTAAAGTAAGGAAGTTCTAAAATCCAATCACAAATTTTATGCCATTCTGATAATCTATGGTTCTTTCTTTGATGCAGTATATTTAATAATTCTGCATAAGATGTATCAACAGTTCTTTTTTGAAGAAAACTTTCAGGTAAATTTGACTTAAATTCTCCAATAAATGTATCTGAAGTAATCTCTTTATTCTTCTTTTTCTCAATGAGATTATTTAGGTAATCTAACTGTGAATACTGGATTGGTCTTTCGAAATCATCCTCTTTTAAAAATCTTCTATGTGCCGTATGCATTGTGCTACAACTATTTTTTGTATTGAATTTGTAAGTGTCGAATTCAGACCAAATATATCTTGGAAGTGTTAAGTCAGCCCATACATGAATTTGTCTTAGGAATTTACAATGCTCACTCCCAGATTTGGTTAGTTTTTGTGCTAACTTCTTGTCTTCTTCTCCTAGAAAAAATCCTTCTTCATTATAATTGTTGTAAAAATATCTTTGCTGAAAAGGACTCAATTCTTCCTTGCTTGGATAAAAAATAAGTTCATCATAGTGTTCATATGCTTCTTTGCTATCACTTTTCTCCCAACTATCTAGTGGATTTCTCATACCTCTCATTGATGCATTAAATCCATAAACTTCTGTATATTCAATATTCATATTACGCCACCTCTCTATTCTTAGCATATCCAACAATATTCTCTGTTAATTTCTTACCTAATTTTCTGTAATCGAAATAAATATCAATATCATCCACTTTGTGTGATAAATTGTTTCCGATATCAAATACAGTTCTTGATTTCTTAAATCCATATAGGTCTACGATTAATGGAGTATCGAATGGAATGGCTGAGACTATAATATCCGCAACCTTAAGTGCTTCTGCAATATCATAGGGATGAGTTTTAGAACTGATTAGCGTAACTGATTCGATATCCAAGTCCTCTACATCTTCTTTTAATGCATCATGAATACGTGTGGCAATATGACCTGAACCACCGAAGATGACTATATTTGATTTCTCGTTGTAGACTAGTTCGTTATATTGTGATACTTTGTAGATTCCATTTAATGCTAGGTTTGACATGTTGTGATAGTACTCACAGTTGTTTAAATTATTGCTCAGTAGCTCTATTTCTTTGTCACAGAGGTCGTTAGGTGTCGGTATGACATACGGCATGTCAGTATTAATAACTCCCGTTACAGTGTACTCTGTGCGTTGTGAGACACATTCATTTATTAAAGCTTTTGTAAATAGTTGAGCATCTTTTGATGATTGTATTTTAGAGTCCGTGTATATTTGTAACATGATATTCCTCCTTATGCTCTTTGTGTTGTTTTAATTTTTCTTCAAGTGACCATTTAAGGTCTATAGAATTAGACTTTAGGGTATGTGATTTATCCACACACCCTAAGTATTCTATTATTTGTTTAAGTTCTGATTCTGATAGTTTAATCATTTTTCATATCTTTTTTAATTTGATTTTCTACAATTTCAGAAAAGCAAGTTCCGCCATTATAGAATAATGCGTGACAATAATATGTGTCGTCATCAATCTTATTAAATTCACAGAAATCATAACTATCTCTAATTTCTTCATGGTCTTCATATTTTCCCAAGAAACTATCTCCAATCACATAGTCGTCGTAATACATATCTCTAAAATATTCTTTGGTTCCATAAGTTAAATATTTATCTTCAGATACTCCATTGTTATTTAGGATATTACGCATCTCTTCTAATACTTTTTCTGAGCCTTTTGCAATAATTTTAATCTTGGCTTTTTCTCTTACGTAGTCGCTCATAAATACCTCCTTATTATTTTTCTTTCGATGAAATGATGGTTTTGCACATTTCTATTTCTAGACTTTCTTCGTCAACTTCCCGAAGCTACATGCTTAAAGCGTGGCTGTGTGCATCAACATTTACTACTCATACTATAAAGTAATTTGTAGATACTCTAATTTATTATATCTTTCAATCTTAAAATCTGTCTCATTAAAATTTAGTATATTGATTGCTCCTACAATATCTCTATGATTTACATATCCACATTTACACTCATAATTTCTACTACTTGGCTTGTGTCTTTCGCCACATCTCGGACATGTTTGACTTGTGTAAGCTTCATTTACTTTAACAAATTTAACCCCATGTTTTTCCAGTTTATTTTGTAGCAGTCTCATCAATTCACCATAATTCCATTGATTCAGTTTCTGTCCAACAAATCTTCCGATTCTCTTTTTAGTATTTCTAGTAGCACTATCTACATCACCATAATAAATAACCTTTACTTGGTTCACTATACACCAATTTGCGTATAGTCTCGAAACTTTATGAGTTGCATTTAGTATCTTCTTATCATACTTCCAGGTTAAATTTTGGATTGCTTTGTTGTATTTGTTCCATCTTTTGCTATTCTTTTTACATTTGGAACGCTTGCTTTTCAATCTACTTAAATGTCTATTTCTTTCATGTTTGATGCTTCTTAATTCTCTACCTGTAACAATGCATGCATTACCTAGCTTGTCAATAGATGTTATAGAATGGATTTCTCCCAAATCAATAGAAGCAGAATTGTTTGAATCTATTTGTGCAATTGATTCATCGAGTTTATACTTGACTGCTAAATAGAAATTATTTCCTTTATGGATTAATTCAACTTCTGCTATGTTTTGTGGAGGGTTTTTAATATAGCATTTATAAGGCTTTTGAACTGATTTTTTGCCATTTATATACTGTATGGGTTTTGATAATAAAATATAGTTATTTGCTCTTTTCACTGATTGCCCATCCCATCCGGTAGTATAATATTTCTTATCTTTATATGGAACTCGTACTTTGTTGCTATATTTGTGATTTGCAAAATATGATTTCCACATATCATCCCTGTTTTGACAATACTTTTTAATAACATGTTGTCTATTTTTACTCATCAAACCATTTTTTATCGGCTTCAACAATCGTTGCAAATCCCATCTAGAGAGTCTATGATTAGCTACGTCTAGATAAATATTATCCAATCTAATGCATTCATTCCAAATTTCTGCCGAAAGTGAATTTAAATTGACTATTTGAGAATAATGTGTTTTATTGCATTTTAGAGGATAAATTGTTGTGTAATATTGTTTTATAAAATCACCTCCTTTCATATGGTTTCATTGTGTTTCTATTTTACACCCGTTGAACCAATTCCGCCTCTATCTTCCTTTTCTAAGTTATCCACCTCTACAAAATTAATTGTTGGTTGTTTTTTAACAATTCTAAATTGACAAATTCTATCACCTTTATTAATTTTTCTAAATCCAAAGCCTAAAGCTGGGAATTTCCAGATGTCGTTATTTCCTGCATACGAATTATCAATGACACCCATATGGTTTGCTTGAATAACTCTCCACTTTTTGTAAGTAGATGAACGTGGAACTGCGTGAGCTTCATATCCGTCCGGCAATTCCATAGCAAACCCCAAATCAATTAATTTAAACTTGAACGGGTGGAATCTAATTGTTTCTTGTGAGCGTAAATCAATCCAATCACCTAATGCAATCTTTTCGATTTTACACTCATCATCTACATATCTAATTTTAACTTCTACTGTTTCTTGTTCTTTGCATTTGCACATATTTACCTCCGATTGTTTTTAATTTTAATATCAAAAGAGGGAAATTAATCCCTCAATGTGCTATTTCATCTCATCTCTTGTATATCTTTGTCTTTCACCTAGCTCTTGCTTTCTTTCGCTTTTGTACGAGTCTTGTTTTACTAAATAGCCAACAATTTTAATTCCTTTTGATACGCTCTTACCATTGCAGATAGGACATGTATTTCCAAAGAAACTATGGTCGTTTTCGCAAATATCAATTAAAGAAATATAAGAAAAGTATTTTACTCCAGCCTTAGCCAATCCTAGTGTGAATTGTTTTGCATCTTCAAATGTTTGGAAATTTTCGCCTAAATTGATGTGCAAGATTACTCCTCCACCACAGGCTTCATCAAGTTTACTCGCTTTGATTCTATTAAACACAGAAGTGGGTTCTTTTAGTGGAATCCATTGATTTCCATATAGATAGCAATCGCTACCTAGTTTTTCGTTAACTAGTGCGTTTCCAAAATACAGTCTATCCTTTTTGTTTAATTTTACACTGCCAGATTCCATTGGCGCCTGTTCTACGTTAGCAATAAAGCCATACTTTGATTCTGTTTCGTTATTTACAGACTCAATTAAATTAAACATACTCTCTACAAAATTAAATCCGTCCTCTGTGTATTTAGCACCATTTAATTTATCAATTCCACCAAATAAGTCCGTAGCTTCGAAGACCCCATTTATTCCCGTGGTCGCAAACATATCTGACATTTGCATTAGCTTGTGTGTGAATAACGGTAGTAATCCTTTATCAATTAGTTTCTGTAGAGCCTTTCTGTGACAGTAATGGAATTTATTTAATAATTCAACATGCTCTTTTACTAATGATAA